TTTTTTTTTTTTTAGTAGCTTCGCAGCTGCCACAGCAGCAGCTCAGCTCCCAGCTCCGACACACCCGGGTGCGTTGTTGCCCCCCGTTAGGGGGTAAGGGGCTAGGTGGTTGCCCCTGGGTTGGGTTAACCCAAGATCTGATACGCCCGGTTGAGTTGTAAGATCTTTTTGATCCGGGAGAGGATCTTACGATACACCCGGATGAGTTGTCTTTCATTATTATAATATAAAAAAACTTGAAAAACTTTTATAAAAATGCTTGACTTCTTTTTCTTTATTTGGTATAATTAAGATGTAATAAAGAAAGGAAAGGTGTTAAAAATGACTGAAACACAAGAACTAATTTTAAATAAGTTAGGGGAATTATGTAGAATTTACCCACAACAAAGACTAGGACAAATAATCTATAATTACATTTTAAGATATTGTCCAAATAACGATTGTTTCTTTATAGAAGATACTAAACTTTTAGAACTATTAGAAACAATTACAAAAGAAATTGAAAAAAAGTAAAAAAAATACTTGACTTTAATTTCTACTTATGGTATAATTAAAATGTAATAAAGAAAGAGATAAACTTATAAAGAGTTTTAAATCTCATTAAAATTAAAAGACTATTGCAATAGTAAGTTTACTCTTTCAAAAAATTACAAAAAAGTTAAAAAAAGTATTGACTTAATTTAAAAAGTATGTTATAATTAATATGTAATAAAGAAAGGAAAGTGATAATTATGGCAATGACACCAGCAAAAAGACATCAAATAAGAGCAAAACAAGAGGCAATGCAAAAAGCAAGAAAAGAGGAAAGACTTGGACTTGCTAAAAAAACAGCAAAGAAAAAGGGAAGAAAATAATTTCTTCCCCCCTCAAAAAAAATTAAAAAAAGTTAAAAAAGGTATTGACATTTGACCTAATAAATGTTATAATTAATATGTAAATGAGAGATAGCCACTCTCAAAAAGAAAGGAAAGTGATAAAAATGGCAAAAACTAAAGAAACTTTTAATGTAAGAGGTGTAGAACTAACTGCACACGAAAAAAATATTTATGAAAAGGTTGTAGAACTTGGAAAAGTTGACTATAATCAAATTGCTACAAGTTGTAATGTAAGTCCTAAAAGTGCAATAGCAACACTTGCTAGACTTGAAAAAACACATGGACTTCTAAAGAAAAATGAACCTGTAAAGGTTACAACTTATGAAATCGCCGAAGATATAGAGGACTAAAAACCTCTGTATTTTTTTATGTCCTGATACAAACAAATGTTCGCTTTTAGTCCCCCCAAAAAAAATTAAAAAAATTACAAAAAACTATTGACTTTTACTTGCATTTTTGCTATAATTATGTTAGAGGTGGAGGAGAACCCCTTATAAAAAAGATCCTCCATTAGATCATCTGATGATACGCCCGGATCAGTTGTACGGGTTGGGATGCTCCCAAAAAAAATTAAAAAAAAATATAAAAAAGTGTTGACTTTTGATTTGGTCTATGATATACTTAATATGTAATCAAGGAAAGACACCAAAGAAAAAAATAAAAAAAAATATTAAAAAAGTGTTGACACTGATTAGAAAGTATGTTATAATAAATATGTAATTAAGAAAGGAATTGAAAAAAATGACAAATAAAATTGATAAAAGAAAAAAATATGTTTTAGTTTTAGATACTGAAACAACAAATAATATTTTTACACAAAAGGAAAATGACGGACTAGTTTATGATTTAGGGTTTGGAGTTTATGACAAACAAGGAAATGAATACGAAAGTTATTCTCTAGTTATAACTGATATATTTGATAATGAAAAGCAACTAATGGAAACTGCTTACTATCACGAAAAACTACCACAATACTACGAAGAATTAGAAAGTGGCATAAGACAAAGAAAAAGTATTTTTCAAGCAAAAAAACTTGTTAGAGAAGTTATGAAAAAATACAACATTAAAGAAGTTTATGCTTACAATATGTCTTTTGATTATAATACACTTAACAATACATTAAGATATGTTAGTAAATCAAAGATAAGATATTTCTTCCCATTTGGTACACAAGTTTGTTGCATTTGGCACATGGCTTGTCAAGTATTGGCAACACAAAAAACATTTTTAAAAGAAAATGTTGTTAATGCTAAAGGCAATTACATTACTAACGCCGAAAGACTTTATCATTACATTACAAAAGATTATGACTTTAAAGAAAAGCATACCGGCTTAGAAGATGTTAGAATTGAAAGCAAAATCTTAACTCATTGCTTTAAACAACATAAAAAAATGTCAAAAAAAATCTTTCATAATTGTTGGAATATTCCAAACATTGCAAAACAAGAACTTTTACAAGTTGCGTAAAAGTTTCTTTTTTTTGTAAAAAAGTATTGACTTTATACCAAAACAATGCTATAATTATAATGGGGGTGGATGATGATGATATATATAACAACGCTGCCTGGCGTGTCATAAACGCCCCCCTTTTGGGTTAACCCAAATGATACACCTGGATGAGTTGTAGACAGAAGTCTAGAATAAAAAAATTGAAAAAAGTTTCAAAAAACTATTGACAATGACTTAATACTATGCTATAATATATATGTAAGATAAAGAAAGACATATCTTGCAAATGATTATTTAAGAAAGGAAAGTGATACAAATGAATAATCAAAAAACTAAAAAAAGAGTATTAAAGAAAGGTGTTGAAAAAGTATTCAGTACAATTGTTGCTATTTGGTTTTTTTGGATAATGACTACAATTGACACAATAGACAACCCATTTAATGAAATTAAAAGTTATTTAATCATTACGGGAATATTAACAATACTTGCTTTATTTAGTTTCTTTATGCTAATGAAATACTCTAACTTATTTGAAGATGCCGACTAGTGCATCTTTTTTTATTGTTGCATCAGGTACAAAAAAAATTAAAAAAAATTACAAAAAACTATTGACTTTTGTTTTGGACTATGATATAATTATAATGGGAGAGAATAATAATAATATAAAAAAGATCTAAGAGTGGATCTGATGACACGCGTGGGTGAGTTGTAAGAAAGTTGAAAAAAAACTTAAAAAAGTTTTAAAAAAGTGTTGACTTTAATCTAATAAAGTGGTATACTTAATATGTAATCAAGAAAGGAATGAAAAAAATGAATTATAGAAACTTTAAAATTGAAATGGAAGAAAAGGACTTAAAGAAAACAAACTTAATCTATAAATGGTTAATCACTATGAAAGATGGAAAGGTTGCTACTTATGTTGGAATATCTACAAGACCACTTGACGAAAGAACAAAAGAACACATAAGAGATAAAAGAACATATTTTGATAAGTTCTTAACTGAAAATGAAAACAATATCAAAAGTGTTAAAATTGAAGTTGTAAAAGAGTTAAAAAGAAACTTTAAAGATATGAAAACACAACTTGAAAAAAGAGAAACTAAACTTATAATAAAAGATAAGTTAGAAAATGCTTTTAATCTTAATAGTAAAATTGATAAAAGATTTGCATAAAAAGTATTGACTTTTAAAAAGATATTTGATATAATAATATTGTCAATAGGAAAGGAACTTAATAAAAAAAATTAAAAAAAGTTAAAAAAACTATTGACAATATCAATTATATTTGATATAATAAATATGTAAATAAGAAAAGAACTTATTTACAAGTAGCAAAGAAAGGAAAGTGATATTATGGCTACAAAAAAAGAAACTTTTATGGTAAAGGGTGTTGAAATGACACAACATGAAAAAATGGTTTTTGATAAGGTTGTTGAACTTGCAAGACCAGTAAGTTATAAGGAAATTGCAAGAGAGTGCAACATTAGTGAAAAAAGTGCTTGTGCTACACTTGCAAGATTAAATGCTACAAAGGGAGTTTTGAAGAAAAACGAACCTATCAAAATTACAACTTATGAAATCAACGAAGATACCGATTAAGGTATCTTTTTTTAGTGTAAAAAAAAATTAAAAAAATTGCAAAAAACTGTTGACTTTATACTTGGAAAGTGGTATACTTATAATGGGAGAGAATAATAATATATAAAAAAAACGATCTAATTTTGGATCACAAAAAAATGAAAAAACTTTAAAAAAAGTATTGACTTTATACCATTTATTTGGTATAATGTATATGTAAGATAAAGAAGGGAATGATTAAAAATGAAAAAGAAAAGAGTGTTAAAAAGTTGGGTTAAGGAAACATTGCTATTCATTGCTTGTGGTGTTGCAATGTTTGGTTGTTTCAAGTTATTACAATTACAAGACCAACACGAATACAACAAAGCAATTGAAAGATGTGGAAGTGTTGAAAACCTAAACACACGCTACACACAACAAGGCGACAAATACTACACTTGCAAGGTTGAAAAATAACCTTGTAAGTGCTAGAAAAAAAACTTAAAAAAGTTTTAAAAAAGTGTTGACATTATACCAATAGTATGGTATACTTAATATGTAATCAAGGAAAGGAAAGTGATAAAATGATTACTAGAAACCATAAAAACATTATGAAGTATGCAAACATAATGACTAACATTAAAGATATTGCAAAAGCAACTAAACAAACTGAAAGTCAAGTTGAAAGTGCAATAATCACACTTGCAAGAAAAGACTTAATGACAAAGTCAAAAGCAAAAGAACTTTTGAAAGACAAGAAGTCAATTAAGTTTATAGACATACCACTTGGAAGTGGACTTGCAAAACCACTTCCCGTATCAACTGAAAAAGTAAAGACTATTTATTGCAAATAGTCTTTACAAAAAAATTGAAAGGAATTGATTGAAATGAGAAACGCCGACAACCTACCTATTAAGTGGGTGTTAGATATGGACGACACACTAGCACACTTCCACGAACAAAAAAACGCACTTGAAAGATTTGCTACTGAAAAAAACTTCTTTAATATTTTGAAACCTAGTAAAATGACAAAGTTTATCAAACTACTTGTTAAGCACAACAAACTTGAAGCAAAAGACATTTTCATTGTTAGTGCTTCACCTAGTGAACAAGCCGACAAAGACAAACTACAATGGATTGAAAGACACTTGCCTGAAATACCAAAAGAAAACATTATGTTTACAAGACTTGGGGAAAATAAAGCCGAATTATTTATCAATAAATACCACTTATCAAAAGAGGACTTTAAACATTGTATGTTAATTGATGACTACACAAAAAACCTTATTGAGTGGAAAAACTTTGGTGGAATTGCTAAAAAGTACATCAATGAATACAATAACACTACAAAGAACTATCTTAAACACAACATAAGTGCAATAGTATTATAAATGATAAATCAAAAGACTAATAACAAAGTCTTTTTTATTATAATAACTATAAGATAAACAACACAAACACATAAACACAAAGTCAAACACAAACAACACAAAGTCAAAGACAAAGTCAAGTCAAACACTTCAAACACCATCAGTGCCACCTAGTGTACCACGACACAAACGAAACGGAATAAAAAGACCAATTATATTATAAAGATAAAACACGCCTAAAAACGCCCTTAAAATGCGTCTAGTGGTGTATTGAAAAAATAGGGTTGAATCGATAGAAAATAAAAAAAGACTTTTAGAAATTAAAAAGTCTTTTGCTACAAACTTTTGTTTGCTATCTTTTGCGAACTGTCAAACACCGAACAACTGTTCGAGTCTTAGCATTCCAACCCCGAGAGTGCCAACATAAACACGAACGAACAAGCGTTCGCCCAACCCCCCGGTAGGTTTAGTAAAATCTGCCCGACACGCCCGGATAAGTTGCTATACGTCCTATACGAAATCACTTAGCCAATTTTTCATTGTTCTTGTTAACTATTGCATCTATACAAAATCACATATTCAATTTTCTGTACCTATACGAAATTACTCACTCAATTTCTCATGCCCGAAATCACTTATCCAATTTCTACTCCACGGGCTCCCCTTTTAGTATTTTCAGAATACTTTCCTCTCTGTGTATAGCTATGTTACATTTTTCGTAAACGCCTTGGCTATCATTTTCACAAAAAGTAATTCCTCTTTCAAGCTCATGAACTGCTTTCCCTATTATATCTTTCAATTCTTGGTTTTGTTTAGTCAAAGTTCTTACTTGTCTTTCCAAGTCTTCTATTTTCTCATTTATTTGATAACCGCTAGCCACGTCTCCATCAGGACTTGTGATTAAACATCCAGATTCATAATCATAAAACATTTAATTCACCAATCCGTAATCTTTTAATATTTTTACTAATTCCTGCCCAATCGCACGTTGCATTGGATCAGGACTACTTTTTAATTCATTTGCTTTATGCACCATTTCATCAATTTTATCTTTTTGCATAAAATATCTACCATAGTCGCCAGTCATATCGTTAAGCGGCGCAATTGGAATTCGTTTTTCTTTTGAAACAAGAAAAAGTGCTCCATCATCAGCTTCTAAAGTTAGCTTTTCGTTTGGTTCAATTCCAAAATCCTCAACTCTGCCGCCAATAGTCTCTATCTTAACATTAACATTAACTTTGTAACTGGCAGTGGCAAAATCCATTGCCTGCCACTGAGGTCCAAAGTTTACATAGGTAGCCGTTGTATTAAAATCATTATTCATTTAAGTCCTCCTCAAAAAATTTTTTTAGCCTTTCCTGGCACATACGCTCGATTGGGTCGTTTGTTTCTTTCGTAATAAAATTGAAAAGTTTTCGGCAAAAGTCATTACCATAAAGCCCAAGCATTTGCGTTGGTGTTGCAATTACACGTTTGTGCCAACCTCCAGGATATTTTTCTATATATTCAATTCCGTTGGGCGTAATACTAAGCTCTCCAGAATCTTGTATCACATAGTCATTAAGGTTATTAGTCACATAAAGCAAGTGTTCATCTTTTAGGTCGCATGCGGCAACAGATTTTCTTGGTACAACCTTAATCACAGGACTTGAGCTAAATATCGTAAGGACGTCACTGTTTTGGACATTGTCAATTGCGCCCATATAATCACGTACGACGAAACCATTATAGGTGCACATTATAAGGCCCCCTATCTTATAAACATTATTTAGACATCTTGCCAAGCGGCATTCGTCTTTATTATAGCAAAAAACAGGAATAGCACGCCATGGATTTTCATTAGTGACAAACAAAAAGTTATCGGCATCCAAAATACTAAACGCAGAATGGTAGTAGGGAAAGCCTTTGCGGTAGAACTCTTCTATGTCTTCGGGTGTTGCCACGTCTGCCCATTCTTGTAACTCTATTAGGGCGTTGCGGATTTGATAATCATAGTTCAAACTAATCACCTTGCTTTCCGGCTGCCATTGTGCGGATTTTATCTAGTCCCCACATGTGCTTCATAAACTCGATAATGCACCAATTAACCTCGGTAATTTGGGCATCGGGCTTGTCTTTTTTATAATTAGCCCATATGTTGCACAAGCCCAAACTATATACAAGCAAATCATAGAGCGTGTCTGTGTCATTTGAATAAACATACGTGTTTTGGTCAAATGCCTTACATTTTTCGGCAAGGTCAAACACTTCGTTGACCGTAAGCTCGGGTTTGTCTGTATCTATTTTACCGATTAGGTCTTGCATAAGGGCATCTAATTCTATTTTAAGAGTTTCTCTTACTTTCATAACATAAACCTCCTTAGCTTTTTAAGAAAAAAACCTGCAAATTTTATTCTTCTGCAGGCTTTTCTACTTTGGCATTTTTAGAGTCGAATTCGGCTTTAAAAACGGGATCTAATAAGCAAAGTAAATTTGCATAAGAATTAGCATAGCCGCTTTCAAATCCATTTTGGAAATTATCATAAGGACTAGCTTCCACATCTTCTTTTGTAAATAAGTCATTATCACTAATGTTTTCACGAAGATAATTTGCTAAGTCTTTTAAGTTTTCTATTTTTTCCATTTCTCCACTCCCTGTTAGTTAAGACTAACACCAATTATTGCATATCTATATCCTAAACAGGAAAAACCTGTATAGTTCAATTAAGTGCTCATTGCGTGGCTAAGCACAATGAGCGTAAGAAAGGGGTGAATACCGTTGCATTAAACAACGATAAATGGTTTACCATCATTGCGACTTTTTGTGTAATTGTTAATCGCACGGACGGGACAAGCCGTCAAGTTAATATTTTTAAATTAACATTTTTTCTTTTTTCATTTTCTAAATATATTATAAACGAAAATGATATATAAATTCAAGTCTTTTTAAAGAATTTTTGTAAAAAAGTTTTTTAATTTTTTCTCTTTTTCTTTTTTACAATTATATTATAAAATATATTTCTATAATAAATCAAGTCTTTTTGTAAAATTTATCTAGATCTTTTATTATATGAAAAATATTGATAAGAAATTAAGCTTTTTTCTATTTCTAATAATTGCTTGCCCATTTCATCTAGTGTTTTATCATCAGATGTGGCAATTTCCATTATAATTTTATGTAGCCACTTTAGTATTTTCTTTTTTACAATCATAAGAATTACTCCTTTCTTTTCTTTTTACATTTATATTATATCATTCATTAGACAGTTTTGTAAATAATTTTTATTCATTTAATGTAAGAAAAAGAAAAAGAAGCAAAAAGAAAAAGAATATATTTTTATTATATTATATATATAGAGAATAATACTCGCTTCGCAAGCTACGCTCGTATTATTCATTGTATATAATTATAATATTGCATTTTTATTTTGTAAAGTTTTTTGATTTTGAAATAAACTAGAAACGAAATTACACAAAACTCTTTACAGAAATCTTTTAGAGTGTTAATATATAAGTAAGAGGGAGGGATTGGCATGAAAGTTGATGATCCTAATACTATAAAAGTTAAAGGCAGTAAGAAAAAAATTGTATATTCATTAGATTGGACAGCGCAAGCTTATGAAGACAGACTTGCTTGTGTAAAGAATTTAGAGAGTGAGGGACGATTGAATGATCTAAGTCCGGCACAATTGAATGAAGTTTCTAATTATTTACTTTATTCTGCAGATGTAGATTGCGATGTTGAATTAAAGCAACCTTCGAAAAAAAGCGTTTCTTATGAAGAAATGGTTGAAAATGGAGTTGCTGACATGGCATTTCATAATGCAAAATATAAAAATATATACAAAACTTACAAACCTTTCATAGATAAAGAAAAAGATAAGGATATCCCAGGAATGCAAGATTTATGGGAAGAAATGGAAAAAATTAAGGTTGTATATGATTATTTAGATGATTGTTTAAAGGGGAGAAGAGAAAGAGATTTTACGAATCCATTAGAAATTAATTATGTAAATCATCATTATTACAAGAATTGGTATATAGATTTATGTTTACAACAATATACTTTAAAAGATGCATATCGTCCAGTTATGCAATCACAACAACAAGGTTTTCTTAATATTAGACCTGACGATGACATGTATTTTGGACTAAGAGTCGGAGAATTCATCATATGCGAATCTGATGAAGACAAAATGATAGATCTATCAAATCCTCTTCATGTTTATTTACTAATGAAAAATTATAAAACCATAAGATACGAGCATGCGAACAGGGCTATTGACGATTGGAATGAAATATACGATTTATTAGATAGAGCCATCGCAAGAGTACAATTTAGTGATTGTATATGGGATATATTGGAAATGAAGATTAACGGAGAAAGAAATGATATCATAGGAGCATATGTAAGAGATACATATAATGTAAATTATAATGACAATTACATTAGCACTTTATTTACAAAATCAATCAGTAAGAAAATAGCCAAAGCTGCTGTGATTAATGCAAGAAGAGATTTTCATAAGACTGGAAAAAGAAAATGTATAAGATGTAAGGAAGAAAGATGGGATGATGAATTTTTCTCATTTGCAAAAAGTTGTGGATATTGTTTACATAAATTAAACGGAACTGGTAGAAAAATTCACTTAAAGGGGTGATATAAATGGATTATGGGACAAGACGATGCGGTAAATGTTCTCAAATAAAATTAATCCAAGATTTGGTTCCTTGTGGTGAAAATTGTTTATTTGGAACTGATGGAGTAAGCACAATTTGTTATGATTGTGCTTTAGAGAGTATAGACACAAAAGACTTAACCATGGTTGATAAGTTATGTCAGTTTTTAGATATTGCATTTATGGCTGAAGAATGGATAAAAATAACAAAAACATCTAATAATGAAAAATATATATTGGAAACATATATAAAAACTGTTAAGAGCAGCGAATATAGCAAATCATCTTGGAAACAATATGACTTATTATGGGAAAAGGCGAGAGAAACTGATGCAGTATTGAGCAAATTACCTACTTTATCTGCTGATTTATTTATTTATTTAAGAAAGAAGTGGGGCTCATACGATGATTTTGGTGTAGAAGATTATTTAAAGATGGAAAGCTATGAAAAGAATACCTTGAATTATTATAATTTTAGGGATGAGGCAAGAAGAGATATGATTCGTAAGCTTGCCTTAGTGTCTGTTTTAATAGATAAAAAATTGGCTTCTGGTGATACTCGTGAAGTATCAACGTTAATAAGTTCATATCAATCTTTAATGAAAGAATCAGGTATTCAAAATGCAGTACAAAATGATACTGAGACAATCGAATCTTTAAGTGAGTTAATTGCTTTTTTAGAAGAACATGGATGGCTAATGGATTATAAAGTTACAGAAAGTAGAGATGTTGTAGATGCGACAATAAGAAATTTCCAACAATATGTTGCTGCAATAGTTGCTGGTTCTGGAGAAGAAGTTACTCAGATGTATAATACTAAATTAATGGAACAAAACTCAGGAACAAACGTCAATGAAGAAGATATAGAGAGTATGTTTGAGACACAAGAGGCTCAAGAAGAAAGATTTGAAGATGAAACTCTAAACGAAGAAGAATTAATAGATATGTTTAAGGAGATAAGTAAAGAATATGACAAATAGTTTAGACGAATTCATAGATGCTTATCATCATATGTACTCTGAGCGTAATGACATAAAAAGAATTGTTGTTACGCCGGATTACGTAATGAATAATTGGGATAATATAACTTATGCAATGCGAATATTGTATCTTTATCCAGATTATTTTATAGATATTGTAAAAAGGAAAAACACATATTTACAACAAGTCTTCTTTTATCAAAGAGTTTTTTTAAGAGTTATGGCAAGATATCAAAAAGTTAGCGGAATTTTCGTTCGTGCCTATTCAAAATCATTTTTAAATTTCATATCAATAAATATGAAAGCAATGTGGCAGCCAATGAGTAAATTGTTCTTGTGTGCAGACACTAAAAAGCAAGCCGCTATGATTACAAAGGAAAAAATGAGTGAAGTTTATTATTTAATTCCGTTTTTTGTTAATGAGTTGGATATAGCCGATTTTGATAAACAAAAGCAACATTATTCAACAGGTGGAGAAGATCAGGCTAAATTGAAATTTAGAAATGGTTCTGCAATAGACATCGTTTCTACAACAGATAGTGCCCGTGGAGGACGTAGACACGGAGGTACAATTGAAGAGTTTTCATTAGCAAATCAAGATGAGATCGAAAATGTTGTTATTCCATTATTGAATGTTAACAGAAAAACAATGTGTGGTAAGAATAATCCAACAGAACCACACGCTTCTCAGATAATGATTGGGTCTGCTGGATATAAAAATACGTACGCTTATAATTTAACTGTTGAAATGTTAGTTGATATGGTATTTGAACCAGATAAGGTATTTGTTTTTGGTGGAGATTATCGAATTCCTGTTATGCACGGATTATTGGATAAACGAAAAATTTTAGATAAGATTAAGTCTACCGGTACTTATAAATTGGAAACATTTTTAAGAGAGTATATGTCAAGATGGGCTGGTGGTAGTGAAGAGAGTTATTATTCTTACGATTTAATAGATAAACGTAGAAAAATATTAAGACCTGAATTTGAGCCAGAACATAAAAGTGATATTTTTTATACACTTGGTGTCGATGTCGGTCGTTTTAGCGATGAAACTGTTTTAGAGATATTTAAAACATATACATCTGGAGAAAGATTTGTTACCCATTTGGTTAATATAATAATAATGCCCGGAATAGGTAGACACTTTCAAGACCAGTCTATTAAAATTAAACAGCTTGATTCTATATTTAATTTTAGAGGAATAGTTGTCGATATAAATGGACCAGGAGCAGGTATTGCAGATTTCTTAATAATCGAGCAAGAAAAGGATGGTAATTATTATCCTGCATATGGTTTTAGTAATAAACCAAAATATAAAAAGACTGAGATGCCAGGATGTATAAGAAAATTATATGGTGTTGAAGCAAGTCCAGGTGCTAACTCAGATTATTATAAGAACGCACATTTGATGCTTAGTTTAGACAGAGTTCGTCTCCTTATTAATGAACGACAAGCAAGAACTTATTTTGCTCAGTTTGATTATTGGAGAAAAATGAAAGTAGACAAAAAAGCCACTCAGTTAATTCCTTATATATCTACAACTAAATTGCAGGATCAGTTGGCGAATCTGAAGGCTAATATTGAAACTGCGACAAGTAATATAAATGTTCAAAAGATTAAGACAACAATCGGAAAAGACTTAGTTTCCTCATTTATTTATGGTTTGTGGTTTATAAGTCTAGAAGAAGAAAAAGAATTAAAAAAACGTGCTGGAAAGGGTACGTTAGGACAGTATTCTTTTTATAATTAGGAGGTGTAGAAAATGGAGAAAGAGAAAAAAACCAATACTTTTGAAGACAAAGATAAATTAATAGCTCGTTTCCAAAAATTGGCTAAAGCAATAAATAAATATGATCCTAGTTATGATAAAGTTTTAGACCTAGACCGTGTTAGGGGATACAATCCAAAGAGTATAACTTATGAGAAGTTAATGGAATTATCTCCAGAAGATCCACTATGGATTACTTTATCAAGGGTTTATTATAATGAACCACAATATCAAAGAATTATACTTTATTATGCAACACTATTTTTAAATTATTATTATGTGTCTCCTGTTGATTTATCAAGTACAGGAAGAACTGTGAATAAGAAAAAATTAGAAAAAGAGTATAATGATGTTTTAGCATTTTTAGACGATGAGATAAAAGTAGAAGACTTTACTGTACGTACTTTAATCGATATTCTTGTAGACGGTAGGGTTTTCTATTATTATGACTTTATTAACATGGACGGAAAACCATATTTTCAATTATGTAAATTGCCATCAGATTATTGTGAAATAATTGGAAACGCAAAAAACGGACAGATGCCAATTTTTGAATTAGATATGAGTTTTATCGACCAAGTTATGGCATCTTTAGTGTCAGTTGATCCTAATATAACAAAGGAGGATGTATTAAAACAATATCCAAAAGGATTGCGAACTGCCTATTACCGTTGGAAAAATAATGGAGAAAGAAAAATATTAGTAACTCCAGTACACGGTATTGGTTTTACAAGTTACAATGGAATGCCTCCTTTTGCCGGCATATTAAGACAAATCGTTAGAATGAGAAAATTCGAAGATGTACGAGATAATTATATTGAGGACAGTCTTCAAAAAATCTTGTTCCAACATGTTGAAATCGATAGTAATGGAGATCCTGAAATCGATTTGGCACTTGCTGCTGAATTTCACGATAACTTAAAGAAGATCACAAAGAAGATGGAAAGAGTAAATGCTTTAACATCTTTAGCTGATGTAAGTGTATTAGACTTATCTGATACTGCAAGAGAAAACGATCTAGACTTTATTGACAAATTTGAAGAAAAGATGTATAATGAAGCTGGTGTTCCTCAAGCTATTTTCAATGGGGACACTGCTGGAGTGTTAGAATTCTCAGCAAGAAAAGATGAATCATTTATTTGGAACATTATGGAAAAAATAAGTACATGGTTATCTTTTATTTGTAATGCCGAGATAGGTGCAAGAGGAAAAAGAACTTACAATTTTGTAGTTTCATATTTACCGATTTCCTATCGTAATAGGGAGAAAATGATGGACACTTATTTGAAGAATGCGCAGTATGGATACAGCAAAATCATTCCTCAAATAGCTGTTGGTGTTAAGCAAAGACACTTTGAGTCTCTTTTATATTTGGAAAATGATTTATTGAAGCTCGACAAAAGACTCGTTCCCCTAATGAGTTCTCATACAATGAGTGGAAAGGGTGGGACCGCTGCTCAACAAACTGCAGATGCAGCTAGTAATGTTGAGGGAGGAAGACCACAATCATCAACAGATGAAAAGACAGACGGAACTCTTAAGAAAGAGGATAGTCAATAAAGGAGGCAAGTGATATGGACTTAACAAAATATGCTGCCCTAAACATCAAGATGACTAAGTTTTCTAAAGTTAATAGTCAATTTTCATTGGGAAGAGCAAGAGTATTCTATGAAGGACCAAATGTCAATCGTACTATTATTGATGCAGACGTAGCTGAAAAGTTGATACAAACCATTCCTGGTACTCCTATTGTTGGAAGATATAATTCTGAGGAAGGAGATTTTGAAGGACACGGCGAGGGTCAAATAGCTTACGGCTTTGTCCCATTAGATCCTCATCCTATGAGGGTAGAGGTTACAGAAGAAGTTTATGGTTTACCTATAAAAAGGAAATACTATGAAGTAGATGCTGTAATATGGGACGGAAGATTTCCTGAAGCCCAAAAAATTTTGGAAGAGGAGAAATCTCTATCAATGGAACTTAATCCTGAAACTATGGACGGTGAATTTGAGATTTATGATGACAAGCATTATTTAAGAATTACTAATGCCGAATTCTTCGGAATTACTGTTCTTGGTGATGCGCACACTCCTTGCTTCAAGGATGCCAAGTTCTTTCAAGCATATGCGAGTATGCTTAGCGCTTATGAAGCGTTAGAACAAGAATCGAATATAGGAGGTACAAATATGCCAAACACAGAAGAAAAAGTAGATGTTGTTGAAGTTAATGAAACAGATTCTACTATAGTTAATGAAGAGGCTACTGTTGAAACTGAGACTCCTGAAGTTGAAGAAACTGAAGCTGTTGAAGTAACAGAAGACGAAGCGGCTGAAGCTACTCCTACTGAAGACGGTGTTGAAGAAGGAACAGAAGAAGAAACTGAAGCTGAAGAAGAAGCTACAGAAGAAGAAGAAGCTACAGAAAATTTTGAAGCTGAAGCTGAAACTGAAACTGAAGAAGAACCAGAAGCTGAAGAAAGCTCTGCTGAGTCTGAAGAAGAACCAGAAGTAGAAGAAGAAACAGAAGCTGAATCTGAAGTTAATGAAGAAACAGAGGCTTTAAAAGCTAAAGTCGAAGAATTAACAGAAAAATTAGAAGTATATGAAAATGCAGCTAAAGAAGAATTAATTAATAAATTCTCTGCTAAAATAAACGATAGTGATTTTATGTCAGACATAAAAGAAAATATTGGTAATTATAGCGTAGAAGATTTAAAATCAGCTTTAGGTGCAAAACTTGCTGAACAAGTATTAGTTGAAGAAGAAAGCGATGAAAATAAAGTAAATGGTATGGTATATTCATTTAATGGCATTGCTAAAAAAGAAACTAAAAAAGGATGGCAAGAATTAGTTAGAGCTACAAAAGCTGCTAATAAGAAAAATTAAATGGAGGTAATTAAACATGGCTCAATATAAGATTTCTGCCCATGGTGTTGTTGAACACAATTTCTTAGCTTCTGAAGCTACAAGACAAATTGAAGCTCAAACACCTGTAAAAGATGGAATTGAAACATTAGAGAATGGTATGATCCTTTTCATTGATCGTAAGAACAACGAAATCGTTAAAGAAGAAGTTTCTTGTCCTTATTTAATGCATTCAACTGTAAGATATTACAGAGCAGGAGAAAGAGGAATTAATCATTTCGTATTCAACGTAAACAATGAAGAAGAATTACCAAGATTATGGAAATTATCTGAAGGAGACAGTTTCCACACTAATTTAATTTCTGGAGACTATGCTAGTAACGAAGAATTCGATACAGCTTTCGCAAAAGGAAGTTTATATGGATATCCAGATGGTAACGGAATGATAAAAGTTACTGAAACAAAAGATGACAACGCTAAATGTGAATTTATCGTTAGTAAAAGTACAATGCAAAACGACGAAGTAGGTTTCTACGTAGTTGTAAATAAAGCGTAAGGGGGTAAAAAGATATGGAAAACGTTAAAGATATCGTTGACTTAGCTGTTGCTACAGTTACAAAAGAAAATATCCCTTCTGAATTTACAGCTGCTGATCTTGAAAATTCACTTCGTGAACAATTAAGTGCTTTCCAAGATTATAAATATCTTAGAAAACATGCAGCTGATTTATATGAAATAATCGAAGAAGTAGCTAATGTTGTTATACCAAGAAAGGTATTAGAACAATTCGGTGGTTTCGCTGAAATCAGAAGAAAAGGATATGGAGAAAAAATTAGCTTCACTGTAAGAACTGGTAAATACAGAGGTAAAAAATTCGTTACTAAAGCCGGAGATCAAGGTATTTATAAAACATTTACTTTAGATAACAAAGAATTAGTAATGCAACCAAGAGTATATGCTGGTGCTACAAGATTAGAAATTGAAGACTTCTTATTAGGAAGAATTTCAATGTCTGAACTATTAGACGTATTAACAGAAGCTTTAGGAGAAAAATTATATATTGAAATTCAAAAAGCTTTAATCGCTTCATTCAATGCTCCAGATAGACCTGCTGCTAATAAATACACAGGTGCTGGATTAATTATGGATGAATTCGATAAGTTAATCAACACTGTAAGAGCTTATGGAGACAGCGTTAATATTTATTGTACATTTGCTTTCGCAAGTAAATTATACAATAACCCAGGATGGGCTACTGTTACAAATCCTAACCTAAGTGGAAGAGACGTTGAAGACATAAGAAACCAAGGATACGTTGGAACTTATAAAGGATGCAACGTTATAATCCTTAACCAATCATTCACTGATGATACTAACACAGAAACAATCGTAAATGATGCTTATGCATACATTATGCCAGCTGGAGCTGAAAAACCAGTTAAAATTGCATTTGAAGGACCTACATTCGTAAGAAACTTCACTGACGCAGTTTTATCTCAAGAAATTAGTCTTGAACAAATGTTTGATGTTGCTGTATTATCTCACAATTATTGGGCAATTTACAAAGACACAAGCTTAGAAGCGTAGTTATATAAAAGAGCCGAAAGGTTCTTTTTTATTTATTATAAAAATATTTGACAAAAAGAATAAAATATGTTAAATTGTTATTAACACGGAGAGTGCCTACTATACTGTAGGAAAAGAAAAAATCCGTAAAAGAGATGATGGAGGTTGAAAAAATGGACAACAAATTTATTGAAATTAGATTATTAAATGTTGGCGATTGCGGAGTTGGACTAAGAGATACTCAAGGAAGATTTTATAATATTCCTATGAACAGTCAATTAAGAATATCTTTAGATAGTTTTAAAAATATCTTAGACAATCCAGTTAGCAAAAGAATGATTTGCCAAGGATTAATAAAAGTAGATGGAATCACAGAAGAAATGTTATATGGAAGTATTCTTAGTGATGAAGAAAGAGATTACATTTTAGGAGATCGTGTTTGCGAAGTTGAAGAAGATGCAGGAATTCATCAAATTCATGTAGAAGAAGAAACTGCAGAAGTTCCTATTGTAAAAGCTATCACTTTCTATAATTGGATTAAAAATGATAAAGAAGATAAAATAAGAGAAGCTTTAAAAAATCCAGTAAACTATGATACAATCAAAGAAATTGTTGCAAAGAATGATAGATATAACACAGATTTAGTTAAAAAAATATTATCAGAATAAGGAGGGATAAAATGGGAACAAAGTATATAGAGATATACGAATCCTTTCTTAGTGCCGTAACAGATGATAGATTTGCGGTAATGTCAGAAGAAGAATTAATGACAGATTTATTACCTCTTCTAAAGAGATCAATATATTATTTATGTAGAATAGCAAAAGAAACAGAATATAGAGTATTGCCAGGATATGATCTTCATGCAAGAAACGATGAAGAAGGATATTTTGAGCAATCTTTATCAGATCATGAAATAGAATGTTTGGCTTGGGGTATGGTTGTTTCTTGGACAGAGCAACAATTAAACTCAACAAGATTAATAGAACAACAATATTATGATGCAGGTATTAAAACTTATTCACCAAATGAAACGATGAAGAATTTGCTTGAATTACATGATGGATATTATAAACGCTTAAAAAATAGACTTACTGAATATGGCTATAAAACTATCAATATCTCTACATTTGGAGGTAATGAATAATGCAAGATAAGTATATTAGAGAACATATAATATCTATGGTATATAAGATGCTTTGTTGGAGAGAAGAAGGCAAAGAATGGGAAAGACTATACGATGAATTAATGATGGAATTAACAATGAATAACGGACTCTTAGACAGTCTTACAGCAAGTACAATTGCTTTTAAGGTTGCTCCATTAAAATATTTAGATGGAGATTGGTATAAGAGAAGAGTTTTTGATGTTATAAATTATTTAAACGGTATAGCTAAACCTCAATAAGAAGGGGGTGCCAGATATGGGCGTATTAGAAAATTATAAAGCCAGAGTTACTGGCACTGTTGGCTCTAGTTTAAAAGAATATGTTAAAAATCAAGTAAGAACTAATCTTGATACTTTTTTAGAAAAATCTCAATATGGTATGGATGTATCTATTTATGACATAGACGCTGAAGATTGGAACCCAAATCGTATCGGTATTATGACCGGCGCAATGACAGATATTAGAGATGAAGTGTTAGTTTTGTCTAAAATAGATGTACTTAAAATGGGAACTCTATTTAAATGGGATAATGAGTATTGGGTTGTTGTAAAAAGAGAGGCTCGTGTAATAAAAGAATCTTTTTATGGAACTGCTTATAGATGTAATGTAGACTTAAAATGGGTAGATAAAGAAGGAAATCTTAGAACTCAAAAAGCATATGCCAAGGGAAGAGGTATGAGTTCAATATTAGTTGAAAATAAATATACCGATCCTCCTATTATGGCTAGAGAAGTAGATACTCCTATAACAGTAATAACACAAAGAAATCTAAGTTTAGAACAAGATATGCGTTTCTTATTTAATGGACAACCATATAGAGTTACATTCGTAGATAATCTGTCTACGGATGGAACAACAATATTAGGTATGTATGACGATATATTGCAAGATGGTGATGATGTCGAAAATAACATAGCAAACTACAACAGAAGATATGAACTTAGATTGAATTTTGATTCTGATGTAATATTAGAAGTTGGTAAACCATTTGAAGTTAATTATGAAGTTTTTAAAAATGGAGAGATTACAGATAAAAAAGACATTATATTAACTGTAGAAGATCCAAACGATGTTTCTATAACAGGAAATGTTATAACTCCCCTTGTCGCTAAAGACATTGTTGTGAAAGTTAGTCTTAAAGATAATGAGTTGATATATAAAGAATTTATTATACATTCTGGTGACGAGTGGATTAAGGATAATATTTACATAATAGGACCAGATACAATTGTATGGAATGGAAGTGCAGAATATTATCTTAACAATAAGGAAGATGCAGAATTTGTTCCTACTTTCCCATCGAAAGTAAAAGGAACATATAAAACTACTAATAATTCTATAACAATTTCTATAAAAGATAAGTATTCTGGTACAATAAAACTAGTTGTTATGACTGGAACTGACATTTATACAAAAGAAATAAGAATTGTAAGTGTAGAGGGGGTGTAATATGAGTGCTTTTTCTAGTAAAAATCAAGAAGCGTCCTTGTTTCTCTCTCTTAATAACGATATTACAAGATTGGCTGCTGTTTTAGATTCTACTCCAGAGATAAGAAAATTATTATATTATATAGATAAGAATGCGTTAGAACAACCAGAAGTAAAAATGTCTCTTGTCGATAAGACAATTTGGAGAACTCCCTTAATTCCATTACATAATGAGACAGATGTTGATGCAAGTTATATTTCTATCAATTTGCTAATGGAAGATATCGGTAATGAAAGGAATAACGCTATAACTACAATAGCAATTGATGTATGGACTCCACCAGAACAATGGATAATTAACGATGGATTAAGACCTCTTGTTATATGTAATTATATAGATAAGGTAATGAGAACGAAATTTGTTCAAACTTCTGGCGTAAAATATAGATTAGATCAAGTTATAAATGCCAAGTTATCAGATAGACTAATCGGTTTTAGGATGGTTTATGAAACAATCCTTGAAAATTAATATAAGTAGAATACTAACTGGAGAAGGAATAGAATTAAATTCTAAGATTACTATTTTCCAACCGACGGTCAAGGATATTGTTATTTTAGGAAACGAAAGATTTGGGAATCTTTATGCGATATGGAATTTATCAAGAAAAGATTTAGTTCCAGAAGAGACAGATGAAACGTGGAATCTTGAGGACTGGGACGTATATAAAAAGTTTATGATATATGATTTAAACTTACAAAAGATATTTAAAGACTCTGTTTTATTCTTTATGCATAAAAAAGTTGAGTTTTTAAAGATGCAGAATTCTATATTTATAGGGGAACTAGAGTCTGGGATAGAGCTCACTGAAGAACTTTTTTCAGAGATTCAAAGTGTTATCAAACAGATAACATCACAAAAAGAAGAAGATACTAATATACAAAATGCACCGCGATCTAAACGTGCTCAAGAAGTTCATGATAAGATTGTTAAAGGCCAACAACGTTTAGCTGAAATAAAAAAGGAGAAGGGCGAAGATGACCTTGCTTCTCAAATTGTTGCTGTTGTTGCTCATGGACATTCTTATGAAACGGTATATAACATGACGTTATTACAGTTTAGAGCTGTGCTAGAAAAAATAGTACAAATTGAAAACTATCAAATAGCTTGCTTATTGTCACCTTATGCTGATAAAAAGCATAAATCAAAGACTAAGCATTGGCTAGAATAATTCAATGGAGGTAAAAATTATGTTTGAAATTATGGGACGTAAATATGCTTCTGTTACTTGTGCTGATGTTGTATTATACGATTTAGTTTGTGGAAATCCAGTTGCTAAATTTGATACTTTAAAATTATCTACAATTGAACAAACTGCTGATACAAACGATGTACAAGGTGGTAAGGGTAACCCAATATTAGCTCGTATCGCTTCAAACAAGGCTGTTAACTTAACTATCCAAGATGCTGTTATGAGTATGACTTATTTAGCAGTAGTTACTGGTGGAGAAGTTGTTAAGTCTGGAAACACAAGCGCTATAAGAATTGCATATAATGAAAAAATTAAAGCTACTGAAACAGGTTTAAAATTAACTCATAGTATGGCTGCTGGAACTACTCTTTGGTTAGCAGAAGTAAAAGATGGTATCATAAGCGAAAGAAAAGCTCGTTACGATAGTAAAACAGCTATTCAAGATATTGCTTTAACAGGAGACGCTTGGAGACCAACTGATTACACAATTGAAAAAGACAAAGAATATCAAGTATTCTATAGTTATGATATAACTGAACCAGAACAAGCAAGAGAACTTACTGTATTTAGTGATATTTTCGCTAAAACTTATAGATTCGTAGGAGATACTGAATTATATAATACATTTACAGGACGTAATGATGCATTACAAATCGAAGTTCCAAGATTTGCTTTAGACAACAACTATACATTTGAATTAAATGCTGACGGTACTGCTGCTGTATTTGATATGAACGGAACTGCTTTAGCAGACGACGACAAACGTCTAATCGTTTATAGAATTTACGGAGAAAATGGTGCTGGTGAAGCTACTGAATGTATCGAAGCTGCTACTATATAATGTAAAGAACCGCAAGGTTCTTTTTATTTGACACAAAATTTAATCTATGGTACAATGAATGAAGTAAAGGAATACAAAGCCTACTAATAGACAGAGAGGATATTGAAAGAGGTGAGATAAGATGCTTGATCGATTAAGATTTCAAGAGGTTGAAAAAGCCATTTTCAGAGTAAGAGAAGACGGACGATATGGAGACAAATGTCTAAAAAGGGGAGAACCTTTTATGGTAATAGACAATGCGTCTATTTCGAGTTTCGTTGTTGGAGAAAGAGATAAGAATATCGTTGGTAGAAGCACCGAAGCAGGCACATCAACGATTAAACATGTTAGTTTTAGTTTAATGAATGGAAGTATGATGTTAAATTTGTTTAACAGTATATTTGGAGAGACAAAAACAAATCAAAAGACGAAGGCGACAATAACAGATACTGTTCTGATTAATGACCAAGATATAATTAAATTACCTTCTAAACCAATTGGAGAAGTATTATTATATTTAACAGACGATTATGGTAATCTGACGAAAGTTGCTAAAGATCAATTTGAGGTTGTCGAAGATGAAATACATTTAATTAAAAAAGTAAATCATTTATTTACATATCTTTATGAAGAAGAGAATGAAGCAAAATCTTTAACAAGTATAAAACAGCTTGGGGCAGAAGTAATAATGTCATTAGAGATGCAATGTCAAGCAATGGATATTTTAACAGAAGAAAAGATGAATATAATTATCAGATTCAATAAAGTATCTGTTGGTACTAATTTCTATATAGGATTTAATAATTCAGAAAAGGCATATGGTTCTACTGTGTATGTACAAGGTTTGGCAGATGATAATCAAAACGGAGTAAATAAAGAGATATTTACAATCGAAGTGATGTAATATGGCAGCAGAAGTAAGAGATGGAGGATATTACGGTAGACCTGGTTATCTGCACAGATATTATTTATTTTGTAGTCCTTATTGGAAAAAGGCTCAGTCCATTTCTGTTAACCCACAAGAAGACAAAATAAATGCTGCAATAAAAGGTTTTAAAAAGAAAGAAGATGCAGCTTTGATAGGCTTTTGTAAATTATTTGTGTCAGATGCTGCAACTCCACAAAAGGGAATTGAAATTTTAAATAATTTATTAATCGACACCAATATGGTATTTGATGAAATGTGGAAAGAAATCTCGTCAAGAGATAAACTTAATAGAACAGTATTAGATTCAGTAAAAGAGATAAGTAAAAAGGCGTTACATGAAACTATAGAAAAAGGCAAAACAGATGATAATCAACAAGTAATTACTCAAATTAAATCAACAATAACAAGAGAGATGAATAGATTACTTGGAGTTAGTGAAGGAATGATGGTATCTGGTAAAAGTGCTACATTGGGAAACTGGTTTGAACGTTATTTTTCAACTTTAATTAATGCTACTTACATGACAAAAATCGCTAAGGAACAGCCAGACTTGAAAAAATGGACGAAAAAAGTTGCAGTCCAAAACACAATAGCTGGGTTCAAGGGATCTGAATCATTAACTGCACAAACGGGAGATTCTAAATATGGAGAAAAGAAAAGTACTTATGATATAGAAGTTGCTGTTAAAGGAAAAAATCCATTACCTCTTCAAATGAAAGCTGGTAGTGCTTCGGGTAAAAGAATTTTGTCATTACCTGCGACTAATTTAGATCTATTGATGGATGAAACAATAGATAGTAGTGCAAAAGATATCATAAGATTTGCAATAATACACCAACATGCTTTCTCAGATCCAAATTATATATCTTTAGTTGATAGTGTTAATGAAGATAGAAAAGCAAGAGGGATTACTCCTACTGATATGTATACAACAGGTTCTAATCCAAGTGCGATTGAGAAATTAAATGCAAATCCATCTGGTTTATTAGATAATAGGTTTATTAATGTAATTAATGTATTAAGGTATGCAATAGCTGTAAAAACAATTGCAGGTATTGCCGAAGGAAAGGAAGCTCTTATATATGTTATTTCTAAAACAGGTACAAAAACAAAAGGGCATACGAGAGACGCGGTATTAAGAGTTTCTGATATGTTAAAGGCAACGCTTGGAACAAAAAGTAAAATTACTTCCAATCCTTGGCCCATTAAACAAACCGGAGACAGTTTAACTTCAGTTCCTGAAAATATACTTAAATTGTATGAAGAAGAGCCATTAGAAACAAGACAAGAATGGTATGATGCAACAGCAGATACAATGTTGCACGCAGTGAATAAAATAAAACTTAGCATGGAATTTAATTATGCTAATGTTGGGAGGATAGATAAAAAATGAAATTAGAGAGATTAGAAGAATTAAAAAAAATAAGTACAAAAGATGTTATAGTTAGACAAACTTTAAATAATGTAGAAAAAAAATATTACCATAACAAATATGAATTAAAAATATCATTAGCATTAACCTTATTCAATTTATTAGGCAATACTGAAATGCACAAAGCGATGGAAGCGGAAGACATTAATTGGATAGATTTTATAAATGATAATTATAGTTTAATTGAAGAACTAGAAAAAGGAGAATATTCTAAAGAATATGAAGAAATTTTTAGAGAGATTGAAGAAGGGGCAAAAGCTAAGGCTAAATATTCATTAACTTTAATGTCAGTTCTTGAAGATTTAGGACAATCTTTTACAGAAGAAAATATAAACAAAATCAAGGAATTGTTAGAAAGTAAAATGGAAGAAGTAGAAAAAGTTAATGAATAAATTTAGAGAGGGGTGAGTTAAATGGCAGCAGGTAATGATACTGTAAATATTAAAGTCAAATATATACCTGATACAAGTGCTTTGAAAAACATCAAAGAGATAAGAATGCCAGAGATAAAAGTTGGTGGCAAAGATGCAGGGAAAGGTGTTTTTGATTCATATAATAATGCTATTAGGGATCTTAATAGAGAACTATCAAAAGGCACTGATGCTTCTGCCATTACAAAAGCATTTAAGACAGTTGGAGAAGAAACCACAAAGGTAAAATCACAAATTAATAGTATGAAAGAAGCTATTAATCAATCTTTTCAAAGTTCAAGTAATCAATCTTTAATAAAAGATTATCAAAACTTAGAAAGACAATTAAAGAAACTGGACGCAGAGTCTCAAAAGCGTCGTAAGAAATCTAGTGAGTTATCTTCTTTTAAAACTCAAAATAATATGAGTACACCTCAAGCTAGAAAAGAAATATCTAGAGCAGATGCTTTAGTAGCTGCAGGTGAGAAGCTTAGTAAACAAGACCAAGAACGTTTAGAAATTGCTAAACAAATTGTTGCTCAAGAAGAAGAATTGGCTAAGTTAAGAACACAAGAAGAAATCAGAAATGCTCAAAAAGATGTAAAGAATCAAATGTCAGATTCTAAATATGAAACAATGATTACCAGTGCTGATGCAAATCGTGCTTTGAGTCAGTATAATGATATATTGTCTAGATTAGGCATAAATCTAAACAATGTAACAGGCGAGAGTAAGAAATTTAGTTCTTCTCTTGATGAACAAGCAGCTCAAGTAAAAGCAGCAAAAAAAGAAGTAACCAAATTTGGAGATATTATTTCTGGAACTTTCTTGGGGACATCATTGAGTAACTTATTTCAAACAGGATTGAATCGTGGAATAGAGTTTTTTAAAGAGTACGATGAAATATTAACTCGTACGATGATGGTTACTGGTCAAACCAGGGAAGAAGTTAATAGTTTAACTTCTTCGTACAATAAGTTGGCGAATCAATTAAGCTCAACAACTAAAGATGTCGCTGCTGCTCAGTTAGTTTTCTATCAACAAGGTTTAGGAACTTCTGAGGCATTAAAAATGACAGAGGCCTCTATTGCAGTTTCTAAGACTGGTGGAATTGATGCCGCAGAGGCTGCAGACAGATTAACTGCAGCAGTAAGAGGATATCAACTAAGTGCTGAAGATGCAATGGATATTGCAGATAAGATGTCTGCATTGGATGCTGCTGCTGCTTCAAGTGTAGATGAGTTAACAGTAGCTATGCAAAAATCTGCGTCTCAAGCCCGTATGGCTGGATTAGATTTAGATTACTATATGGCTTATTTATCCACAATGCAAGAGGTAACTCGTGAGGCACCAGAAAATATCGGTACTGCAATGAAGTCTATAACTTCTCGTTTACAAGAAATAAAAGACATTGGTAAGATTGAAGAGGACGGAACTACATTCAGTAATGTTGCGAAAGCATTAAATAGCATTGGAATCGCTGCTACAGACAGTTCTGGGCAGTTGAGAACTTTACAAGACATTATGAATGAACTTGGTCCAATGTGGAATACATTAGATCGTAATCATAAAGCATACGTTGCCACTGTACTTGCTGGAAATAGACAACAATCACGTTTCATCGCTTTGATGGATAACTATGATAGAGCAATGGAATTGGTAAATGTTTCTCAAAATGCAAATGGTGAATCAGCTAAGCAATTGAGAGCATATAATCAAGGACTAGAAGCTAGCTTCACAAGATTAAATAATGCATGGCAACAACTTGCAACCAATATTGCAGACTCAAGTGTAATTAAAAAAATAATTGATTTGTTTTCTACATTTGTAGAGATATTAAACAAGATACCAAAAAGAATCACCAGTACGGTTGTTCCTTTATTAGCATTGACCAAAGTTTTTACGACATTAAGTAAGGCTGGTAATTTATTTAAAGGATTCAAGACATGGAGTTTAGAAAAACTTGGTTTAAAAGACTTGTCTTCAGATCTTAATGGACTTGGAAAAAGTTTTCAAGACGTTGGGAATAAAGCAAATTCAGTTTGGAGCCATATTAAAAATTCAATAGATGGACTTGGCAATTATACAAAAGCTATTGATGAAACATCACAAGCATTAGAAGATAATACCTCAGCTTCACAGTCTAATGAAATAGCACAAGAAAATTTGACTCGTTCTAAACAGAGTGACGATTTAGTAGAAGACCAAGAGATTAAGGAAGCTGGTTCTAATACTGGTGCACAGATAGCAATGAAAAAAGCGTATGAACAGGCTACAGATGCTGTAAAGACGCAACTTGATATAATGAGCACTAATAGTGATGGTTATATTCAAGAACAAGAAAGAGCAATAAGAGAAACAGAGGCTCAAATTAAAAAGAATAAGGCGGAAGAACAAAAATTATTAGAAGCAAATGAAGCTGAACGTGCACGTAGAAAAAGCGAACTTCAAACTTTGAGAGAGGGGTATGAAAGAAAAGTAAAAAATCCTGACAGCAAAAAGATTGGAGGAGAATTATACGAAGAAGCTACTGAAAGCTTGCGTCGTAAGGGACTGTTGGGAGATGTACAGCAGTTATCATTATTTGGCGATGATGAAGTCGATAAAATGATTGAAGAAGAAATGGGACGTCTCGCAAAAGAGTATGGTATTGGATATCACGAATTACAAGAGGTATTAAAAGATGAATCTGATAAGATATTCAATATCAACAACGATGCTATAGAAGAATTGAGAAAAAGTAGAAAAAATCTTACCAAAGAAGTTTCGACTCTTAATAAAGACTTATTAAAATACAAAAGTAATCTTGGAAAACAAAAAAAATCTTCTATTTCATTAGATGATCCAAAACAAGTAAAAAAGGCAAGAGATTTGTCAGAGAAAAGATTAGACGCTTTTAAAAATTTAGATTCGGTTTCTATCGGACAAGTAAAAGATATTACGACAGATAAATTTTTAACTAATAGTGAAAAGATATCGGCAGTTTTTTCTAAAATAAACGTTGGCGGAGGATTAGTTGCTGGTTCATTGGCACAAATGGGAGCATCATTCTTGGGATTAGATGACGATATGTCATCGGCATTGAGTACTGGGATTGGTCTGGCTACTACTTTTGGTAAATTTGCTCCTCCTTGGGGTGCTATTATTGGTGCTTCAATTGGGGCATTGCAATTTGCTTTTAATAAATTGTGGCCAAGTGCAGAAAAGGTAGAAGAAAAAATTACAGATTTACAGACAGAGATGGATAAATTAAAACAAAAAAGTTCAGATATCGAACTAAACTTAGACACCTATACGTCGTTAATAAATAAATTAGACAAAACTGAAGAAGAGACATCTAAATTAAAAGATGCTACAGATGCTTTAGCAGATGCCTTACCTAGAGCAGTTAGTGGCTACGATTCATTTGGAAATGCAATCATAAATACTGGAATAGCAATGTCAGAACTTTCAAATTTGCAGAAAGAACAAGCAGCTAACGCAGAAAAACAGATTGAAAGTTTTGGAGATTTACAAAAGGCTCAGATAAGTGGATGGGAAAAAGGGGCAGCTTGGATTGGACAAATAGCAGGATTGTTATTAGCTATACCGACATCAGGGCTTTCCTTGTTGTTGAATGCTGGAGCCACTGCTGATATGATGTCTTGGGATAGTCGACAAATTGATGCTAATAAAAAGATACTTAAGGAAAATTATTCTGAAATCTATAGTGCTATGCAAGAAACTGCTACAAAGACAGTAGAAACAGGAAGCAAAGAGAATAAACAACTTAGACAAGCGTGGTCAAATGCCTTAATTAATGATGCTTTAAGTGATGCTATGAATGGTGATAGTGTTGATAGTACTTCTGTTGAAAAAGTTGAAAAAGAAATTGAGCAGTTATTTAAACAATTAGATGGATATACAATGGACAGTTTAATAGAAGTTTCTTTAGATGCGAAGACTGATGTGGAGATAAAAGAAAGTACATGGGCCGAATTAAAGGAAAATGTCACTAAACAGGTAAGGGCAAAAGTAGCTCATTTGAATTTGTCAGATGAAAAGATAAATGCTATTATTGATGTCGTAATGGATGGCTCTTGGAATTTAACTAATGTAAAAACTGTACAGGATCAATTGAAACAGGCGATCGAAGCATCAACCGATGTAGAGTTTAGAACGAATGCTTTATATTTTTCAGATTCACTTGATCTTATGCAACAGGATATGTATAAATTTTTAGATAGTATGGGATTACTAGATGCGAGATTCGCAAATATGTTCGCTAATATTGGTGGAAATGAGCAATTAGGAAAAATGATAAGAGATGCCAATGGAGAAATAGATGAGTCAAGAGGAAAAATAATATTATTAAATCAGGCTTACAAAGAACTAAATGCTCAGTCAGGAGCATATTCTAAAGAAGAGCTAGAGAAATTAAGAACCGAAAAAGAAGAATTAGAAAAAGAAAAGCAAAAACTCATAGATGAAAACGAAAGTTATGATAAAGGATGGTTCGGTAATCTTTTAACTGGAGACGAGCGAGCTTCTTATTCAGAAGAATACGGATGGATGGCTCTTAGTGGTTCGAAGGGAGCAGATCTTGTAGATAATTTGAATAGCGTTGAAGAAAAAATTAATAAAATCAACGAGAAACTTGCTACTGGAAATGGAAACTTAGAAAAGACAGAAGAAGTTATAAAAAATATAATTGCTTCAATAGAGGCTACAGAACCTCCGACTTTTAATGAATTGTCAGAAGAATTATCTAAGATCAGTGATCAGTTCCAACAAATATTTAGTCTAGCAGAAAGTTTGGATGAAACAAATGGAAAAATGAGTCTTGATAATATTTCTGAATTATTTAGTATCTTAGGTCAATTTGAACCAGAGTCCTTTGCAGATATGTCATTGGATACTTATGCTTTGTGGATGGACTCCGTTGACAAAATCAACAAGGGTTTATCTGAACAAAATGGAGTTTTAGTTGCTCAAACTAGTGTAATGGATGGGTTAAATCAATTAGCGAGTGTTAACGCGAAATTACAAATTGAAAAATATAATGCTACGATTGATGCGAGTAATGCCGAATTACAATATCAAAATCAAATATTACAAACCCAATATAACGCCGTTGATGCAGCAATAAAATCATTAGAAGCTGGAGAGAGTTCTGCACAAGCGAGAGGAAAAGCAGAGGAACAATTAAAAAATTTAGAAGAACTGTTTAGTGCAGATCGTGTAAGAAGAGAGGTTCAAACTAATAACACTATACTAACTTATGCTTCTAAATTTGCTTCACAGTATGCAAGAATAATAAAAGAAGCAAATGAAGGAATATATAGTGGAGATGTAAAGTTAGAGAACATAGACACAAGTGACATTCTTGCTCAATTAAAATCAGATTTAAGCGGTGAACTAAATGATTTAATTGATAAGAACGATCTATCAGGATTATATGATATGAGAGATAGATTAAGTAATCAAATGAAAATGAACAATGATACGATCGAGAAGACTAACGCTCTAAAGAAAAAAGTAACCGATTATTTGACTAAAGAAAGTACCAATTTAGCCGGAGTCGCCAAGGGATATGAAAATGCTTCAGACAAGGCAAAGGATTATAATGAAAAACTTGAACGAACGTTAACATTATTGGAAAAAATCGAAGGACTTCAACATAAAATAGATGAAAATGAAACTTTTAAAGATTTATATGATGGATATAGTGGAGAAGATTATGGTCGTTTATTAATGTCTAACTTGGATTTAGCTCAACAACAATATGATGTATATAAAGACTTATTTGACATGCAGCAAGAAATGACTAATCAAGCAGCTGGGGACTTGTTAGATTCTCCTTATGGAGAAATGTTTAAAATTCAAGAAAATGGAGATATTGGATGGGCAGATTTAACGATGTATGATAAATATAAAAATATGCCTGCTGATATGAAAGAAGATATTGATAATCTGGTAGAAGCTTTTCAAAATCAAAGGGATGCATTGAGAGATACTGAGAATGATTTAGCTAAATATGCTCAAGAAGTTAAAAAGGTTAGAGAAGAATTAGTTCAGATGCAAATCGAGATAGAGAATGAACTTGTAGACGCTATCAAGAATAGAGAAAAAATATTACATGATGCTAGAGTTAAAGCTCTTGATGATGAAATAGATATGATTGAGAAAGCTGTTGAAGCTAGAAAAAAAGCTCAAGAAGATGATAACAGTAATAAAGAGTTATATAAAGCTCAAGAAGCTTTACGTAGAGCAACATTAGATTCTTCTGGTAAAAATAATGCTCAGTTACTGCAATTGCAACAAGATTTAGAGGATAAACAATTAGAAATAGCAGAAAAGCGTTTTGAAGATGACATGGATGATCGTAAACAATGGTTACAAGATACAAAAGACGCCGAGTCAGAAACTTATGATTATCGTTTAGAAAAGATGACTTGGTATTGGGAACAAGTTCAAGCTATTCAAGAAGAGGGTACTGAAGCCATGATGGAGACTCTAATTCATTGGAACGAAGAGTATCGTCAGCAAAGTGCTTTACAACAATCTGAAATGGAGAGAGAGTGGAAAGAAACAATGGATGCCATGAAAGCTGCTACAGACATGGGAGCTGAATTAGGAAAATTAACTTCTGACATTGTTTCGGTTACTCAAACGGTCGAAGCCATGGATATTAAAATTCAAGCACTTCCTGGTTCTTGGCAAAAAGCCACAGATGCTGTAAACGCCTATATAAATGCTGCTTCGAGAGCTTCCAATTATGGAGGTACTAAGTCAACAAGTAGTTCAGATTTAAAAACTGGTGAAAATAATAACAATACAAAGACAGATAAGAATCCTGATAAACAACAGGCAAATTTATTTAGTGTCGGAGATAAGATTAAGAGTGCTGAGCAAGAAAGAGATGGCGGAATTAATCAGGTACGTTCCTATTGGAAAGATGGAGATAATTTTAAATCAAATATATTTTATTGGGAATTCGGCAGTAGTATGAAAGGAAAGAAAATAGAAGAGGTAAAAAAAGGGTCTGACGGTAAGTATTATTATAGAATACCAATGGCATATAGTAATGAATGGTTCAGAGAGGATGGATTAATGAAATATGCTACTGGAGGTATGGTAGATTATACTGGACCAGCTTGGGTAGATGGTAATAAGACACATCCAGAGGCATTCTTAAGTGCATACCAAACTGAACAAATTGGAGCGTTAGCAAAATCTCTAGATCCTTCTACTGTTAATAATGCTACAACAAATTCTAATATTACATTCGGTTCTATTAATTTCAACGTTGCCTCAATGTCAAGCGCCGCTGATGGCAAGAAAGCTTTAGATGTATTCGTACAAGGAGCAAATGATATGATGGCAAAGAAGGGTATTGGAACTAAGTTAAATATAAATATGAAATAAAAAGGAGGTAAGATCATATGGCTGCACATGAATCAGTATGCGGGAGAGCAAATATAATGGATGTCATAGACAAGGGAGAAATATATCTTACCTTCGTCTTTGACGGAATAGATTCAAGTCAGATAGGAGTGGCGAGTGTCTCAGACGGAAGCACTTATGACACTCCTATTCTTCCTGAATTTAGTGATAATAGTTTAGAGGTTGATGGATATGATGGCAAGTATTATTTTAATACTAGACTGTCTCAAAAAAGTTTTACCTATAATTGTTTTATTGATAATCTATCAGCTTTTGAATTTGACCAATTAAAATCTTGGATAAGGCCAAAAAAGATTGGCAAATTGATAAGACCAGAGGAGCCTTATAGATATTATTGGGTAAAAGTAAGTTCTATAGATAATTTAGGAAACATTCCTTTAACACATCCAGACACAGGCGGAGTTAGTTATACAGGAAACTTCAGTATAACTTTCACGACAGTTGGACAAACTTGTGGTTATGGAATGTTATACTACCAAGATGATTTAAAATATTATGAGTACAGAGATATCTTTGATGGTACGCAAGACTACTATTATGATGAGGGATTATTATATAGAGAAGAAAGTTTACCAATGTCAGTAACAATGGCAGGTGGGGAAAATGAAGTTCAAATATATAATCCAGGAACATATAATTCAAAAATAAGAGCTATTATAAGTACTGATACGGCGATAGATTCTGGGGCAATGATATTGCGCAATGAAACTGTTGGAGATGTTAGTGTTATTACTTTAAATGGATTAACAACTGATAGTAAAATGATTCTTGATTGGGGTGAAAATATATATACTCTAAACGGAGTAGATTGCTCAGATAAAGTTGAGGGCGATTTAATGTATTTGCAACCAAGGAATTATGTTGAAAGACAAGAGAATACGTCTATATCAAATGATGGAACTAATACGATGGTAAGTTTCGATGAAAAAGTTAGACAAGTAAGAACAGATGATATTGGAAAAACAGTTATATTTAAAGATGAAATGAATATAAACTCAAAAGATGGCGCAGGTGGAAGAATCGCAGGAATAGATAAAATAACAAATCGCTTTATACTTGATAAAAGTGTTGGATTATATTCTAATCCTAATGCTACTGTCATTATAACGAAATTAGACAAATTATCTTGCGAACTAAATATCCCAGAAGGACAATCAATAAACGTAGAATGGCAAATAGTGCCAAGATACTTATAGGAGGTAGAATTATGGCAATAACTCAAAAACTAAGAGAAATTGGTGGAATAATCAATTCTACCGACCTTAATTATAATTTTAATAGAATGGCGGAAGATTTACAATTAGCCGTAGAAGGGGTTATTTTTGACAAAGAGTATTCTCAAGTAGAAACTATCGCAGACAGAAATAATATTCCTTCTGATCGACTAACTCAAGGATTCTGGTGTGCCGTTAGTGAAAATGGTGTTGTATACGAATATAATAAAAGAAATGATTTAGTTACAGCATCGACCGAAGAAAGATATTTTGGAATCAATGACGGTGATTTACCAAACATACCTTATGTTGTGGACGGAGATCCAACTTCAGGAGTATTATTAAATGCTAAATACATTTGTAAAGCAGACGGAAGAGATAACAATTGGAAATATACTTCTACAACAACTGGAGATACTTATGAAGACAGTGACTGGGCTATTTATGTAAAAGAAGATTATGCTGAAGAAGGTCATTGGAGAAAGATACCAAAATGGATACCAATAATGAATGTTACTTCAATATTAGAAAACAACTTAATTGGTAAGCTAGAAAATTTACATACTGAAGATAAGAGCAGAATTGTTAATGCAATTAATGAAATTCACGATGATTTAGGCACAATAGAAGAATTAACAACAAAAGATAAGAGTACTGCAGTTGCGGCAATTAATGAGCTTGACAAAGAGATGGGAGATTTAGAGAATCTTACTACTGCTGAAAAAAGTACTATTGTTGGGGCAATTAATGAAGTAGATACAAATGTTGGACCTGTAGAGGAGTTAACAACTACAAATAAAATTGTAACCTATGCAATTAATGAGCTAGATAGTGAGATGGGAGACTTATCTAAGCTACATACTGAAGCAAAAGACAACATGGTTAATGCTTTAAATGAAGTTCATGATGATTTGGGAACTATAGAGGAATTAACAACAGATGATAAAAGTACTGCTGTGGCAGGTATAAATGAATTAGACAAGAGAGTGGGTAAGCTTCCAGAATTAAAAACAGCAGATAAGTCAAGTGTTATTAATGCGATTAATGGACTTGGTGATATTAGTAAGCTTGAGACTACTACAAAAGAAACTGCTGTTGCGGCAATTAATGAATTAGATAGTCGTGCTGGAGAATTAGTTGATTTAACAACTACTAGTAAAACTAATTTAGTATCTGCTATAAATGAGTTAGATAAAGATATTGGTAATGTAAGTACACTGACAACTACTGCAAAAGATAATACTGTAAATGCCATCAATGAATTGGATAAAGAGATTGGTCCTCTTAATACATTGACTACTACAAATAAAGAAACAGTAGTAAAAGCCATTAATGAGGTCGATAAAGATATTGGTAATGTTGGAAATTTAACAACTAATAATAAAACCGATGCAGTTAGTGCAATAAATGAATTAAAGTCAATTACGGATACATTAAGAGGGGCAACAATTTTAATTGGTAAAATTGACTTGAATACCAAAGATGTAACTCCTGAAAAGTTAACAGCTAGAGCATTAGAAATAATGGGTGGAACAACAGTTCAAGCTGGTTGGGAGTTAGTTGATAAAGAACAACACGAATGGATTTGGAATGGAAACAATTGGCAAGATTTGGAACAACCTAATATTTATCCAGCACAAAATGGAACATTAGGAACAGTTCGTGGAAATGCTAGTGGCGACATTTCTATAACCGATGGAAATATGACTGTTTTACATGCTGCTAATGCAACTAAGTTAAATAATCAAACATCAGATTATTATGCTCGTTCAGCTCATTTGGGAAATATTACAACCCTTACTACTACAAAAAAAGACAATGTAGTAAATGCTATAAATGAATTAGATAATGAACATGGAACATTGTCAGACTTACATACAGTAAAAAAAGATAATTTTGTAAATGCTATTAATGAAGTCAGAGATGATATTGGAACACTAAGTAATTTAACGACAACTGATAAAACTAATGTCACAGGAGCGATAAATGAGTTAAAGACAGGCTTGGATAATGTGAATGTAGATATTAGCAAGAAAGCTGATAAAGATAATGTATTAGAGTTAGATAATATTAATGCTTATGAACCAACTAAAGATTATCATCCAGCAACTAAAAAATATGTAGATATGATTGCTGGTGGAGCTTCTTGGGGTAACATATATAATAATATAGAAGATCAAGAAGATTTGATGGCGTTAATAAATGATAGACCGACAAAAAATCAAGTATTAACAAGAGATAATACACTTATGTATACTCCTACAAGTGACTATCACCCAGCTACAAAAAAGTATGTTGATGAGACATTTACAAAAAATAATAAATGGGGACAAATAAGTGGAGATATTGCAGACCAACAAGATCTTCAGGATGAATTTACAAAAAAACAAGACAAAACAACCGCTTGGAATACAACTAATTTAGTTGTCGGAACCCAACAACCTGAGATTCCGGAGAGCGGATACATAATTTGGATAGATACAAATAGTTAGGAGGGGGGTGAAACGATATGGCTACATGGGTAAATGAAGTGAGCACATCTCAAGGTGGTAATATATCTATGAGAGTTGCTGGTGGATATACTGCCGTAACAAGAGTTGGAAATACAATTACTTGTAATATAGGCGTTCGATTTATTGCTTCACAGTGGACTTATAATTCAGTTGTCGGATGGTATGGAGGAGTTCGTAAGTGGGCACAGCGTTCAGAAGGTGGGCAACATACTGCTACCAATGGGACCTATTATTGTGGCTCTGGAGATATACCCGGACTAAACTATCAAAATACATCAGAAACAACTCCCTGGAGTTTTTCTGCTACAGTAAGTGGACGTGGAGCCGGAACAGTCTCTGCTACAATAGGAACAGCTTGGAATGGATGGACGCCTAATAGCTCACGATATAATCATACTTTTTCCATTCCATACCCAGCGGTAGCTGGAGATCCTGTTTACTCTCGTTCTGTTAGTGGGATTACTAGAACATCAGCAACTTTAAATATTTCTTGTACAAGCAATCCAACCGCTTATTGGAGAATACACTGGTATAACACAAATGCAGAATGGGTGGGTTATTCTGGGAATGGGGCGACTGGAAACTGGAGCTATACTCAAGACAATTTAACCCCTAACACTACTTATAACTTCTATACACAGGTTACAAACAATGATGATGGAGAAGCAACGGGATTATCTCCAATTAGTTTTACAACATCTGGAAATGCGCCTGTTTTAAATAGTGTTACAGTTTCTCCTTCAAGAACAGCTGCAGTCTTAAATCCGAATGTATCTTATGATACGAATGCAAGTTTTGGAAGCTACTCGATTAGATATGGAACGTCAACAAGTTATGGCTTAACTTCTACAAGTACTACGATAAGTGGATTAACTCCAAATACTATTTATTATTATAGTGTGACCGTAACAGATAATTGGGGAAGGACATCGACAGCTAAGACTGGCAGTTTTAAGACAACTGGTAATAATCCGACAATCAATTCACATGAAGTAAAAGTTTATGCTCAGACTTCTGTAGAGATGCAGTATTCAGCTTCTTATGATACTAATGATTCATTATCTTCATACAAATGGGAATATGGCACTTCTACAAGTTATGGAAGTTCGGTTACTGGAACAAATACAATAAGCGGATTGAGTGCAAATACTACTTATTATTATAAGTTAACTGTTACGGGCGTTCAGGGAAGAAGTTCTACTGCTACAGGTTCTTTTAAAACAGATCCTGCGACTGTTACGATAAGTGCTTTGGGCATATCTGAGATTACAGAGACAACGGCAAAAGTAGATTATACTTTCAATAATCCATCGAATGTTGAACAGTTTTATGTTATAGAGACTATTCTCGAGAGAGAGGATGGAACTAGCCAGAACTATCAAGTAAACAATGTAACTCCCCCTTATACCAAAGTGTATGATAATTTAGAGCCAGGTTCTAAATATACTTGTAAAGCCAGAGTCGGTATTAAAGGACAGGGCGGAACAATATATTATTCTCAATGGGTTTCACAAGATTTTGAAACTTTGGCCAGTACTCCTTTTGTGAAAATAGATTTTAATGGTGTAATTAAACATTACAAAGGATATGCTCTTGGAAAAAGTGATATCTATAATGGATATAGTTCAGAATGGAAGAATGGAAATTATTCAGAGACGGTCAATTCTCCTATATCTTTTAATGGAGAAGGGGCAGGTGTTTCAAAAGTAAAATATATCGAGATAATGCCTAATGATGCTTATGCGTATGAATTTCCTGTTGAGCAATTTACAACCTCATCTGGCATAACTCTTATATTAACGAATGTTTCAGATATTATTCAGAAAGTTGTAAAAGTGACACCAGGACAATCCGGATCTATAAATACTGATAGCAGTACTCGTTTATATATAACTTGTACAGGAACAGATTTAAGTAAAGAAACAGCAAGATATGTTCGTTTTAGTATTTATAGGTCTATAAAGAAAGTTTCATTAGATAAAGAATCAATAGTTACGTTAAATAATAAGATAAGATATATAGATATATCGCAAGATGGATATATAAAAGGAACAACAACAGGTTCTGACGGAAAAATTATAGAACTTGATGTTTATGATAAACTAGGCAATAATATTGCTCTTAATAAAAATGTTACAATGGAAAAGGGTAGCGGAAGCAATCTTGAAAAAATTACTGATGGTAATCATGATGGTTCTTCTTATTGTATTTTAAATGAGAACAGCGCAGGAACTACAGTGAGAGTTGATTTGGGTCAAGAATATTCTTATGACCAAATAGATAGAGTTGTATTATGGCGAGACGTTGACTGTATATACCAAGAAAGCAGACTTTTGGGATTAGATGCAAGCAAACAAATAACTTGGAAATTTCAGTCATATAAGAGTGAAGGAGTTTATAAAGAAACTTCTGAAGGATATGCTGCCAGACCAAGGAAAGCCAAAACAAAGCATAATATCTATATAACATCATTACTTAATGAGTTAGACAATCCTCCTTTTGCAGATAAAATAACAATAAATGCAGATTGGGACATATCTATCCCTCCTGTAATAACAGACTTGACAACACATAGAGTAGATGCTATAATAGCAGCAAATAGTGGTAGATTATTAAAGAATGATGTTGGTGACTTAACAGCGTTGACAACTACAGAAAAATCAAATTTAGTAGATGCTATTAATGAGATTTGGAATGGTATAAATAAAACAGAAGAAGAATTTACAGTATTAGATTTCGTATTAGAATCTATATTATGCGATTAGGAGGGAGATTAATATGGCAGAGAAACATCCAGATGTAAAATTTGAGTATTCATTTTCTGATGGCAAATATTGGTCTCCTTACGACCATTGCCGTGTTTGGAAAAATGGTACTTATGATTTAATGATAAGAGATAATTACGGTCAAACGGCAAAAAGGGCATATGAAGAGACAGGTGTTGTTGAGGATGGAGAAATTCCAGTACAGATAGAGTTTATTGACTTTATTGACTTTAATAACAATCCTATTGAATATTATGATGGTATAGTAATAAGTAGAAGTACTGGGAAAATGATTGTAACTATTTCAGGAGACTTTAGCGATCCTATACTTTACATGAAGACTAAGGGACAAACGGCTTGGCAAAAAAAAGGAGGTTTCTCAAATAATAAAAATACCTTGACCGATCCTGGACAAGCCGAATATTACGTAATGGATTCGTATGGTAGAAGATCCGAAACTTTTACTTCTGAAGCTATTACATATACTCCTTACTCTGCACGACCAGTGATAACGATATTACACGCAGATTCTGGTGCTATTATCACTGAGGTAAAAGACAGTACAGAAACAAATGCTATTCCGAGAAGATATGCTATCAGTTATGATAATGGTAAAACTTGGTCAGATTGGCAATTGGGTAGATATTTTCAAAAAATAAATCCGCCGATTGGTACTTATATTGTAAGAGTAAAAATAAAATACACCACTGGAGTCGAAAGTGATTCTGTGGGTAAAACGGTAACAATAAAATAATGGAGGTGTTAATATGGCAATTTATGTTCCTAATATAATTGATAATTTAACTTCTACTTCAACTAAAGATGGTTTATCAGCAAATCAGGGTAGAGTATTAAAAGAACAACAAGGAGATTTAACTGAATTATATACAGGTAATAAAGGTAGCCTTGTCGAAGCAATCAATGAAATTAAAGAAATGGAAACTTCTTTAGCATCTCTATTAGATGAGATAAATGGAGAAGTAATATAGCGTAAAAACCACTGGTGTTTTTGCGCCTTTTTTTATGGAGGTTTAATTATGGACGAAAAAGAAATGATGAACAAAATAAAATACCTAATAAAAAAGAAAAGACCTTTGGAAGATATTCTTTTAGAAACTGGATTAAAGGAGTATGAGATATTCGGTTTTGTGGAAATGTTGAAACAAAATGGATGGCAAGCAGAATATAAAGACGGCTTCTTCGTTTATCAAAAGGAACAACTTATTAAGGATAGAGACGTCTATAAAATGGCAGCTGGTGAAAAACATAAGTTATTGTTTATTAGTGATACGCATCTGGGAAGTAAATATGATAGATTAGACATTTTAAGATATTTGTATGATTTAGCAGAGGATGAGGAAATAAACACAGTATTTCACGTAGGAGACCTATGTGATGGTGCGTATCCTAATAGACCAAATCATACTTATGAATTAAGGGCACACGGAGCAGAAGAGCAACTTGAATATATTGTTGAGAAGTACCCTTCTAAGACTGGAATTAAGACAATGTTTATTGGAGGAAATCACGATTACTCTCACGTAAGAAATGCTGGTTTTGATATAGGAAAAGCAGTCGCAAAGGAGCGTCCTGATATGATATATTTAGGACAAGATGTTGCAGATGTTGATTATGGAAAGACAAGATTGAGATTATTTCACGGTTCTAAAGGTCAGAGTTACGCAAGAAGTTATAGAATGCAAAAATATGTAGAACAAATTCCTACGGAAGAAAAACCGGACATATTGTTAATGGGGCATTACCACAATTCTTTTTATATGAAGTATGCAGATGTACATTGTTTCCAAGTTCCATCTACAATAGATCAAACTCCTTATGCAAGAAGCCTTGGATTGAATAATGAAAAAGGAGCCTGGATTGCAGATTTGACAACAGATAAACAAGGTGGTATAATGACAATAGAACCTGAGTTTATAGACTTCAGCGGACAAAAAAGACTTGTAAGAAGAAAGAAGTAATTAAACCTTAATTTATGCCAACTCTATCTACTAAGTAACAGAGGGAAAAACAAGAAAAAGAAGGGGGTAAGACTATGGACGCAGTTATAGAAACAGCGAAAACAATAGGCATTACTTTGGCAGAGATTATTTTAGTTATCTATTTCTGTGTTAAGTATATAAATGCAGCTTTGAAAAAAGAAGATATAAGCAAAGGCGTTAGGGAACAAAGTGATCTTGATTTGCAAATAATTGAAAAAATGGATTATTATAAGGAATTGCTAAATGCAGATAGAATATTATTGTTTGAATTTCATAATGGTCAGCATTACTCTAATTATAGATCTGCGCTGAGAATGTCTCCATCTTATGAAGTATTTAAGGCGGGACAAAAAAGCAAAATGGCAGAATGCACAAATCTTCCAATATCTATTATGCCCAAATTAATATATGAAATTACACATAATGGATATTCGGAATGCAGCACAATCGAGGAGATAAAGGAAGATAAGGGAAATACGTATGAGTTTAAAAAATCAATAGATGTATATTCTTATTATGATGTAGCGATTAGAGATAAAAATAATAATATTATTGGATTTGTCGCTGTAGAGTGGGCATCAGAAAGACCAGAAGATGTAGATGTAATTCAAATAGAAAGATTGGCTGGTTTCTTAGAAGACAAAGTTAATGAAATAGTAGAAAATAATGAAAAAAGAAAAAAGAAGAAATTCTTAGGAATTTTTTAATGGAGGTGTAAAAATGGAAGAGTGCAAAGAAGTACTTACTTGGGAGCAAAAGATACAAAACATTGAGAGTGCACCTGAAGAAGCAAGATTGATGATTGCAAAGGCTTACATAAGAGATGATATACCAGATGAAAATGTTCAATATGAATTTAATACAGATAGTCCTGAGCAATTAAATGAAGATGGAGAAATTGAAAATCTAAACGCAGACGATCCTGAGGGGATAGGTGCTACAGGTTTTACAATAAGAACCACAAGACCTGCAAATAATAAGAATTTTATTACTAGAGGTTCTGGTGGTTGGAATACTTGTATAAAAGGAAATCCTAGATATCAATATGCAGATGCTTTAGCAAACTGCGTTGGTTATGCAAGTGGAAGATTTAATGAAATTATAAATATTGCTAGAGAAACAACTGGTTGTACTTATACAACATTAAATTGTAATGCAGTAGGATTTAAAGAAAGAGCAGAAGCGGCTGGATTAAAAACAGGTTCTACTCCAAGACGTGGCGCTATCATGTGCTGGGGCAAGGAAGGTTATGCTGGACACGTTGCTATTGTTGAAAGAGTAAATAATAGTAATTCAGTATATACTTCAGAATCTGGATGGGGTTCAAGTGCTATATTTTGGAACAGTACAAGAAGTAATAATAATGGTAGATGGGGAATTGGAGCAGGATATTATTTTAGATGCTTTATCTATTTACCAGACGACGTACAAAAAGCTATAGATGCAGAAGAACCAACACCTACTCCACAACCAACTCCAAGCGACAAGTTTAATATTGGAGATAAGGTTATTGTTGACGGACCTTTATATGTAAGCTCTACTGCTTCATCACCAGCAGGTCATGTTAGTAATAAGGTGACTAATATAACAAGAAAGAATCCTGGTTCAGCACATCCATATAACACTACAGGAGATCTAGGTTGGATGGATGAAAGTTCTATCAAAAAATATGAAGAACCAACACCAGCACCTACTCCAGCACCATCTACAGAATTAAATGTAGGAGATGCTGTTGAAATTATTGGAACAGGAAATGGTAGTGCTTATGGTGGAAGTAATACTGCTTATGGAATTGGTTGGAAAAGACAAATACTAAAGATTTGGAATGGAAAACCTTACCCATATCAAGTAGGAAATAATACAGCAACCACTGGATTCTATAAAAAAGAAGCTTTAAGAAAGATATAAAAAAAGATAAGTGACTACCTAAAAAGGAGTCGCTCATCCTTGTAAGGAGGGGATAAAAATGTTAAATGCAATTTTACTTACTTTAAAAACAATGGGATGGCTTGGTATAATTTTAGGTCTTTTGGTTATTGTTAATACTATTTGTGGAACATTATATAACGTTGCTACAAAAAAAGAAACTTTTAGCTGGAAGAAACTATTTAAAGGAATTGGCAAGTCTGCTATATTTTATGTAAGCGCTGCTCTATTATCAGTTGCTTTTACAATGTTACCTTTTATAAACGAAATGATTGTTAATACATTTGGCGTAATATTATTATCTAATGATTTATTAAATGCTATGTCAAGTATTGGTGTTCTTGGCGTTGTAATTGGAACTATTATAGTTCAAGGTAAAAAGGCAATTGAAGGTGTTACTAAATTGGCTAATATTAGTGCAGATACTGAAGTTATAACTTGGAAAGTTGAAATCCCAGAAGAAGACGAAGAAAAGGACACAAAATAGTCCTAATATAATAGACGAAGGGAGGGGAAATCATGGAAATATTAAGAGATAAGACTATCAATGCTGGCACTGTAAAGCCACAAGATAAAATTATTAAGAATATTACCGGAAATACTATGAGTATTCAAATTGATGGTGACGCAAAACTTTCTATGAAAGGCTCTCATGCAAATTTTGAATCAAACGAATCCTATGTCATTGCTTTAATAAATATGACAACTCTCGATAAAGTAACTGAGACAAGTGCTCCCGGTCTTTACCTTGCTGTTGTGGAAGGCATAGATGAAATGGAATTAGAGATTTCTGGTAGTGGTGTTATACATTGGAAGGAATTAGGTGATTAATATGGCTAAGACAGACGGAGTAGCAAGAATAATCGCTCTTGCCGCTTTGGGCAAGAACGGTGGAGGTAGTACAGGCGGTACTACAAATTATTTAGAATTAGCCAATAAACCTAAAATTAACAATGTAGAATTAACTGGAAACAAAACATTAGAAGATTTGGGTATTAATATACCTGATTTAGAAAATTATTATACGAAAGAAGAAATAAATAATACTTTTCCAACGACAGAGGCTGTCGACAAAACTATTGAAGCTAATGAGAAGGAGACAAAAGAATACATTGATAAAGTTGCTAAAGGATTAAAAGTTTTAAAAGTGACTGGAGAGACGGGGACTTTAACAGATGAAGAATACAGCGCGGTATCAAAAGAACCTTACAATTATGTAATTCTAGGTTTAGGAGATCCATTATACTATTGTGGACAATCAGATCTAACAGGAGATTATATTTGGAGTTCAATGTACTCATACATTATGGGTTACCCATATTATAATATGTATTATAACTCAGGTAAGTATCTTTACTTAAAACCAGAAACTAAAGCATGGAGCACTGAAGAAAAAGATGAGGCAGTTCAAGGACCATTAATTGACCATTATGGTATTAGTTTGCCAAACTCTTTAATGAAAGATGCCTTAAGCGATACGAAATATTATAATGAGGGTGTTACTTTTATCTGTAGTGATGATGGAGATTATAAGAAGGGTCATATTTATACAATAAAAGTTGACAAGAATGGAGTAAAGAGCTGGGAGGACGTCACTCCAAAAGAATCTTCTGGAGGAGCAGATGCAAATGCTGTTTATACATATTATGCTCCATATTCAGATGAAGATTGGTTTACAGAAGAAAATGTAGCAAACATATTACAAACAGTAAAGGACAAGGGATATTCTAATTTTGAATTATGTACTTTAAATGGTAGTCATTATGCGTTAAGAACAGGCGGAAACTTACAAGCACTTACTACAACAGAAGAATATTATGAGTTAGAATATTTACAAAATGATTTAAAGAATTATGTCTACTATACATTTGCTACTCATTTAGATGATAATAATAAAATTGTTGTAGGAGGATTGGATACACAAACTTATACAGCTCAGGAAATGGTTGAAACTTATTTGCCAGAAACATTAGAAAAATTATCTGGTTATGATGGAGCAAAAAATCATTTAATATTACAAGCCAATGCAGGAAATTTAGAATGGGATTCACTATTGGATGGCGGAACATTCAGTAGCGATATAAATTAAAATAAGGAGGGAGAAAAATGGCTAATACATTAAAAATTAAAAGAGGTTTAAAAGCTGACATTAGTAAACTAACATTAGTAGCTGGAGAATTAGCAGTAGCATTAGATACTCAAGAACTATATGTTGGTGATAATGAAGGAAATGTAAAAATAGTTAAAGGTGGAGCTTCTGGAGCTGTTGAAAGTGCTGATAAATTAACAGTAGCAAGAACAATTACAGCAACAGGAGACGCAACTGGTTCAACTGCTTTTGATGGATCTCAAAATGTTGAGATGGCATTAGAATTAGCAACCAGTGGAGTAACTGCTGGCACTTATTCAAAAGTAACAGTTGATGAAAAAGGTAGAGTAACAGCTGGTTCTAATATTACTGTTGAAGATATCGGAGATTTATCAACAACTTTAGCTGGATTAGCAACTAAAGAAGAATTAGATGGATATGTAAAAACTACAGACCTAACTACTGAATTAAACAAGAAAGTAGATAAGGTAGCAGGAAAATCTTTAATCGATGATACAGAAATTACAAGATTAGCAAGTGTTAAAAACTATGATGACACCGCAATCAAAGCAGATATAGCTAAGAAAGCTGATGCAACTGCAATGAGTACAGCTTTAGAAGGAAAAGTTGATAAAGTTGAAGGAAAAGTATTATCAAGTAATGATTATACAACAGCGGAAAAAGAAAAATTAGCAGGATTATCTAATTATGATGACGCAGATATCAAAGCTTCTATTGCAACAAAAGCAAACAGTGATGATGTTTATACAAAAGAAGAAGTAAATACTGAATTAGGTAAAAAGGCTGACAAAACTGCAGTTGAAACACTAACAACAACTGTTAATGGAAAGGCAGACAAAGCAACAACTATTTCAGGATATGGCATTACAGATGCATACACAAAAACTGAAGTAGATGCAAAAGTATCATCAGTTTATAAATATAAAGGAAGCGTAGCCAATGAAGCAGCATTACCTACTGAAGGTCAAGTAATTGGTGATGTTTACAACCTAGAAGATACAGGAATGAATGTTGCATGGACTGGTGAAGGATGGGATAACTTAGGTTCTGTAGTAGACTTAACACCATACTTAACTAAAGAAGATGCAGGTAAAACATATGCAGCTAAAGCAACTACACTTGAAGGTTATGGTATTACAGATGCATATACTAAAACCGCAGCAAATACTGAATTAGACAAAAAGGTAGATAAAGAAACAGGAAAACAATTATCTACAAACGACTATACAACTGCTGAAAAAACAAAATTAACTGGTATTGCAACAGGAGCAGAAGTTAATAAGATTGATGCAGTAAAAGTTAACGGAACAGCTTTAGGAATTACAGACAAGGCTGTAAATATAGATTTATCTAATTACGCAACTAAATCTACAACATTGGCAGGATATGGCATTACAAACGCTTATACTAAAGATGAAGTTAATACTGAATTAGGTAAGAAAGCCAACAGTAGCGACGTTTATACAAAGACTGAAGTTAATGATGCTTTAGCAAATAAACTAAGTAATACAGACGTAATTGATGGGGGCACTTTCTAATAAGTGCTCCTTATTTTTTTAAAGAGGTGAGAACGAGATGGGCTCTATTAAAGAGAAAATAAAATATATAAAAGAAACAAAGAAATTGATAAGAGAGGCTATCATCGCTCAGGGCGTAGATGTGCCAGAAAACACTACATTTAGAGATTATGCGAACAAGATAGATAGCATAAAAAATACTACCCATGTATCAGATAATACAACGCTTGCGTCTGGTACAGCAGTAGAAAAGAAAATATATTATTTAAGTAAGACAAAAGAAAATATAAAAAGAGCTATCGTAGCAGCAGGAGTAAGTGTATTAGAAACGGACACTTTTAGAAGTTATGCTGACAAAATAGCTCAAATAAAAAAATAGGAGGGGTGAAAAATGGCTAATAAAATTACATGGGCTGATAAGGTAGCCCTTCAAGAAAAACCAGATGTTGTAGCAGAAAATAAGGTTACAGCAGCAGATATGAATCAAATTAAAACGGCTGTTAATGAGACAATAGATACAATGCCAAATAATTTGGTAAATGGAAAAGCCGAAGGAAGTATCAGATCTATTAGTGCTTATGATGAAGCAGGAAAATTATTGGGTGTATATGCACAAGCATTTGGAGTTAATACAATAGCATCAGGCGCTGAGTCTCACGCCGAAGGTTATGGCACCATAGCATCTGGTGATTGTTCTCATGCAGAAGGTGCTGGTACTAAAGCATCTGGTGATTGGTCTCACGCAGAAGGAATTGACACTACAGCATCAAATTCTAAATCCCACGTAGAAGGATATGGCGCTAAAGCATCAGGAGAAATATCTCATGCAGAAGGAAGCCGTACAACAGCGTCGGGTGTTATTTCTCATGCAGAAGGATGGGGGACTGTCGCATCAGGTGAATACCAGCATGTTCAAGGTAAAAATAATATCTCAGACACAACAAGTGCACATATTGTAGGTAATGGTACTGCAGCCGATAGTAAGTCTAATGCACACACTATTGACTGGTTAGGTAATGCTTGGTTTGCTGGCGATGTTTATACTGGTTCAACAAGTGGGAAAAACAAGGATAGTGGTTCTATTAAGTTGCCTGTTGTATATAGTGGAACAACTGCACCAAGTAATGACTTAGGAAAAGATGGAGACTTATATGTTTTATTGGATAGTTAGCGGGAGGTGAAGTAGTTTATGGCAAACATAGGTGGATATAGAGGATGGCATTTGTGTGCCAATATAGATTCAACGACATCAAGTTCGATTACTGTTTCAGCCTGGATTCATGCCGATTCTGGGTATTCTTGTGCTTGGGGAGCAAGAACTATGACATTTAGTTGTAATGGGACTACCCAAACCGGTTCAGTTAATGCTATGAATAATAGTGGTAACGCTGACAGTAACACTGTTACTAAAACTTTCAGTGGTCTATCTCAAAACACTACTTATACTATAAGTATTAGTTATGATATTAGGGCTACTTTATCAGGAAGCTCCCAAAAAACTTGGTCTGGTACCATTAGTGGTACGACAAAAGTTGGGACCGGTTCTTTTAACTTGAATATTTTAAATCCTGATGGTTCAGAACCATATCAAACGGGCGAAGCTGGAACTGTTGAGCAATCAATTAACGGCGGAAGTTATACAAGAGTATATAACGAAGGAGCTGATTCGTATGCAATAGGAACAACTTTTAATTACAGGAATTTTATTCCTGGGGCGCATAGGGAGCTATCTTCTGTAACTGGCATTAGTCCTAGTAATACAACAGGTCCTTGGAGCTTAACTTTATCTAGCAGTGGAGCATCTGTTAATTTTAAAACTGCTTGGAAGAATTACACTTTTAGGACATATAAGGGAGAAGGAACGACTGAAATTGCTACGATAACCCAACAATATAATACGACTTATAATGTTCCACACCCAACTCCGCCAACTGGATATATGTTTGCTGGTTTTTATACTCCTGGTGGTTCATTAAGCGATATAACTTCTAAAGATGCAATATTTGAGAATGGTCTTGGAGGAATTACTGTTTATAATAACAGTGCAAATGGAACTGTTACTCATACGAGAATACAAGATAATGACGGAGTTCCAGCGATATGTAAAAGTTTTGGGGACAGCACAGAAGCTTACTATATAAAAATAGATAAAGCAGCTGGAACAGCTTCTCCAGCTTGTGGAGGATTCTATTTATCAACCCAATCTGCTGCTAATCATATATATAGACATATTATATGGGCAAAAATACCTGTAGGTTATACAATTGGAGATTATCGTAATTCAATTGGTGATGGAGGACGTAGTGAATGGCTTACTGATACCGCCGGAACAGGTGATTGGTATAGATACGTATATGATGTTCACGCAGGTTCTTCTGGAACTTTTTCTACCCTAGGGTTTGTTGCAATAAAAGCAAATAATGGAGATGACAATGCTGCCGTTACTTGGTATGTATGTGCTACACAAGTAACAGATATAACAGATAATTATTCAACTTATACTTTTGACAGTAGCAGTTTTGCGGAATATTTTTATGCTCCAGTAGCTTATAATATTGCGTATGACGCAAATGGTGGAAGTAATGCACCGAGTACTCAAATAAAAACATATGGACAAAATCTTGTATTAAGTTCACAAATACCAACCTATGATGGTTATGATTTTGTTGGTTGGGCTGAGGCAGGGGGAGATACTATTTTTTCTCCTGGGCAAACAATCGCTGATTTATCTACAAACGGAGGAGGAACAATAAACCTTTATGCAATATGGGTTCAAGATCAGGCAAGATTAAGTGTAAATAAAAATTCGACTTGGTCTCAAGGAAAAGGATATTTCAAAAAGAATAATGAATGGAAGAAGATAAAAACAATATATACAAAAGTAAATGGAGAATGGAAAGCTGGACATTTAGAGAAACTAAAAAAAGAAAGGGAAAATGCATGTTGCTTCATAAAAGGTTCTCAAGTTAGAATATCTTTAGATGGAATTGCTAAGAATATTGAAGATTTAAAAGTTGGAGAACAGATTGTCGTTTACAATGAAGACGAAAAGAGATTTGAGTTGTCTACAGTTTCTGATATACTAAGAAACAATAATGTCACAGATAAAGCTACAATTATATTAGAAAATGGCATAACCATTGAAATGAATGCGTATCATCCTTTATTAACGACAAAAGGATATCACTCTTTGACAAAGCACGAAGATTTACCTTTATTGACAGATAAAGATATTCTTGTTACAATTAATGGAGAAATAGGAATAAAACAAATAGTTAGGGAAACAATTGAACCAACTGTGATGTATAATTTATCAATAAACGGGAAATATCACAACTATGTTGTTAATTCTGTTGTCGCTCATAACGCACAGTGTCCTACAAATAACAGGGGATGATATAAAATGGCAAATCAAATAAAATTAAAGAGAGGATTACAGAAAAATTTACCTTCTAATCTGTCAGAGGGCGAAATTGTAATAACTACCGACACGAATAAATTATATTCTAAGAATGGACTATTGGATTCTAACGTAGAAGTTTCTACGACGGAACCTTCTAATTCTGGTGTTGATGTTTGGCTTAACCCATCTGGTTCAACTGACACTAGTGATTTACAGTTACAAATAGATGTGCTTAATAACAAACTTAGTGCATTACAAAATATAGAAGTAAAAGATTGCACTTTGGCAGATGGCGTTACTGGAGAAGTCACCGCATACAGATTTGGTGGTAATATCGTTTATATAGCTGGATTAGTTATTCTTAGTAGTGTTGGAACAGGAAGATGGAATTCTATATGTACAATTCCTTTTCCTCCTAAATATACCAATAGAACAACAGATTTCTCAATTGAGAATAACGGAAATGATGTTGCAGCACATGCTAGGATACTGAATAATGGAATGTTGAGCGTGTATCCTACAACAACTACATTAAGTGGTTTAGGATCTACAGATGTTCCATTCTTTATATCACATTTTTATTATTAAAAGAAAAGGAGAGATAAGATATGAGTAATACAATAAGAATAAAGAGAGGTAAGTCTAATAATTTATCAGTGAGTAATTTGCAAGATGGAGAATTAGCTCTTACTCTTGATACTAATAGGCTTTATACCAATAAGGGACAAATTTCTCCAGATAATGTATATGTCGGAGATGCGGAACCTACGGATTCAAGTGTAAAATGTTGGATTTCTCCATCTGGTAAAATGGATTTAAGTTCTTTGTGGGATCAGATATATCCAGTTGGTTCTATTTATATTACTGTAAATGCGACCAGTCCTGCTGTATTGTTTGGCGGTGTTTGGGAAAAAATAGAGGGAAGATTTTTAATCGGAACCGGTTCGAATAAGGCTAATACAACTAGTTATTGGGGAGAATTACCTGCAAATAATCATGCAATGCCAGTTAAAGAGATGGGCGGAGAAGCTAAGCATATTCTTTCTGTTCAAGAAATGCCTAGTCATCAACATGAAATATCATTAGTAGATGGTGGAGACCTTTACACAAGCTCTGTTGAATGGAAGGTAACTCAAACAGGTAGAACCTATTCCGGAGATATGATTTCTGCAACTGGTAATGACCAACCTCATAATAATATACCACCATATTATGCTGTAAATATGTGGCAAAGGATTTCGTGAGTTTAAAAAGGAGATGATATAAATGGCTCAGATAAATTGTGGAACTTTATATGGGTATCAGAATAATAATACTGCTTATGGTGCTTTTACCGTTTACTTTGCTTATGATGGCACTACAAGAAATGGCACAACTGTTACTATTACTAATCCTAGAGTTATATGTACAGAATATGCTGCAGATGGATATACTACAAATACTATTTTTATCAATAGTGTGACTTTAAATGGAACTAGTTTGGGCATATCAGGGTCATTTAAAGGAAGCGATTACTGGAAAGGTAAATCATGGACTAGCACTGGGGTAGGTACTAAAAGCGTAAGCGCAGATGCGTCTTTAACATCATTAACAGTTTCAATAAGTTGCGGCAGAAGCGGAGCTCAGTATAATCAAACTTTAACTGGTACAATTTCGGTTGCTGCAGGAAATTACACTGTTTCATATAATGCAAATGGCGGTACAGGTGCTCCATCAGCACAAACAAAAGAACATGATAAAACTTTAATATTAAGCACAGTAAAACCAAACAAAGCCAACACGAGTACAGCTGGCTATATAATAACATTAAATGCAAATGGCGGTTATGTATCCACTCCTGAATTAACGCAATATAATACTACTTCATATGCTTTTAGGTCTTGGAATACAAATTCTTCTGGTACTGGTACTACATATAATTCTGGAGGGAGTTATACTGCAAACGCAGATGTAACACTTTATGCCATTTGGAATACTAATACAACGAAAGGGTCTGTTATGTTACCTACTCCTGCTAGGGCTCATTATAGTTTTGTTGGATGGGGGACAACAGCTTCTGCAACGACTGGTGTCACTGGTACTATTACACCAACTTCATCACAAACGCTATATGCCGTTTGGGAAAGAACGCCAAGTCTAATAAATTGGAGAGATTCTAATGGTAATTTTACATCAGGAGGCACCATAGGCGTTAAAGATTCTAATGGTAAGTGGGTAGTTATAAATAAAATAAAATTAAAGAATAGTTCTGGTGTATGGGAAGAACACTAAAAGAGGGGTGAAATGAGATGAGTAATAAAATCAAACTTAAAAGAGGCTTATCTTCTAAGATTAATTCAGTCGTATTAGACGATGGAGAGGTCGCTCTTACGACAGATACAAACAAATTATACTCAAAAAAAGGAGAAATTGCTCCTAATAATGTTTATGTTGGCACCTCTGAACCCTCAAATAATAATATAGAGTGTTGGATAAATCCTAACGCAAGTTTCGATCCGACTGCCTATTTTGATAGAATATATCCAGTGGGTTCTTTGTATATGTCTGTTAGTTCAACTGATCCATCGGAGTTATTTGGAGGAACTTGGACAAAAATCGAAGGAAGTTTCTTATGGGCTACAACATCTACTCCAAAAGTTACTGGTGGTAGTAAAACTACCGATAGTACAGTCTTAACAATAGACCAAATACCTAAGCATAGTCATTATGTACAAAGTTACAGAGGCAGTGCTCAATGGGATGTTGGTTATTTATGGTCAAGAGCTGCTGGTGAGTCTGATGGTAATGCTGAAGGGGGACAAAATAACGATACTGGTAATACTGGTGGAGGTAAAGGACATACTCACACATTTATGCCACCCTATTTTGAGGTTTATATGTGGTATAGAATTAAGTAAAAATAGAAAGGAGGCGAGATAATGGCGAATACAATAAAAATAAAGCGTGGATTATCTAGTAATATTGACAATACCACTCTTGCTCAGGGTGAGTTGGCAATTACGACAGATACTAATGAATTGTATGTGGGAAAAGAAAGCGGAAAAGAAAAGATAAATGTGCAAGCGAATTACAACCAAAACGATGAGAAAGCTGCTGATTATATAAAGAATAGACCATGTTATAAAGAATCTCCGTTTGACCTTTTAGTAAATAAAGAAGTATCATTTACGAAATATGAGAATGGGACTGGAGCATACTGTGAAGTATTATCAGACATTAGTAACTTATCAAAAGTATCCAAGAATTCAGTACTTACCTTGTTGGTTGGTACCGAGACAGTTGACTTAACCTATACAGACTTACTTTCAGATGAATCGGCTTTTGCATTTGAATCAATAAGTGATGGTATATATGTATATATAAAAACTGATTTTACTGGATTGGGTATTAAGTTAATAGGGTCGGTTGATTCAGATTTCACTGAGACTATTACACTGTCAGGTTCTGATATATATAAATTAGATTCTAAGTTTGTACAATCATATCCAGATATTGATTTAAAACCGTATCTTTTAGGTTTCTCTGACTTAATAACTGGAACAGAATATACTAAACCCACCATTGTTGGGATGAGGGATTCTGATAATTATGACGGATTAAGAGTATACTTAGTTAGTGATGGTATTGTCTTAAGAGAACCACCACATTAATATAAAGGAGGTAAAATAAATGGCAAAGGAGGCACAAATACTTTTTGAATTTGAAAATAGTGGAAATAAACTTATACACGATAGACCCATTAACTATTCAGATCATTATTCTGATAAATATTTTAACATTTCTATGATACAAGAAATTATTGATGGTGTTATTACTAATGAAGCTGATACATATCACTTACGAAGTGCTTATATTAAAGACATTGAATTTATATGGCAAAAAGATATATCAAATTATTGTAATGTATATAAGCATTTAAAAATTTATGGTGATAATTCTAATTTTAAGATTAAATATAGTTCAGATGATATAAATCCATTGGAATTACCTATATCTAATAACGAGGAATTCTATTTATATAAATTAGGTGACCCTATAACATTAAACGTAAAATGTCAAGACCTTTGGTACAAAATTACTGTGACTGATCAAAATACTTTAACTTATACTACATCAGACAGTTCTGATTTTAATCTATTACCTAGCCCAGAAAAGAATAATATTGTATATAAAGATGATCTAGATAGATATACATATTCTAAAATCAAAGTAGGTGATAACTTAAAGGGAAAAAGACTTGGATTGCGTAATGATGAAAAAGCAGTTAACAAATTTTTATATAATATTACAAAAGACAATTATATGCATCCTATAATTAGAGGTAAAGATGGTTCAAATATAGCATATGAAAATAAAACAGAAAATTCATATATAGGATTCTATATTAAGTATGCTAATAATACATCAACATATTACAGTAAGGGCTCAGTATCTTTTATAGGGTCCGGGTACAGACCATCAGGTCAAACAATTATTAAATGTACTGAAGACTTTATTGTCACATCTATATCTGCTGGTTGGGACGATATTCTCATGATAATCGATGAAGTACCGCTTCTTTCAACAAAAGAAGATAAATCTAATAAAGTATATACCATTGATACTAATAATACTTATGCTCATTATGATTATCCTAATGTTAATTCTGTCATAGAATACGTACAAAATTCAATAGATGGTATACAAAAAACAATCAATATTCAAAAAGATTCTTCTATTACTGAGACTGGTGTTGGAAAATTAGATATTGCGTCTGCGAATATTTTTACTAGTACAACTGAGCCCCATTTTTACAAAGTGAGAGTAGCTGATACAACATTATATAATGGTATTCTTTACAATGGAACAGTTCCATTTAAAAATGTTACTGATGATTCTCTAGTACGCATCCAAAAAGATGCTGTAATATATTATGCTGGTGGAGTGGCTTATTGCTTTACTGGAGAAGGTATTTACAGTCTTTTATGGGATGACACTGAAAAGAAAGGTTGGGTTACAAAGGTTAAAATGGATAACGAGTCTTATTATGTAAGCGACATGGAAATAGATACATTACCAAATATAACCGTGACTGCAGGAGATTTTGTTTGGGATGCGACTGCTAAGACATTAACAGTAAAGGGTGCAAAAAATACGACAAAGACTGCGACAATTAAGTTCAATGAAGATGTAGATGGTGTATATTATTCTTTGACTAATTCGAGCTCAACAACAGGAAGAATGGGGATACTCTCAGCAAAAATAAATAACGAGGATTATTATATTGGACTACTACAAGGATTTGGGACTCATTATTCTCAATGGAATATGAAAAAAAATGATGTAGTAACGATTGAATATACTGGAGATTCTACAGCAACTGCTGATGATGAATTTGTATTTAAAATAGAACATTGGCAAAAACCAAAACAAACAACTTCAGCAGCGTCTTTTGCTAATTATATTGTTGGAAACTCAGAATTAAATGTTCAAATGAATGAAAGCTCACTACGCACAGACGTTTTAAATATGAAATATGATATGGATGGATATCACAACCATTTTTATCAAGATTATCATGGGTATGTTTTACCAACTTGTACAATAACTAATGGGACTAATGGTTTCAATCATCCAGACAACTCTGTCGATTTTAGCGCATCTTCTGCCGATGGGATGACATATGAAACAACCCTTACAATAACACAAGAAAACATGAGTACAATGGGATTTTTAGCAACTATTACTTCTTCAAAAGAATCTGCTACATGGGGAGAATGTACATTGAAAATTGAGAATACTACTAAAAATAGAGTTTTATTAGAAACGAGCGAAATAGGAGAATCGAGAACGATGGGGGAAGTAAATACTGGGGACAGCGTAAAGATAACTCTTACTTGTTCAGAAAATGTTTATACTCCAATGGAAGTAACAGTATCTGCTGTAATGTATTCAACTTGGGAAACAACTTCTATAGTAGAAAATGTTATTTATTCAGAATCAATGATGGAAGAATTCATAACAGATCAAAAAATCGGTTATTTAAAAAACGAATTAGAGCATGCTAAAGCAGCACAAAAACCACAAATACATACTGGAACATATCCAAACTTACAATTAAACTTAAATGCAGCAAGTGACAATTCTGAATGGAGAATCGGGCAAGGAAGCCAAGGAAATTGTACCTTAACAATCGGATTGGACACTTCTGAAATTGGAGAAGAGAGTACTTTTGGATGTACAGTTGTATTCAAAACACCTTATCGCTCTACTGCAACGACAGCGTTCTCTTGGGCTGCTGATTATGGTGACTTAGTGAGTATCGTTGGGGATGATGTAGTAGATGGTATATTTACACCACAACTACTAAAAGTGTATGAAATGGTATTCACTTGGAATGGCTTCGTGATGAACTGTGTTGTTAAAGGAAGTAAATACACAGCGCCACAGGAGTAAAAAATTATGATAGGGATTAAAAGAAGAAGCAGTGTTTATTATCCAATAAAAGAATATTATAAAAGAAGAATAATGGTTGGAGACGTATTGGCAGGCAGAACATTATATACAGACTTTCCTGATGATTTTATTAATATTGTTGAATTTGATGGCGGATACGCTGATAGAAGTATTTGTGAGTATAATAATAGTTCATCAACGGCACTGGGTAATCGGATTCATGAATATTTAGATGATCCATCTGAGTATGGTATTTATGTTGGAGCTACAGGATATGGTGAGACTATATATTTTTATAATCTTGAAACAAATAAATTGGAAGTAAATAAAAATGAGTATAAAATGTCAGATACAGTACAAGATGTTACTGAAGTTACTGATTGTCAAGCATATAGACATATTTATATTAAAGATCCTAATATAAGACCTTTAAAAGTTGGGGATGCTCTTAAGAATGGTACTAAATTATATTTCACTATTCCAGATAATATTACTAAATTATATTCTGAATATAAATATACAAGTTCAACAAGGAGTAAAGTAAGATCTAAAACTCCTATATTAAAAGCAGCACCTTCAACAGATTCCACAACAGATACTTTAATAAATAAATTTCTTAAGGTAACTTATTATCCTGATAGCACAGAACGAAGAGCATCCGTTACAAATCTAATCTTAACAGATGGAAGTTCTAATATAGATATATTTAAAGCAACTTATAATCAAAGTAATTTTTATAAACCAGAAATAAATATATCAATATACACTGTAACAAACACAACAGTAATCTCTAATTACAATGAATTTGATTTTTGGTCTCAGTTTATTCTAGTTGATGAAACTACATTATAAGAGCCTTGAGCTCTTTTTTGTTTGACAAAATGCGTGTTATATGGTATACTGTATTAAATACTGTAGATGGTTTATCAATACTATATAATAGGAAAAGGAGGGGATGGATATGGCTTATACACCTACCGCATGGCAAGACGATGAAACATTAGTAAATGCACAGCGTATGAATAATATTGAAAGTGGAGTAAAGAGTGCTAACGATAATAAGTCAGATATTAATCATAATCATGATGACAGGTATTCAAAATTAGACCATAATCATGATGATAGATATGCGAAGAAAGATGAGACATATACAAAGACTGAAATTGATTTAAAAGTAAGTCCAATTAAGAAAGAGATAAAAGATTTGCAAAGTGACGGCGCAACAGTTAACGATAAACTTACTGTTTTAGAAAAAGAAACTTCTTTGTTGAGAGGAGACGTTAGAACCAATACTCGAAGTATTAGTACTGCTGAGGAAAATCTAGGAATATTGAGTGAATTAAATACAACAGATAAGAGTAGCTTAGTAGCTGCCATTAATGAAGTAAATATTTCTGGTGGAGGAGGTTCTGGAACAAAAAATTATGAAGAGTTGTTCAAGAAACCTCAAATAAATGGAAAAGAATTAATTGGAAATAAGACATCCGAGGAACTGGGATTGGTTTCATCTGGCACAGGTAATGCTCAAGAAGTTATATTTGATGATGGTGAGACACTACAAGCTAAATACGAAGATGGCGGAATTAGAGGCCCACAAGGTCCAAAGGGTGATAAAGGAGACCCTGGAACACAAGGAGAAAGAGGATTAACTGGTCCTCAAGGACCTCAAGGAATTGCTGGTCCAAAAGGTGAACAAGGAGAACAGGGATTAGTTGGTCCTGAAGGTCCTCAAGGACAAAGGGGTCCGGCTGGTCCTCAAGGTCCACAAGGTCCTATTGGAAACATTGGATTAACTGGTCCAAAAGGAGATAAGGGGGACACTGGGCCTAGAGGTATTCAAGGAGAACAAGGGCCTCAAGGTGAAACTGGAAGTATTGGTCCACAAGGAGAACAGGGACCAAGGGGAGACAGCTTTAGAATAACAGATGTGTTAGACAATACAAAGTTATTACCAGATGTTTCCACAGTTACAACTAATTTTGCTTATCTTGTCCGAAAGAATGAAGAAGAAGTAGAGTATGAAGATGGAGCACACTTATTTATATTATTAGCAGGAAATAGTAATTGGACTGACAATGGTCCATTTAGTGGAGTTGAGGGTCCTCAAGGTCCACAGGGATCACAAGGTGAACAAGGGCCACAGGGGATACAAGGAGAAACAGGAAGTTCATTCCAGATTTATGATACGTTAGAGACTTTTGCTTCTTTGCCAGAACCATCTACAGTTACGAATAATAATGTTTATTTAATACTGAAAGATGAAGAAGGAAATACCTTTTCAATACCACATGTTGCAGTTTTACTTATAGCAAGTCAAAGTTGGTATGATGTAGGTCCTATGGGTACACAGGGACCTCAAGGAGATATTGGTTGGGGTGTTTCAGAAGGAGGAACTACAGGACAAGTATTGATTAAAAATAGTGATACTGATTATGATACTAGTTGGAAAACTTTGATTCAAAAAACAACAGCAGAGTGTGTTTTGGCAGAAGGATGCTCTACCGCTTCTGGACACACACCAGTCGCAATAAAAGAAGCTTTTACTGGTGTCGTTCAATTAAGAGGGTTAATTAGCAGAGAATTGACTTTAGGCACATGGAATGCTTTATGTACAATACCGGAAGGGTATAGACCTTCTGACACAAGAGATTATATGTCTCCTAATAACTCCAATGACATCGGAGTGCACATTAGAATACTTAACGATGGAAATATACAGGTGTTCCCGACTGCTACTACTGCAGTTACTAATGAAACGCCAATTTACATAGATACGATATATATGATTTAAGAGAGGTGAGAAGATGGAGAAGATATTTATAAGAGAACGAATTAATGCCGTTGATTACAATAATGTAAATCAATGTCTTTTGTTTACTTCTTCAGATGCGGATATAGAAGGAGGAATTGTTAATGTTAACCTTGAAAGCGATGTGGCTGGATGGTATCAGTTAACATTTGACGCTCCTGCTTTTATATTAAAAAATGGAGAGTTAATAGACAATCCAATATTAAGACATTTATTTCCCTTGTCTAAGTTAAAGTATACACGCATTACAAAGACGGGAGATAAAGAAGAAGAATTAATATTATATTTTATAGTTCAACCAGAAGAAGATAGCCGAGACGAAAGTGGAATAGTTCTAAAATCTTATACTTGTATTGATTATCCAAGACATAATTTATCTAAGGCTAAAAACGGTATAACTATTGGAGAAGACACTTTAGACAAAAAACGTTCTATGACTCCCAACAATGAGGTTCCAAACGTAGATGGAAGAGTTATTTATGTCAAGGCTGACGTTCAGTCACGAATGAATTTCAACAATTATTCAGAATTAGGTGGTTGGTTAGATGCATTGCCTGGAGCATTTGCTTATATCCCAAGTGAAAACAGAGCATTCAGATTAGTAAATACTGACCCAAGTAAAAAGGACTTGAATGATGAAAGCAAATTCATCAACTGGCATGAGCTAGAAGTTAATTCAGAAACAGGAACTTTTCAAACTTGTACAAAAGATAACGATGGTAATATTATTCCAGAGCCAGTATGGAGTCCTGAATGGGGAGGATATCCATTAGCACCAGATCCAAACAAATATGATTACGGTTCAATTGGAATAAATGATATCGACCCTGCTATTGTTCAATTCTATTGGGATACCGTATGGTTTAATCCAGAAAAAACAATGGGTCGTTATGATGGATTGTTATATAGAGAAGGTAGTAGACTTTTATATGATATATATAAAACTTTGGACTTTGAATTTCCAAGTGATTTCTTAGGGACTAGGTATAAAGCGGAAAACTTGGACGATACTGTTCCTTCTTATACTGGTGGAGCAACAATGTATGTTATTGAAACCGGGACTGTTTGGGAATATGTAAATGATGCTTGGGAAGATACACATAAGAACAAAAGAGAAGTATTTAAGACAAAAGATACTTTAAAGGGAAAATGGGCTAAATTAGATCCGCAAAAACCTTATCTTGCGCCAAACTATGCCGATAAATATTTAGATTATATCTTAGAAGGCACTGGATGGAAAGTCGGAGAAGTAGATAAGATATATATAGATAATGGAATTGTTAAATTGGCAGAAGATGGTGTCGTTAGTCCAGAAAAGGTTGAATTGACACCTTATTTATATTTTGACAATTCTAATGCATACAACGCAATATCTGAATTATGTAACGCTTTTAAATGCTATCCTCGTTTTGACCATGTTAATAAGACTGTTAATTTAAAGTCGGTCCCCGGAGAAGATAATGGGTTAACATATCTTTACAGAGATAATTTGAAAAGTAGTAGAATTACTCAGGATGGAGAAAAAACCGTATCCAAATTATGGGTATACGGTGGAGAAGACTTAAATGGACAAGTGTACATACAAGATTGTAATAGAGTAAACCCAGAGTATTATTTGGCAGATTACAATTCTTTGGATGATTTAAATAACAGAGTATCTAATCCTAGAGAAGGACAGTATGCTAAAATTAGTCTAAAGAAATATACTTGGAACCAATTGATAGAAAAAACAAAAAAAGATGGCAAAAGATTGCCTATTACAAATACATTCTTAGTTGGTGAATTGCCAGTTAGTTCTTGGGGAACTGGAGCTATACCTGAAGTAAACAGTTTAGACCAATTGCCTGCAACAGGAGAATTGGGACAAACAGTATTTGTTAGAGAACAAGATTCATATTATTCTTGGATTCCAGAAGCGAATGCTTGGTTCGATACTTATTTAAGCTCAGAGCCTTCTGAAGTAAGTGATATTATTACTTTTGAAAGAAGATTTGATAGAGAAAATGATCAATGGGTAGATAAAGGACAATTCTATCATTGGTGGGAAGTGTTATCTCCATATGCAGATAACTATATAATGGATTTCTCTTATTTCTTAGACAGAAAACTAATGACAGAAGAACAGGTTAATGACATTAAATATAATTTCATTTTGCCGATAAGTCATTTGAATAAAAAAAGAGCTCCATTGCTTAAAGAATATAGCACATTAAGTCAAGAATTATTAAATTGGAATAATACTTACGATGAAAGTAAAATAGCAGCAGAGGCCATTGATAAGTCTTTAAGAACAACTTATGCAATTTACGAGATAAAAGATGGGGTTACTTCATTAAAGGAGAGTGGAGTTTATGCCTATCCTCCTGGAGCTGACTTTAAGACAGAAGGATGGAGCTTAGCTGAAGTTCAATATTCAAAATCAGATGCAGTAGAAGTGCCAACTTTTGATAAAATATCAGAAGCTTTTCCAAATCCTAAAATAGGTAATATGGTAAAAGTAAAAGACACCGGAGATGTCTACTGGTATGCTAATACATATTCTTTTAAAGATACAATTAGTTATTACTTAGGTTGGAATGAGGGAGACCTTAAAGATTCAAAAGCAGATGCAGAGAAAAGAGAAAAAGAATGGCTTTATAGTCCTGATGGAAGTTTGGAAGCTAGAAATAGAGGCACTGGTCTTTTTGAAGAATTAAGAGAACAAGAATTATATCCTAAAACAAATTACGACACCGCTAGTGACGCATTAAAATATTGGTTCAATCCACCTGCTAATATCGATATGATACCAGATGGAATGCCAGGTGATCCTAAAGAGACTTCTTTAGCTCACAATTATTATAATGCAAGAAACAGATTAGTAACAGAAGAAATAAATAAGCAATATGCTTTAGAAAAAATCGCAGAAGTAGAAACTGCTATTACGCTATTGCTCGAAAGAGTTGAAATATTAGAAAATAAAATCACTTCATTAGAGCATAGTCTTAGAGAAAAATATGGCGATTACATTGTAGAAGGTGTATTTACTGACGATACAATGGTTTATATTTATAATTTATGGTATGCGGGATTAAAAGCATTAAACTTATATCATAGACCTTTAATTACTTATGAATTAGGTGTTGTTGATGTTTCTGGTTTACCTGAGTATTCTACAATGACTGAAGACGTATATCACGATATCGTATATCGTTTAAATAAACCAGAGTTAGTGTTACCTAATCCAGGAGATTATTGTTATGTTACAGATAATAAACTTGGTATAGTCAAGGAAAAGGCTAATATCACAAGCGTCGTAAGAAGTTTATCTAATCCTGCAAATCATCAAATAACGATTGAAACAGTAGACACAAACACAGAAGAATTAATAGGCAAGTTGGTTACAGCAGCTAATACTATTTATTCTAAGGAACAGATATATAATCGTAGTGCTGTAATTAAGTCGGATGGAACTATCGCACAAGATACTGTTAGTGCTTCATTAGATGATAATAGTGGTAAACTAACTATAATGTCTAACAATGGTACGGTTTTATTGGGCGAAAATGGCATTATTACGACAGACAGAGAAAATGCAGATTTAAAAATGCAATATACGGGAAAAGGTATATTCTCATCAACCAATGGCGGAACGACATGGGAGAATATATTAAACGCGGGAAAAATTAGTATCAAGGCCTTATCGGCTGGAACAATTGATTCTAATACGATTTCTGTATCTAATATAGGAAAGACAGCTAATATTATAATTGATGGTAAAGGAATTACTGCTATTAGTAAAGATGGAGTGGATGCTTCTTCCCCAAATATTATACCAGATGATAAAACTTCTTTCTTCTTAGACGCAAAAAGTGGAAATGCTTATTTTGCAGGAAGAATAAAAGCTAAAAGCGGAGATATTGGTGGATGGGACATTAGTGGAACTGCTCTTAAAAAAGGCGGAGTTGGAATGAGTTCCGATAATAGTAGTTTAAATAATTACGCTTTTTGGGCTGGTAATACAGACCCAAGTCAGGCTAAATTCTGGGTAAAGCATGATGGTACAATGAGGGCAACTAAAGCAACCATAGAGGGAAATTTAACTGCTAATACTGGAAAAATTGGTAATTGGACTATAAATAATGGAGCTATCACTAATGGAACTACATCTTTGAATTCAGACGGTTCGTTTAAGAGTGGAAATTTTAGAGTAGATACTAATGGTAATGTTTATGCCACAAATATAAATGCTACCGGTGGAACTTTTAATAGTATAACGGTTGGTGGAAATAGTTCTTTTAGTGGAGCTGTTTATGCCAGTTCAGGTTCTTTTAAAGGAAGAGTAGAGGCAACAAGTGGGTCTTTTACAGGGACTATTTATGCAAATAGTGGAAATATTGGCCCTTGGCGTATTAACAGTAATGGTTTTTATAATAAAAGCGAGTCTAGTTATTTATACACGGACGGCAGAATAAGGATGAAAAGCAATAAATGGTTCTTTAACGTTGGAAATGAAGGAGCTTTATATGATGCCAACGGAGTTTCAATAAGTACATATGGAGCTGGAGGATACATAACACCCAAGAGTGGTGAACTTTCCTTAATTTCAACGAGTACAACATCTATTAGATGTGATAAGGGTCTTAGTTCAGTAATTTTTTACCAAGGGAATGGTAATGTTGGTTTTACTGGTTTAGATTTGTACAACATAACAAGAGGAAAGGACGTAAGTCCTGGTTGGTTTGACTGCGAGAGTTTTGGCGGAACTCCAAGATTGAAGATCGAGCATGGAATTATTGTTGATTTTGAAAGATAAAGTAAAAAAGAGAGCATTAGCCCTCTTTTATTTTTTAAATACTTCTTTTATTTTATCTAATAATGTCTTTTTATTTATCGGACACTTATCTGTTCCACATTTTCTGATTCTACAGTTTTTTGGTCCTGGACATTTTCTAAGCACAATACCTCACTCTCCATTTCTTTTAATGCTTTATATAAATTCATCAAATCTTCTTCTGAATTATAAATTCCCAAACTCACTCTACAGGTCGATAATCCAAACAAGTCTTTAGTCAATTTAGAACAATGATTTCCAGCTCGAATAAAAATATTTTTCTTGTCTAAATAATTCATAACATCTAACGCTTCAAATCCATCTATATTGAATAATAAAATTGGACTTTGAGGATTAGAATATATTTTTATTTTGGGCAATTTAGATAGTAATCTATGTGCGAATAATCCAAGATATAAGTCTTGCATTTGTATTATATCCCAGCTTTGACTTAGAGTTAGAGCGGCATCCGTACCTGCAAATGCACCGGGGACATTTTCTGTTCCTGCGTACATTTTATCATTATTGTCTAAGAATTCATATTCTCCTTCAGGAAGAAAATATTTATTCATTCCTCCTCCAACTTTCATTGGTCTTATAAAATTTGGTATCTTTGCATATAATACTCCAATTCCCTTAGGTCCATACATTTTATGTAGGGAAAATGCTAAGAAATCAATATTGCACTCTGTTACATTTATTGGAACATGGGCTGCTCCTTGAGCGTGGTCTACAATAAAAGTAATATGTTTTTCTTTTGTAATAGTTCCAATCTCTTTTATTGGTCTAATTTCTCCCGTTGTATTGGTCATACTAGATAAAAGAACAATATCAGGATTATATTCTTTGACAGCTTTATTAAAGTTTTCTATCGATAGAGTATAATCTTCTTTTAAATCTATATATTTTATATCAACAATGTTTTTACCAAATACCATCCAGGGCATTATTGCCGAAGCGTGCTCTAATTTAGTTGTCAATAAGACAGCTTTTTTCTTTATTTTGTGAAGCATATTGCAATATGAATAAGCTATAAGATTTAGCCCTTCTGTTGCTCCTGTCGTCAATATAATATTATCTGATTTAGCTCCAATAAAGTCCGCATATACTTGTAAAGACCAATCTTTTAATTGTTGAGTCCAACGAGCACCGCTATAAGAAGCTCTTCCAATGTTGTAATTGTAATTAGAATATACTTTTATCATACTAGATAAACAGCTCCCTAAAATTTGAGAAGTATTGGCACTATCCAAATATGTGAACTTTTTATTTTGTTCAAAGTATGGAAATAGTTTTTGAAAATCATTGTCCATATTTTACCTCCTATTTGGTACCGCTACTACCAAATCCTCCAGATCTTTCTGTTTTTACGATTTCTCCACAAGTGTAATATTTTTGAAACACTCCCTGTGCAATTCGATCTCCTTCTTCAATAACAAAATCTTCTTTACTATTGTTTTTAATGCAAATGAAAAAATGACCTTCGTTTTTAGGATTGTTGTAATAATCTGCATCTATAATATTTACACCCGCAGGCAATATAATATCTTTAGCTCCATAAGAACTTCTTATATAAATAAAGAATGCTTCATTTCTTGGCATTTTTATCTTAAAACCTGTTGGTATTTTGGCTATTTCGCCTGGTTTAAGAACAATTCGTATAGGAGAGTATAAATCATACGCTGCGCTATTCTTTGTCGCTCTACGGGGCTGAAAATGTAGTTTAAATGACCCTCTAAAATGTGGATCATAAAAATTACATTTTTTTAATTCTTCCGTTTTTTCTATTTCTTGTCGAGAGACCATCTCAAATTCTCTACGCTTCAGTAGCATGACTTTTTTCCTCCTCTTTTTTATTTTGCTCTTCAATTTCTTTTGCTGTTCTAAAATCTCCGAAATATATTCTTGGGTACTCTTCTAATGTGACAATTTCTCCATTTGGTCCATCTATACAATAAGGTTTACCGTCAAATTTATCAGCTTCTTTGAATACATTAGAAGCTCTGTTGTTTTGATAAACTTTTACTTGATTATCTTCGTTATGTTGGATACCAACTTCATTCCACTCATCATCTTCAAGAGTTAGTGGCATAAGCGGTTTAAATCTAAGTAGTCGATCAAGATAATTTATTGCTATGGAAGCACTGAATCCACTATGACCGCAATCTGCAAAAGCATTTACTACTTTTAAGATACCGTCATTAAATATTTTTTGCATACGTATATCTTCTTCGTCCCCATCTGTTTTTGCTTCTTCTAAAATCAAATCCAATTCGTGTCGAGCATGTCTTACAAGTGCATTTTCTTGTTCCTCTATTTCATTTTCTATAATTGTTTCTGTTTCAATTTCTTGGGTATTTAATTCCATAATATTATTTCTCCTTTCTCAAACGTTTTTTGTATATCTATTAAGCGTTGATTTGATGATCCTCTAAATGGACAGTCAAGAGTTCTTTTGTTAAAAATAAAAGGACCATCAACAAGTACGTCTACTTTTGATATCAAATCCATATACATTAACGGAATTTGTTCAAAAATGTAACCTGTATAAAGCCATATATCAAGATCTTTGGCTTTTGCTCTGTCTATTATAGCTTCTGCCATTTTATAGTTCTCTGGTTCCAATGGATGTCCTCCCGACAATGTAATTCCCGCATCTCCAGAGTTTATTGTTTCTTCTATTAACTTGTCTATGTCTGCTTCTGAGATTTCTTTTCCATAATCAAAAGACTGAGCTTCTGGATTATGACATCCAGGGCAGTTTCTACGACAACCAGAAAAGAAAATAGTAGTCCTTAAACCAGGACCATCAACAACACTATTATGTATTACTCCCGCTATTTTAGTCATATTTCCTCCTACTGATGGATATCTACCATCGTGATATACAAATCTTCCCCTTTGTAATCACTGTAATCTCGAGCTTCATTTAAAATATCAAACCACTCTTTTCCACCTTGCCCAAATTCTTCAAGCCATTCTTCGCCCTTATACTCTAAGACAACTCCATAAGGAGAGTTGAACTCAGGTTCAGAAAATCCCATAAAGTCTTTAAGTTTCATTGTGTCCGCCTTTTCTCCTCTATAACTTTCAAGTAAATTACTCCAGCGTCCTCCAACTACAAACCAATCACAAAAACCATTTGGATTATATTCTTCATATATTCTATTATTATCATCTACGTAACACCCGTCTTGATCGGCAACAAATTCAATTCTTTCACGTTCTGTTTCTTTGGACATCAATTCTGTCAATACTGTATCATTCCAATCATGATCTTCTCGCTTATTCTTTTTAAGATAAGAAATGTACTCTTCTACTTGTTCTAAAGATTCTTCTAAACTATTTGTTCGATATGCTTTTTCATAATAGTTTGAATTATCCCAGCAAAATCTAGAAAACCATTCTTCGTCAAGATGTTGTTCTCGATGTATAACTGCTACTATTGCATGCATATTTTACCCCCTTATTCTACTTTCATTTCCTCTGGTGTTTCATATATATTTTTTATTATGTAATGATCTTCGTTCCACTCTAATTCATCGTGCTGAAGACCGTTTATTTCAGTCTCTCCATCTGTATTTATTAAATACGGAGAACCGCAGCATCCACATCCACCTATTGCGATGCCATAAGATAAACTTAATTCACTTAGCTTTTCTAAAAAGCCTTCTACATCTTTTTGCATATTTTTCTCCTTTACATTTCTTTATTCAAATATATTATAACAAAAAAAAGGGCATTGTGTCAATAAAAAAACAGGTTTAATCCTGTTTCTTTTTAGTAAGAGATAAAATCTTACCACGGTATTCGTTATATTTATCTAATCTTGTTACTAAATCCGTTTGCTCTTCTTTAGATAGCGTTTTAGCAAAATTTTCATAATGTTTGCATTGAGAAAAAGGTTCGCAACATCCGCCTGCTCTAACACATTGTGGCACCATTGCCCATGCGATAGTATCATCATATTTTTCTATTTGTTCACGTAAATCTTCAGTATATTCTCTAGTAGTAGGGTCTGCACAAGTACATAAACGACGACCAGCAATGTTGATTAAGCCCTCGATATTCGCATCCATTTCCATAGAGACCGAATCCATTTGACTACGCTGAGATCTGTCTTTAATTTCCGTTCTATCTGCTCTAGAAGTGGATATATATTTTTCAGCGCCCTCGTGATGACGCGCAAACTTTAATACCCTCGGTTTCCCGATATTTATTAGGGGAATAGACTATATCTTCATCTCTTTGAGATGTCTCACACTTCGTAAATAGGAATTTCACCTACTTACTACTCCCTCCCGGGATAGTCGTTTGAGGTTCAAGGTATTCAAATCTATATCCATGCGTTTGATTAAGTTGCTTATTTAAGCATTTTCCTATGCTTCTCGGTATTATACCAAGTTTTTTACCGCATGTGGTCTGATTTGTGTAAATAGACACTTCTCCGTCCGGAGAAATAGCTTTAAAAGGTTTATAATTTCTACCTTGTAATAAAATATTATCTAATTTAGATATAAATTGAGTAGATTGAAATGAATATATATTTAAGTTACCAATATCTTTATCTAATTCGATTTGATGTTCTAACCATAATTTTTCGTCATATCCTTTAATATTAGGTAGGTCTCGATAATAGTTTTCAAATATTAGCCAGTCATCAGATACGGTAACACCTTTAGCTCCATAATTATGATAATTAATGTCATTATGATTATAGCATCTACTGATCATAGCCCCCCATCTATGAAATGCTACTTTCTGATGCTTTGTTGTACATTTGATTTTCCCTTTACAAGCAACTCCATAGATAGTCTTTTCATATGGATCGGTAAAAGCTCCTTTTAATAGATTGTTTTTATAAATCTCTGTTTCATAACCTGTATTCACGAAACGTATTAAACATTTTCCTAAATTATTGTTATAAATATCTTTTATGACTACACACTTAAGTCCTTTCTTATTTATATATTCGTTTCCTTTTAAAGCTGTTCTTTTCATATTTACTCTCCTCGCTTCCCACAGGATTGCCATGCCCCTTTGGGTTTAGGTTTCCCCTGTTAGCCCAACTATTCATTATCATTTCCTATAATTATAGTATATTATGCAATATATTATTCTATTAGTTAGACACCTGATATTTATCAGTTCATGAGATTTATTATTCTACATATCACTATGTAGCCACACTATTTCGCGTTTTTTAATGTGTACTGATTGCATATGGAATATCTGACCATTTCCAAGTGATCCACCCTTTTCTTATTGGACTATGTCTGCAAATTAAAATTTTCTTTTTCCATGTTTCTGGTGGCTCTTTATCTCCAGCATCCTTACCAATAGTTCTCATGCAAGCTCTCTTTATACTATTCCAATTGACATTATATTCTAATATTTCAGTTTTTGCCATTATCTCACTCTCCCTTTTTGTTTAATCAAGCATTTGCCACATACGGCTTCATATTCAATTTTATCCGTTCCATCTATTAAAACTTGTTCCCCATCAAACATTGGTATACCATTCATTTTACGAATATTAAAAGTGGCTTTTTTACCACAAGCACATATCGTCTTTAGTTCTTCAATATCATCAGCTATTTCTAATAAACGAGTAGAACCTTCGAAACCGTTTGTGCGAAAGTCGGTTCTTAATCCATAACATAAAACACTTATATCATATATCTTGCTTATTAAATAAAGTTCATCTACTTGTTGAGCTGTTAAAAATTGAGCTTCATCAACAATAATAGCGTTTGGTTTTTGAGGGGGTACTTTTGTCATTATGACGTCTGTTTTATCTAATAATATATCAACAGACGCATTTATTCCTATTCGACTAACAACTTTATCCGCACCCTTTGTGTCAATGGCTGGTTTTACTAATAATGTTGACATACCACGTTCTTCATAATTATGTTTTACTTGTAAAAGAGCTGTGCTTTTGCCAGCATTCATTGCTCCATATCTAAAATATAATTTCGCCATATAATCCTCCTTATACGTATAATAAAGGGGTCTTTTATAGACCCTATTTGTTTCTAAATAATAAAGCAGTATAGAGAAGACTTGCTCCTATCCATTGTAATGACGTAGCTTTGTCTCCCTTACTAATAATGTTTACGACAAGACTTCCTAGAGCTCCAGTTACCATTAAGGCTGGAAAGGCAATTTTTAAGAAAGATATCATTTTAAGCCTCCTTTTCACTGCTTTTTTCCTCAATCTTTTGATGCTTTACTCTATCTTTTATTTCTGCTTTTTTACCAGCATTTTCACGACCAGGAGTCGTTAAATAACCAGTTATTCTTTGAATTCTTCTAAAAGGTATGATTCTTTTTATTTTATCTTTTAAAGTTTCTTTTTTCATTTGTTTATCCCTCCTTACTAATCTATTGGTTCTCTCTCGTCTCTGCCACACCCTGGGCAAACATGCACATCGTTACTTCCTCTCCAACTGCATCCGCAAACAGTACATTCTGCTATTGGGATATTAACTGCTCCATATCCGACATCAGCATCAGACATAACATGCAGTATGTTTTCAAAAGCATCGATATTTTTTGAAATATCCCCATCAACTTCACAATAAAATATGTGACCTGCGTTTTCAAGATTATGATATTTTCCTTCAATTCTTGCCTTATCTGCAATTGAGATATTGTACCACACTGGGATATGTGAGCTATTGGTAAAATATGCTCTATCTGTTACCCCTGGAATAATTCCGAATTGCTTACGAGTTTGTTCTAACGCTGTTTTGCAATATGTTTCTGCTGGTGTTCCTAAACAACTAAAATTCAAGTGAGTTTCTTTGACCCTTTTATCGCAGTAATCTCTCATATACTTAATAATATTGTATCCTAATTCATCAGATTCTTGAGACTCTCCATGATGCTTTCCAGTTAAAGCAATTAAGCATTCTGCCAAACCAACAAAACCTATAGATAGAGTTCCTTGTTTAACAACGTCTCTTATTTCATCTGTTGGCGCTAAATCATCTGAACCAAGCCAAATTCCTTGCTCCATTAGACTTGGAAAATTATATTTACGATTTTGGCACTGTCCTTCATATCTTTCTAGCAGTTCTTTGTCAGCAATTTCTAAAGCATAATCCAATTCTTTAAAGAATTTATCAACATTTCCTTTTGCTCTTAAAGCTAATAATGGTAGATTAATAGACGTAAAAGAAATATTACCTCTTCCAAATGCTCCCTCACGACCATTGACATTAGCCATAACCCTCGTTCTACACGTGTTTATCTTATGTTACCATAAGCACTGACTATATCATCCCTCCGTCTTTACCAGAGACATCATCGGGTCTTCCGCTTCGAACTGGTGCTTATCTCCAGTCCTACTCCCTTACACTCATCAGGGATAGTCGATACACTTTATTCATCATAATATTCAAACATATATTTTTTATCTAATGGAGATTTAATTATTCCTCTACAGCGTCTTGATATTGGCACGTGACTTTTTAATTTTAAGAAATTGGCACATTCTTGTTGTGAATTAAATATCTGTTTTTTATTTTTGGTAATATCTATCATTATTACCTTTACACTGTGTGGATTTAAACCTCCTAATTTAGTTTTTCTTAATTTTTTTCCTATTTTTTTCATTTCTGCTTTGTTTTTACTTTTATAAGTATTACCTCCGCATTTAAAAATGGCATCTGTTTCATTATATCCTTTATTTGTACTATCATATTCCCTAATCCACATTTGTTCTTTTATGTTAAGTTCTTGTTGTGAATCGGCAGTGTCTATTTGCTCTATAATAAAACTTTCTTTTCCATATTTACGAATTGCTCTTGCAAAATGTGTATCTATTACATTATTTAGAGCATCGTTTATATGTCTATTAAATCTATCTTTCATTGGTCTAATGGTTTGACCAATATAAACTTTATTATTTTTTATGTTTGTTATTTTATATATAATCATTTTATCAGCCTCGATAAAATATTATGATGAATCTTAGCACGGTCTCATCTCATATCTTAGATTTTATTCTCCATAAGACCTAACCGTTAGCCGTCATTTGACGACACCCGTTAAGCACGGTTCAAAAGATTTTATATGGGCTGCATTTACACTAACCCATGGTATTTATAATACCATAATAAGGATCTCTTTCATAATATGGTAGATTAAAACTTGCATCAACAAAAGCATATGTTGGGAATAATCTCTTACTTGAACATTCCATTGCCAATCTGAAGATATCATAATTTGGGTCTCCTTTTTCAAAGTTAACACCTTTTTTTAATGTATAAATTAAGATTGGAAATATTGGTGTTTCGTGTTTTCCTAAACCTGCCATTTGAGCTTTTAATAGATACTCTGACACCATTCTTCCTTCTGGACTTGTATCTATTCCAAAATTTAAGCTACTAAATGGAACTTGTGAACCAGCACGAGATGCCATTGAGTTTAAGTTATGAACCAAAGATTCTGCTCCTTGGAAAGTGTCTTCTTGGGTATAAGCATATGCTGTCTTACAGATGTATTCATAACCGGGTATAATATCTTCTATACTTTTTATTTCGTCTACCTGTTTTAATAATGGTTCCAAAGCAATACTAGCACTCTCATGCTTCTTAGCATCTTCATAAGCTAATAATTTTTTAAGATGTTTCTTAAAAGTTTTTAGTACATATGGAGCTAGAGCATAATCATAATTAGGAATACTTTGTCCACCCCACATATCATTTTGGTTACTCTGTATTGCGATAGCAGATTGTAAAAATGCGGTTTTTATATTTGATGGCTCTCTTAAATATCCGTGTCCTGTACTAAAACCATCTTTAAATAATTTTGGTAAATCAATTTGAACACAAGTCATTGTTGTTGTTCCCCATCCTAAATCGTGAGGATAAATAATTCCAGCATTTATCGCTTCTGTAACATCTTTTGAGAAAAAATAATTTTTCATATAACTTTTTATTACATCTTCAGAAATGTGTAGATGTCTTCCAGACGGAGTGTAACCATTAACATTCGCATTATCGTTTTTTTCTTCTGTTGCCTCATTTGATAGAATATCTAAAACGTTACTTAATTCCCTAGCTTTTGCTCTTTTCTCTCTGTATTCTTGATAGCCTTTTGCTACTTTGCGAAAGCCAGCCTTTCTCATTTTAGCTACTATTATATCTTGGATTTCTTCTACTTCTATCCCATCCGTATATTTTTGGGCTTCTGTTTGTATATCTTTTATTACATCTTTAATAAATATTTTCTTTTCCTCAGTTATTTCTCCATAATCTAAGAAACCTTTAGTTATTGCGTTTCTGATTTTTTCTTCATTGAAATCTACAACATTTCCATTTCGTTTTATAACTTTTATTTTCATATCACACCTCCTTAAATCCAATGCACCGTTGGATTTCCCCTAAAACCTTTTTCCCATATAAACCAAGCATAAGATGCTGCACTTGATTTTTGAAATTCTCTTTCGTCATTATTAATTGCACACTGTTCTCTTCCACTGAAAACCCAAATTTCCTTAGGTGGATATAGAGAAAATAATTGTTCGTATCTTTTTTGTCCTTCTAAAAAAGTTGTTTTTAAAAACATGTAAATATATTCCGCTCCAAGTTCAATGGAATGTAATACAGTTTCCATTGCGATAGAATAGGCTGGGTTAGTTAATATGATCGGAGCTCGTAATTCGGTAGTTGTAAAAAAGTCTTCCACATAGTCTAATTTTTCTCTACGTTCTACAATATCGCTCGTAATAACACTATAGCCAGCTGCTTCTAGCGGCTTCTCTAGATTACCTTCTCCTGCCATAATTTCCCATATTGGCATTCTCGGAATTTGATGCTTCTCTAATAATCTGGTAATAGCTGTTGGGGAAGTTGCATAAAAATCTAACCAAGCTCTGGAATGATCTGTATGATTTGATGCTCCGAGAGTTACAAAGGTACTTTTTTTATTTCCTGTCCAATCTTTTTTTTCTTTCATAGCTCTTTTTTCTCCTTTCCAAAATTTATTAATTCATGAATTTCTTCTTCTGGTTTATCTAATTGTGAATAAACGTATTTTCCAAGAAACAAGGCATCGGCCTCATCTTCTTCAAAATCTCTTTCATAAATTAACTTTGCTCTGACTAGAGTTGCTTCTTTTTTGTCTTCTCTTTTTGTTCCTCTTATGTTTGAATAACTTCTCCACATATCTGCACCATAAGAGTATACTTTTATTCCTTTCTCATATTCAAAATGATAAAAAAGTATTCCTCGTAACATCGCTAGAGTTTTAAATACTAAAGTATTGTATTCTAGTTGTATATCTTCTATTGCTAAAATCTCTATTTGATATTCTTTTATTAGTCTTTCTATCTCATCTATTAACTGATTAATTCTTCTCATTAAGGGCAATTTTTTGTCTGCAGTAAAATATCCACTTTTTATTAATTGTCCGTATTTATTTAATACTGCCCAACCTGTTGTGTTAGTTGCAGCATCTAGAGATAGCAAATATCCTCTTGTTGAACGTATTTGTTTTTCTTTTGCCTTGATACACTCTATACATTCCCAATTATTTTTTTGAAAATTGTTAAATGTATCGGTTTGACGATGTCCCATTGAACAAATGATGCTTAATAAACTGTCTGCATTTTTATAATCTTCGATATTTGTTATCTCGAAACCTCGCTCTGCTAATAGATTGTATAGATTCTGTTGTTTATTGTTCATTAGAATCTTCCTGAACGGATTGCGTTAGATTTCCATCTTGATTGTTTTCTTCTTTTTGCGTATTCGCTTGGGAGATATTTGCTTCTTTTCGTCTCGCCAATTCTTTCTCTACTTCGTTGATTACCTTCATTATATCGTTTTGTTGTAACCCATTCATACCCAATTGGAATATTTTTTTCTGTAAAAGAGTTGTTAACTGCTCTTTTGTCATTTCTTTCAAATCTATAGTTTCCATAAATCTTCCCTCCTTGTTTTTTTAAAGTTTCCACCTTTCCTGTTTTAGTTTTTATTGTTATTTTTATATTACCAGGAGTGTGGTGATCTTGAATCCATTCATAAAACTCCATCCAATAAGGATCATCTTCAATTCCGTACAAACTATTTTTAAAACCTCGAATAGTCTTATTATTAAATAACCACGCCCAATATTTAGGTTCTATCTTACTTATACAAATGGGTTTTACAAATTTAATTATACTACTCTTTTTAATTTCTGTCATCTTTTCAATCCCCACATCAGAATTGAAAAATAAGAGGGGATTATCATAAATGTACATTTTTTTGTGTATTCCTTCTTCTCTTAGCAAGAGTTCTCCATCTTGTTCAAAGAAAAGTTTAGAGGGGAAAAAATCTCTTTTCCAATCTTTATCTAAGGTAAAATTTTTCCCTCCTTCTGAAATGTAATACAACAATGGTTTATAAATATACGTGTTAATTTTTGTATAAATAATCTTGGGCAAATCTGGAAATTGAGGTCTATTTGGGAAGCCCTCCCCATATTCCTCTATTGGTAAAAATAAATATTTTGGAATAAAATTTAGTGGGACACTTTTTGTTTTATAATCTTTAAATACGAATATTTTATTATATTTTTTTAAGTTGTCATAACTTATATCTAATATTAATCTGCACTTGATCCCCTGCTCTAAATAGTACGAACTCACAAGAAGAACGCCGAAGTTATAATTACAGAATTTTTTTGTTGAAAGTAGATCCCAGTCAAGAATTCCTATCATAAAAATTATCCCTCTCCATATCGATATTTAGTTGATTTAACTTTTCCTGAAGAATCTATTTCTAATATCTTAGATAACGAACGAACTCTAAAAACTTCTCCAGATTTGTATCCATTTACAATTAGAAGAGTTCCCTTATTAAACCAAGATTTTTCTAATGTTTTTTTACCTTCGGCAGTCATCTCACTTATAATTTTATTATAATTCGCAAATAATTCTCCAGTGAATTTTAACGTCACAACTCCAGTAGTGGTTAATAATGTAACCATATGCTTGTAAGCGTCTTTGCCTAATACAGTTCCGCAAATGGAAACAGTATGTTTGTAATCTCCATCTTTTAGACGTGCAATATCTATTTGACTTTCTTTCAAAGAGTCTAATTCATGTCCTGAGTAGTAAAATCCTAATACTTCCATCTCCCAACTACTGTCGTTTCCATTACAGTATTGTTCCCAGATTTTGTTTACATCACATTTTTGTATTTGCTGAATTAATTCTTCCTCATTACTTTTCATCCAATCTTTTATGCCTGTCATTTCATTGTCATATATTTTCTTCCAAACTTTTGTATCTAAAAGACCATAAGAAATATCTATATTTGGAAAATTTTTGCATAAGAAATTTATAGCTCTCTCGTTTAGTCGATATCCCTCTGGGATCTCTAAATCTTTTAGATACTTATTAAAATTGTATAAATATTTATACGAAATTAGGTCTTTTGGAATTAAATTATATTCTATAAGACTGTTCATATTTTGAAGCGTTATTCGGGTTTTTTGAGGGGTTATCGACAATAAATAATTATTCATAATAATTCTTTTTTCTCCAAAAGCATCGAAAGCTCCCGCTTTAATAAGATTGATCATTTGTTTCTTTTGTGGTTGTATCTTTGTAATGAAATCTTTTATACTATCGTATGGTCTTTCTTTAATTATTCTTTTTGCGAGTTCATCCCCGATTTCACTTATACCTTTTAATCCATATACGATTGCCTCTTTTTGTACATCTGGAACGAAACCAAATTCAGCAATATTTATATCAGGTAATTCTACTCTGTACCCTTCTGATTGAACACGTCCAATTGCGGCAGCTACTTTGGCGTAATTAACTCCTCCGCTATCTTCTTCTCCTAATGCTCCTGCTTCTACTGTAATAACAGCAGTCGCCCAATAAATTGATGGGTAATGATAAGCTAAATTCATTTCCTGTAACCCAATAAGAGAATAGTAAGTACAATGTGTAAGATTGAAACTATACCCAAGCTGGCGCTTAATTTGGACATCCCATATATATTTAAGAATATCTTCTGAGCATCCATTTTCGATACCGGTTTTTAAAAAATATTCTCTAAAACTATCTACTTCTTTTAATTTTTTCTTGGCAACAATTTTTCTTAATTTGGACGCATCACTAAAACTAAAATTTGTAAATTCTGGTATCATCGTTATTTGCATCATATTTTCTTGAGATTCCAGTACTCCATTATATTTCTTTAGATATTCATATAATATCTTTTTTTCTTTATCTGTTCCATTAAGACTATATACTTCATCTTTTAATTTTTGTGGATTTAATTTATATTCAAGATATTCTTCTGCTGGCGATTTGTGACCCTTTTCAGGTACCAATCTCATCAAACTATTTGTTGCTGCTAATTCTAATAAAGAAGATGGATGGATACTTGCTAGTGTCTGTTTTGCGACAACAGAATCCATTTGAAATGCACTAATAATTTTACCAGCATTTAACATCTCCCACATTTCTTTAGTTGTTCTATCTAATACATCCGGATGAAGATATTTATTATATGTCGCACGCAAACTTCCTTGCCATTCAATATATCCATCTTTTATTAATAAGTCCATACAAACATGAATTTTATCTAAAGCATCTGTTGATAGAAAATCATATTTGATTGATCCCATCTTCTCACTGTCTCCAAGATCAAACTGAGTTACTCGCGTTCCATTTGGCGTTGTTGCTAATGCATTCATATCGTGAATACTTTCATTATATAATACATGTCCACACGCGTGTTGTCCAAGTCTTGTAATCAAACCAGATATAGCGCATGCTGTTTTAAAAAGATTGGGGTATTTATCTATTTCATTTTTAAAGTCTTTTGATGCCGGAATATCTTTATCTGGATTTCCAAAATAAGTGTCCTCTAGTGAATAGCTAAAACCTCTATTTTGCCCAATTAAACTTGAAAGATATTGTCCGATATCATTTGATAGCCCCATCCCACGGCAAGCAGTTAGAATTGCAGAACGAGAACCCTCTGTTCCAAAAGTGCAAACCGACACAGAATCTCCGCCTATATCTTTACACATTTTATATACCATCTGTGAAATTGTCTCTCTTTTACTTGCTTCTGAGTCAAAATCCCAATCTGGCAACTCTGCTCTTTCTCGATGTATAAAACGATAAAACCATAAATCGAAACCCTGCTCCAAAGGATCTCCATCACAAATTCCTAACAAGAAACATACTAAACTAGCAGGACCAGAACCTCTACCGGCCCCAGTTATCGAACCGACTTCAGACCAGATTTTCTCTATTACGACTTTAATTGTTAAGAAATATGACATCAATCGTTGTTGTATTTTATCGCTTACTACCCACATCTCTTCCAATTCTAATTCAATTTGTTTCAAATGTCTCTCTAATCGTTCTTGTGGTAACTGCATTTTTTTCAAAGCATCTAATACTAAAAATACTCCATAACGATCATCTTCATAAGGAGATGTAATATATTTATTTATATATTCATATCTCGGATTTACTCTACTTGTTTTTAAGTAATATTCAAAATTACTTATATCTCTATCATCGGGTAAACGTGGTATTACTTGTCCATGATACAAGTTATATCCCTTGACTCTATCTGCGATAGAAATAGTATTATTTAATGCTTCAGTGATTAAATCTTTTGGAAGATAACTCATTAGTTGATAAATTTCATCAGAAGACATAAGATAAGTATATCGGTAGAAATCAGCAGTTTCTCTTTCCTCGTCCTTTGATTTTAAGAAAGCTTCATGTATCGGGAAATCTTCTGGCCTAGCATAATGAGCATCGGTTGCAATTGTTAGAGGAATGTTATATTTATTATGTAATTCTATTAAATATTTATTATATTCAATCTGTTCTTCATATGCTGCTGGAGACATTTCTAAATAAAAATTGTTTTCTCCAAAGACTTTTTGACACCATAAAAGATGTTGCTCTACTTTATCAAATTCTTTTCTTTCAAACCATATCCCCAATATGTTTCCAATGCAGGCACTAGTTCCTATAATATGTCCTTGATTTGGCATAACAATTTCTTCTAAATCAGAATACCACGTAGGGACACGTTTTAAAAACATCATATAACTTCTTTCCCATGCCCTAGAACTTAATTCTCTTAATTGTTGATGTCCCTCATTATCTAAAGCCAATAGAATAAAATGGGGATATTTTTCACCTTTTTCAACAGTATCTTTGTTTAGACCATTACGACATAAATATATTTCGTTACCCAACACGACTTTAAAATTTTGCCATGTCTCGTCATTTGGATTTTCAGACTGTTTCTTCTTCAAATACTCTAAGGCTTTTAAATGTCCTCCTAAAAATTCATGATCGGTGCAAGCGACTGCGCATAATCCCAATGAATGAGAAGTATCTATTAAGGTCGGAACTTTAATTATTGAGTCAATAAGCCTAGTATTCGAATAATCTGTATGGGAATGTAAATTAGCATATCTCATATCGTTTCCTCCTCAAATTCTTTTTTCTTAATCTCTTTTTCTAAAAATATTATATCATAAAAAAAGAATAACTGTAAAGTTATTCTTTTGGTTTGTCATATTCTTGTAATAATTCTTGTGACACTTGTTCTATAACTCTTACACTCTGAGTTATATTATTAAGATTATTGCTAATTTCGTTTAAAACTAAATTAACATTTATACTAGTGAAACCTCTTTTTTCATATTCGCCTATTGCTCCTATTTCTCCAACAAAAGTGAGTAGTCTCTCTATCTGTTGAAGAATACTAGAGTTATGTCCAGCAATAACCTTTATGTTATTTCTTTCTTCTTCTGACATCGTTTTACCTCCTTGGACGGATTACTTTTGTGATGTACATGTATACGTCATACATAATTGAAATATCTTGCATATCTGGAGTTGCATCATCTTTATTTTGATAACGTTCAATTCTTTCCAAGTGTTCTGTAAGCGTAGTTCCATACTTTTCACATATTTTTCTGTAGCTATCCAAATCGATGAACATTTTTGAATGTTTTAATTTTTTATTTTTATTTAATATCTTCATATCCTTTACTCGCTCACTTTCTCTATTCAGACAGGTATATATTTTTTGTTGATAACATAGTGCATCTAAAGGGACATTGCCAAGATTAAAATCCCATCCGCAATCTCCATAGTATTGTTCATATTTACATTTTCCCGAATAACACATTTTATATTATACCTCTCATTCTTTTTTATCAATATAATTATAATATATATAGATACGACGAGTCAAGTATTTTACTTAAATTCTTTTTGCAATAAATGACTTACTTTTAGTTGTAATTCTTTTTTTTCTATTGGAATTTCCTCAATATTTTTTTCTTTTAAAATATCTTTTAATTGTTTTATTGTAGCATTTTTTACAAAAAGAGATAATATTTTATTGTAATCGTCTATAGTCTGTTTTAATTCTCCTCTAGCTACACGATACTTTTGAATATTTTCATATTCACCATTTGTTACTGCCTTCATTCCTTTTGCAGACAATATCTTATTTATTAGTCTTATCATTTGTTATCTCCTCGTCAAAGTCATCTTCAAATTCAACTTGGAATGTTTGAACATAAAGATTTATTAACTCTTCTTTATTAATATCTTTTTTAAACTCTACTCCAAGCTCTTTTAAAGCGTCTTTTATCCAAGTACTCCCCTTACACTCTGCAAGTTCTCTTAATATCTCATTGTATTCTCTTCCTAGTTCTCTAACGACTTTAGATACAGCAGAATGCTTTTCAACTAATCTTTTATAATCATCAGACCAAGAGGCAGGAACTCTAATAAAACCTTGTTTTTTTAAATGTTTGTCTATTAAATTTTCAATCATTTTAATCCTCCTTTTTCGTTTTACAATAATATTATAATGTTTAAAACTAGATTATGTAAACATTAACCTAAAAATCATATACATTCCATTCGTTGCCTTGTTTTTCTATTAATTCGTATCCGTCTACTATCATTTGTAATTTAGGTTGATCTTCCCAATCATTCCAAGAAATAGTCCCGATGGCATTCATAGTATAATTTTTACTATCTTTTAGTTTATTTACTAAGTCTACATCATCAAATATAACAATATCAATCTTGGGTGTATTGATTTTCACATGTTGTCCTTCTTTTCCCATATACTCAGCTCCGATACAATCTATATCAGTAATCATCATAAGAGGTTTTTCAATTCCGCTTCCCCATATATCTTCTTGAGCAAATAGCTTTCCTAGTGTCTCATTGAAAGGTCGACATGGGATTACTGCTTCTACTGTATAAAGTTGATTATCAAAATCTATCTTATCTAACTTTTCATATGCTTCTGCTAAAAATCCATCAAAACTGTCTTTAAATATTTTTGCTCCACAGGCTTCTGCATGTCCAGCGAATTCTCTAACTCCTGTCATTTCGTTAAATATGCTTCTTGGATCTTCAAATCCTTCAGCAGTTATACTGCGCATACTACCCGCCCAACAATCTGGCATCGTATTATCTTCATAATCATGAAAGTGCTTTAATAACAACACTGGTCTTTTATAACTACTTAGTAATCTATTAGCTATTAAGCCAGATAATTCAAAAGGTAATTCATTTGCCTCATCAATATAATATATGAGATTATGTTTTAAATTTATTTCTGGTTCAATTATTTTTAATGCTGATTGAACAAGTCGATTTTGTTTAGCCTTTAAATTTTTACAAATACGACACATTTCAATATATCTTGGCACAACTTCTCCATCAGCTCCACGTTTTTGACTATTGACATTTTCATTAGGACAAATTAATGTATTAAACAACATTTGTTTTTCTTCCATTGAACCTAATCGTATTACTGCATTTATATTAGGGCCTATAGACCATCCTATGTCTTTAATTGTTACAACTTCTACAGGATTGCCCATCCTATCTTTTAATAATTCATTGAAAAATTCGTGATTTTTGATATGTTTTAATCCATATCTAATAATATATTGATTTTCTAATTCTTGTAAACTCATTACGTCTGCAACCATTCCTATAGATGCTAATGCATACAATCTATCAAAGTTGTAATCTATATCATATTTATAACAAAAATATTGACACGCTTTTAATACAACTCCTGCTCCAGATAAACTTTTATTTGGGTATGGCTCATAGTTACAATTGACAACAATTGTATCAAAATCTTCTTCTGGATAATCGTGATGGTCAAAAATTATACTTGGTATATTTTTTTTCTTTAAAGTTTTATAATCTTCTGGATTACCAGATGCATCTGGAACTATAATTAAATTTGCATTACTTGCTAATGCTTCTTTTAAGTCTAATCCATGTTCTTTTCCCTCATGTACACCAACTTCTATTTCACAATTACTTATTGAACTAATGAATTCATATAATATAGCACTGCTTGTAAAACCATCTGTATCAGCATCAACTTGTATATATATTTTTTTGCTTGGCTTATTTTCTAAACCAACAATAACACTTTGTAATAGATTAGTTGCCTCATCTATATTTTTTAATAGACTTGGATCATTCTCATTTTCTTTTGATACCTGTAGCCAACTTTCGGGATCTTCTATTCCTCTATATTTTAACATTTCTCTAAGCAAAAGCCCGGGATTAATGTTATTATAGTCTATGTCATCAAAAGTCCTCAATTTCCACTTTAGTTCTTTCATCTTTCTCTCCTTTCTTTAAATATTTTTCTTTTAACTCATTAAAATTTTTTCTATTTCTATATAATTTATTCCAAATTTCTCTGCCCTTATCAATAGGGGCATCTTTGTTTTCTAGAAAAGACTGTTCCCAGTCATAAACTATTTCAACATTAAAACCTTTGACATCTAACTTATTTGCTTCTTTTAACATTTTATATAATCCAAAATATTTATCATACTCACCATTTTCATTCGGCAATAAAGAATAATCATTATCTAAAGCTAGAACTACTGTTTCTACTTTGTATTGTTTCAAAAGCTCTGTTTGATATATGCTAACATTACTTCCTCCTATCGATACAGCTTTATTTCCAACATAAAGAGATTCATATAATATGGTTGATTTTTCGGATTCAAATATAATTGCTCTTTTTGCATTTTTAATATTCTTTTTATTAAAATTGAGTCCATATAATATCTTTCCCTTATCATAGGTATAAATTTCGTTATTGTGAATAAGGGGCATATATTTTCGTCCGTTTTCAATGTCTTCTTGATTAAAGTTTCTTACTTTAGCTCCAACAAAAACCCCTTTGTCATCATATATTGGAATTACCATACGATTTCTAATCATATCAAATTTAATTCCAAACTTATCCATTGCATCAAAACTTATTCCTTCTTTTTCCCATACTTTTAAATATTTCTTATTTCTTGAAAAGCAATTCATTATACTAGGATTATATTCCGTTAATGATTTATGCCAATCTTCCTCAATCTCTTTTTTCACATTTGAGGGTGGAGTAACTACGGCAAACCCATCTCTTAAACGTTCCTGAATAATCCTCTCAATAATAATTGCTGCATTTGACAAAGAATATTTTATCCCTCTAGTACGATAAGCTTGAACGACAAATTCAAAAGGATTCATCGAGCCACAGCATGTATAACAATGAAATTTTTTGCTATCTTCATAATAATATAATTTATGTTTTGCTGTCCCAATTATTTCATTATGGCATCCTGTTGGCATGATAAGTTGATTATTATAATATCGGATAGATGTTTCTGGAATACCAAATTTAGAAACTAATTGAACAATATCACTTGTCGTTATCATATCTAATATTTTATTATATTTAGTAGTCACTTATCTCACTTACCTTTCTGTTTTCTTCTATTATTTCCCCAGTTTTTTCATCAACAACCGGAAAAGCTCCTTCACTTACTAATTGATTAACTTTTAATTTAATTGATTTCATATCAATAGGATTATTACTTGTATCTGTTACAAAACAATCTTGACTTCGACAAGTTCCCAAGTCTGTATATCTCCAAATTCTTATGTTTCTCCATTTGCCTCGTCTATTTTTATATATATCTAAAATTTGAGTTGGTTCAGGGGTACCTAATTGAGTGGCTAAGGCTCTTGCAATTTCTTTCTCTTGAGCTTTTACAATAGTCGTTGTTATCATTGCAAAGTCTACCTTATCCGCAATACTTTTGGCTCCACGAATCATAGCCTCATTTTTTATTTCTCTATCTTCATAAGAAGAAGCATTTAATTGAGTTGCTGTGCTTATATGAATATCTAATTCATTTGCCAATTGTTTCAATTTATCAACAAATAACATTAACCAAACGTCATCTCTCATATCTTTTTTCCCTTGATAAGTTGCACTAGAAACATGAACATAATCATAAAAAACATATTCAATATCTTTTTGCAATGCGTATAATCTTATCTTAGCAGCTATTGAATCAATCGATGGCTCAGGTACAAACTCAATATAAACGTTATGACAACTTTTGATTATTTTAACCGCTCTCATTACTCTATCTTTTTCTTCTATTGTATCATATTTTCCATTTAATATTTTTTCTTCATTAACTCCTGACACATAAGCAATAAACATCGTTTGCACTTCTTGGTGCTCTAACTCTGTCGTAATAAATAATACTGGACAATGCATACCGGTTTCTATCCACGCTTCTCTTTTTTCGTCATAATACATCGGGAAACCAAGTTTGGCAACATTACCCGCCGCCATTCTTGACTTACCACTTCCTGAGCTAGCTGAATTAAGATAAACCTTCTTTCTTCTTGCTCCTCTACATACAGTATTTAAAAGATCTCCTATTAGGGGCATTCCCATTTCGGGCTGTTCTTCTAAAGAATGTAGTAAATCATCCATGCCTTCTCCAGCTTCTATTCCACTTTTTTCTATAAAGTTTTCGTATCGATCCTCTATCTTTGCGATCTTTTCTCTATAATGGTCTATTATCTCTTTGTAAGACATATTATCTATTTTATCTGCCATGGCCATTGCTTTATCAGGTTCAGCAAGAGGATTGTAAAGATCGGATATTTCAATTCCACTATCTCTTAAATCTTGAAACAAAGAATACTTTTTTAAATTACTATATTGAATGTCATAATCATAGGCATTGTAATTTAGATTATTTATTTCGTTTAACAATCCCTCTCCTCGTGCTTCTTGAAATTCTTTGAAAGCACTGGCACTCTTGCCTATTTGCATTATAACTTCCTGTGGCTGTATGTCGGTGTTTCCTCTTGCATATAAATTTAGCATTGCCGAATACATTTGTTTATATACTTTTTTAGAAAAATCTTTTGCTTTTATTGGATACTTGTCATCAAAAAGTAAAGAAGGAGTATGCATTAAAAAAGATAAAATTATTTTCTCGGTCATCTCTTTGTTATCCATACTATCCCTCCAAACTTTCTAAAATACTTTTTCTTTTACGGTAAGTAATTACCACTTCTTCTTGTTCTATTTTTGGCACACGTTTTGGACCAATTTGCTTCCAATATGCAGATGCCTCTTTATAAATGTATGGAACTATTCCTATGCCTCCATTAGAACGTTCTATTCCGTTTTTCTTAACGTCATACCAATATTTTAAAGACAAATATATTCCTTTATAAGTCATTCCTTGTAATATAAAATCTTTTATTTGTTTTCCTATATGTTTAAAATTTGCTTTTTCACCAAAAATTTGAGAGCAATATTGAATAATCATATTATAAGCTGTCCCATCTACGTCGATTTTTGGTTCATGACAACGTAAATGAGCGTACCTTTTATATCCAATCTCTTGATATTTTTCTTTATCCCTATCAAATTTTTCTTGGCAGAATACACATTTAACAATATGCATATTGCCCTCCTTTCTTATCTAAAAAAAGTAGCGTTTAAATTACGCTACCAATGCCTTTAAATCAGCCAAAGCAGCTTCTACTAATTCAATCTGATTTGGTGTTGCTTCTGTTATCTTTTTGCCTTCGCCCAAATAAGATGATATGATAGCTTTCGCTTTTGTAGATATTGCGGTATCACCCTTATTGCTTTTTTCTGCAACTATCTTTAAAGTGTCATTAACTTCTTTTACAACATCTTTCCATTCTCTTGTTGTTGGGTCGACAATTGCCTCTTGAATAGACGTCTTTGTACCAGTCATATCTGCTCCAGATTCTGCTAATTTCTTATCAGCTTCTTCAATAATTTTAACTAAATTATCGTAACTAAATACTGCTTTCTCTGGTAAATCTCTATATCTACCACCGGCCTTAACTCTAATTCCATTTTCTATCGTTTCTCTTAAATACATATAAGGTATTGTTTTTCCCTCTTCGTTAGGTTCAGCTATTACATTTATTGTTAAATCTGCCAATCCTTCTACAAAACTTCTTGGTCTCTTTGGTAAATCTGGTGCAACTTCTGTTCCGTATTTGAAGCCAAGTTCATTTGGAACATCTTTTGTTGTAATGTGACTAATCATAACTAATCCGTATCCTTCTTTTGCAATATCCATAATTGCACTTGAGAATTCATTCATCGATTTGTTTTGATGAAGACCAATTTCATAATCACTTAAATCACTACCATCGTTCTTTTGCATCCAAGTAAATTTCGCTGCAAGATTCCATAAGATACCTAGAGGATCGATACCAACATATTTGAATTTTTTCTTAGCCTCGTCTGATTTTAATTGTTTAACAATTTGTTTAAATTCAGTCCAACTATTACAAGGTTGAACCATTACTCCTGATAATAGGTTAGTGCCTGGTTCTAATCCTATGATTAAACAGTCAGGTAGTTTACTTAGAAAAGTTGTTTTACCTGTTTTCTTTTCTCCTGAAAGTAAAATTATCTTTCCCTCTAAGCCAGGTTTTACTTTACTTGGTGTTATATTACAAATATCTATTGCCATTTATATTCCTCCTTCTAAAATTCTTTTTGACAAAATAGTTTCTATATTATCTAATTCCCAGTATGGGATAATAAGATAATTATAACCATTTTCCAATGCTTTTTCTTTTTTATATTTATCTATTTTTTGGTATTCTTTTGCTAATGTCTTAAACCACTTATTATCTTCATAATGTGGAATTCCATTGTATTCTATAATAAGATTCTGCTCATATATATAAAAATCATATCTATATCTATTGGGTTTTATCCAGTCGGGTCTATACTCTCTTATATAGGATATATTATTTTTTGTTAAAAAATCTACAATTTTTTCTTCGCCTATGCTATGAGAACAAAAAGGACATCTATTTTTCATATCTAAGAAATTATGTGGGGTTACAAAATATTCTCTATTACAAATATTATGCTTAACTTTTATTTTTGTATAGTTATTTATATACTTTTCCAAAAATGTATATTCTCCATGGGTTTGTTTATAAACTTGATTTATAAAAGTTTCATTAGATTTTGTCCTTTTTATTTTAGCACAATTTGGACATCTTCTACCATTAACAAATTTAATAGGTTTTAATAACCACTTATTTCCACAAACATTACAATGAAATAATAAATATGTACTATTATTTATATAATCCCCTTCAAACCAATATGAACCATTTGTGGCTTCATATACTTCATTTTTAAATTGTTCAGTAGTTTTTTTCATTAGAATCAGAAATCTAAATATGGATTACCAGAATTATTGTTAGTGCTCATTCCTTTATTAGCTAAATATCTTTCTTCTATGTCTTTTAAAGCTGCCGCTCTTAAAGATAATAACTTGTTTCTATTATAGAAATGTTCGTCTTCTGCTTTTGGACTTGTTCCACTATTGATTACTAATCTTTTAATAACATCTGTGTATTTCTTTGTATTTCCTGTTCCAAAAGCTGTTTCTTGTACAACTTCAGTTACTCTTTGTTCATATACTATTTCACCATAAGCAGTAACTAAATCCCCAGGATTCCAATTATTTTCTATATATTTAATGCCTTCTTTATTAGTTACATACATAGGTACTCTTGTAATTCTTTCTCCAAAACCAACAGTTAAAAGTTCAACTCTTAATTCTCCTGTAGGTTCTCCTTCATTATCTACAACTTCTTTTACAGAATCTACAACACCTTGTACTGTAAAAGAATTGTTCCTAGGAGCCGTTTTTGTTGCTTGATCAATAAATACAGCTCTTAATCTCCATCCTTCAACAACTTTATTTGTTCTTTCTGAATAAAAAGAATTGTCTGTAATTTCTCCTCTATTGATACTTACACATACTGCTTCAGCATTTCCTACAGTAGCAGCTGATGGCCAACTGATCATTTGTACATGTCTGTCATATAATGCATTTCTTGTCCCATCTTTTTTTAATTCATATTGAAGACAGTCTACTGGTATAATACATTCATCTGTAGCTGTCCCTGTATTAATTTCTAATGTTCCTCCTATAAATTTTCTACCATTTTTGTCTGTTTTTACTTCAAGAGTATTATTTACTAATAATCCTTGAAGCTCTACAATATTTTGAGTAGGTTGTAATTTTTCATTCATATTTTTTTCCTCCTTTTTTTATTTCAAATATATTATAACTCTTTTTCTGTTTCTTGTGAATCTTTATTTTCTTCTTTCTCAGGAAGTTTAATTTGAGATAAATCGACAACCATTAAATTCCCGTTTCTAAATATAAAAGCATATTCTCCGTCCTGCAATCCGTGCTTAACAATTAAATTGGCTATATCGGTTTGTAAATCAAATATATTTTCTTTCATACTCTTCCTCCTTTTCTAAAAAGATTATATTACTTTTCCACAAATTTGTAAAAGGTTTTTAATTCTTTAATTTTTTAAAAAATAAAAAGACCTGTAATTGGTCTTTTTTGAGCGAATTATATAGAAAGGCTGTTTAAAAAAATATTTCTAATATAATGATTCATTAAAAATATTTTAAGCATTTTATCTACAAATTAATCTATTAAAAAACAATTACATATATATCATATCATAAGATTTTAGGTTTGTAAAGTTTTTTTATTTTTAAAAATAATTTTATGTTATTTTAGCAAATTTGATAGTTAAAATAGACTTAATTTTATTGTTTTTATTCTTTTAATATAATTATATTAAAAAAATTTTTGACCAAAATAAATAGAAAAGAAAGTAGATATTTTAGGTCTATTATTTAAGCAAAATAAAAAGACGATTTTACTCGTCTAAATATCTCCAGCCATAACCTCCAGCAGTTTTTGCATAACCAGCTGCACACTGTGATATTGTCTTAATTCCCGTTTTTTGAATTCCCTCTTTAATTGTGTCAAAAGTTGCGATAACTTCTCCAGTTGTAATATCAATTTGTGCAACTTTTCTTGTTCCACCCTTGTGTGTCAATTTAGGAATATCTCGATTTCTAATAATATTCTCCCATTGTGGTCTTCCATCTCCGCTTTTCCCAGTAATAATTGTTCTTACTGTTATTGGGGTTATTCCAAATTGTTTAGCAAGTTGAGGACCATTACTTTTACCATTCACAACTTGATAATTATCATAAATCCATTGTGCTTGTTCTAAAGTAATTTTTGCATTAGGGCTAACCTCTCCTTTTGGCTGTTCTCGTAATCCTGTATTGTAAGCGTGTTGAATATTTTCACTACGAGTGCACCATTCTAGATTAGAAACGGCATTATTTGCCTTGTTTCCATCTTTATGATTGACGTCTGTAAAAACATCTGGATTAGGATTTGGCAAAAACAATTCTGCAACAGCTCTGTGCAATCTCTGATTTTTTATACAACCACTCACGTTGAAAATGTAGTATCCTCTATCATTTTTAGTTGCTTTTCTCGATTCTCCTAACGGCGACATCATGTTTCCAAAATTAGATATCAGTATAACTCCTTTATATAGTTTCCACTCTTCTCTCATATTAAACCTCCTTTCTATTCAAATAAAAAAGAATAGAGTTTTTTACTTTCCTCTATTCTTTTAGTAGATTATTAGAAATATTATTATAGATATTGTTATTCAATAACTATTTATTAGATATTCCCTTTAACCATTTTGCTTATTGTAATACTGTCCCCGTTGCTTAATTGAGTTTGTAAACTTGAAGTTGAACCGTTTACAACAATTGTATATTTGCTGTAATCTTCATCTCCGAAAGCTTCAACTAAAGCTCTTGCAACTGTGTCTCCTGCAAATAATGTTACGTTTTTACGTGCTGTTGGAAGTTTAACAACTTCTACTGTGATTCTTGAATTCATAAATCTTTTCTCCTTTTCTTTCTTTATTTTTTACATTTATATTATAAAATGTTTTTCAACATTTTGTAATCTATTTTTTTATTTTTTTCTTAAAAGTTTTTTTCTTTTTCTTAACTTTTACATTTATATTATAAAACTTTTTTGAAGTTTTTGTAATCTATTTTTTTAAATTTTTTAGAAGATAATTTCATCTGTAACTTCTTTTACTGCTTCTACGACATTTTGTTCGAAATTTTCGGTATATACTCCAAACATATTGTCGAATAAGGTAAAATTATTTAAGTACGGCTCTTTGTCTAAATTATTCATAACTATTTTTATGAATTGGTTTACCATAAGTGATGTTACTGCCAATACTATACTTACAATAGTAATACTAGTTCCGCAAGCAGATACTTCTGCATCCTCGTCACTATAAAAATGCATAGTTTCATATTTAGAATAATCAAAATCTTTACTTATGGGTAAACAATAAACTCTTCCCTGATCGCTACCTAATCTTGATTCCCAATACCATTTAATTTTTTCATTCTTCTTGATTGCTTCAAATAATTCTTTTCTGCATTTCATTGAATCAACCAATAAGAAAACATATCCACTCATTTTTTCAATATCTTCTGGTGTTACTAATTGATCATGGGCAATGACTTCTGCTTCAGGATTTATTTCTTTACATAATTCTATTTGAGCTGCTACTTTTTGTTTTTCACAACAAGATTGAGTAATAGCTTGATTATTTACATTATGTGCTTCATATTTATCAAAATCCCAAATATTTATTTTCTTTACCCCAAATCTTATCAGAGTTTGTAAAACGAATGAACCAGTGGCCCCAACTCCGATAATATGGACCTCATCATTTAACACTTCGGGATTGAAAACTTCAATACTTCTACTTAAATCCATTTTTATCATTTCCTTTCTTTCTTTATTTTATAAATATATTATAAAACTTAAAGGTAGAAAGAGTCAACTCTTTTTGCATATTTTATGTAGTTAACTCTTTCAAAAATGTTAGCTGATAATCTTTTTTGTCAAAGACATCATCTATGTTTATTTTTGATACTTCGACCTTTTTCTTTTTAGAAGTTGTTGATGCTGGTAAGGCTCTATTTGAAGAATTATATCCCTTCCAATAGTCATCTCTGTTATTATAAGAAGAATAACCATAGCTGCCTGAACTATAAGTTGTTGAAGTATATGATTTCTTTTTTACTTTTTCTTTTATCTCGTCTTGAATTTGTTTTCTCAATTCAACACCTTCTGGACTATATAATATGACTTCATCTGTCATTACTTTTGCTTTAATAGTCTTGTCATAAAATGTAATATTATATTCTCCTTTTTTATTTGTTATAAGACGAATATAGAAATCATCAACATCTTTTGAAAGTTCAAGACCTTGTGCGTCATCTTGTCCAGAAGGAGATGGCGACATATTGACATGACTGTGTCCCCATAATTTACATTTAGATAGAAATTCAGCTCTTCCTTCATCATCAAGTTTATTATAAAAATCTATAATTGCTGTTGGTGATAACTCTGTTGTCGTCGCATGAACTTCTTGATCTACTAAGAATACATCTGTTACCATATATCCCTGACCATCTTGTAGCTTTTCGACATATCCCAACCAACCAATTTCATCTTGACACAGCTCGACATATAACCTCATTTTATCATATGCTTTTTTTAAGAAATACAATCTATATCTAAGACCTTGGTCTTCTAATTCAATAGTTTTTATAGCCATTATAACACCACTCCTTTACTTACTCTCTCCATTATTTTTTCATATACATCAGGTTCTCTTTGATGTATTAGATCTAAGCATTGTTTTAAGTTGGATTCTTGCATTTGTTCTGACCAACTTTCACAACTACCATCAAAATACTTCCCATAACTTTCGCACATATTAGCCATTGTTGGATTACTCAATAATTTCTCGTATCCTTCTATAGTTCGATCTAAATCTTTTAAACTTACATTATTTCTTTTAGCTATATCCTCAACATAAGGCCATACTTCAATATTGCCATTTTCATCTCCCATTGGTAATACGAAATATCTTTGTCCAGCTGCATCTGGAAGATTGATTGAACGAAGATAAACTTCGAATGACATCAATAACATATCTAATCCATTCTTGCTTGCTCCAGATATTGCTGCACTAAGTTCTCCCGGACAAGCTTGACCGTTTCCGATGTGACAAGCCATTCCGTGAAAATAAGTATTTTTTATCATTACGTTTCTAACCCTAGTCTTAGGATAATGATCGTTTCTTTCTCCTCTAATATTGAAATTATTTGATATAATATAATAGTCTGGTAACACTATGAAATATTTTCCTAACATTTGATATTTCATTATACGATACAAAATATCTTCTTTTTCAAAATATCGTAATGGTATATATCTTGCTATATTCGGAACATATGTACAAGCCATTGGATTTGTGAGTATTCTTAAAGAATTCTCTGGTCCTGCTTCAATTTTGTTTATCCATTTCATATTCATAATATTTCTTAAATTAGTTTTACTGACATCTTCTGGCTGTTGTAAATTTTTTAATTCTTCTTTTCTTTTTTCTAATTTATCTTCAAGTGTCGCAATTTGACTTTTCATTTCAGCAAGTGACAGTCTATCATTTATTTGACCTAATAGAAAACGGTTGTCTTGCATCATTTGTTCAATTACATTATAAAACCAAATGATTTGTTCTCTTTTTATATTATTTGATTTTTCCCATTTATTTATATCAAAAACTAATACTTTTGATGAAATATCTCTAAATACTATCCCGGCATCGATATTTTGTCTTTTAATGTTATTATCACTAAAATTTCTATTACTACGATTTATAATAATGAAAATTCTATCAAAATGTTTCAAATTCTTTTCCATAAGATGTCTATTTATGGAACCGTATGAGAAATTAGTCGTAGTATCATGGTCTATTACTAGCGTTGTTCCTTTACTTTTAATCCCATACATAGCAAAGAATAAACTATGGTTTGCCTCTAACGAATTAAACAGTCTATCAAAGATATAAAAAACTCCATTTGGTAATTTTATAATTGGTAAATTTCTGTTAACGTTGGTCCAATTCATTTAAGTTCACATCCCTTCTTACTATATATCGACCATTTTCTTTATATAACATCGAATATACATCATAAAATGGCTCATTATAATCTTGTACTGATTTTATATCTATCATTGGGAAAGGAATAAATTCTTTAATCCTATACTCAATTGATGCAATTCTTTCTTTTTTGTCATTTATCTCTCTTCTGCATTGAGCTATTGACATTATTAAATCTCTTTTTCTTGCTAAGAACTCTTGTCTTATAGTGGAAGTTCTGCTTGAATCAAACTTCTTTATGATATCTTCTATCGAAGTCTTTGAAGCAATGAAAATTTCATTTAAACTTCCTATACTCTTTGTCAACAAATTTCTTTCTATTTCTTTTTTTACTTCTTCATCTTTTGGTAAAACCACAACAGAAGATGGATCTACTCTTTTAAAATATTTTTGTATTGTTAGTTTTCCGTCTTCTTGTAGTTCCGTTTTATCTTCTGGAACAAAGTTAATACATCTTATGTTCATTCCTGAATAATAATCATATTCCATATAAACAGGAAATATGTAATCTGGTAAAAAGTTTAAAAGTAAAACTCCACTTCCATTTGGTGTATTTTCGTAATTCTTTAGATCTATCAAACCCTTACTGTTAGATAATATTATTTGTTCTCTATTTGTTATAATGCAGTCTTTTACTTTGAAGTTACCGAAATTGTAAGTATTATGCCATTTATTAGAATCTCTTCCTGTAAATATTAAATCTAATACTGTATTTTCTTTTAGTCCTTTTTGTTCTAAAAGCTTCAAGTTTTGTTTCATACTATCACTTGATGTAATTCTATAAGCATAAACACCATCATTATATTGATGACTAATAATATAAGAATATTTTCCATCAAAGTCTGACCAATTATTTAAAGAATTAAATTTATTTTTTCTAAAAACTGCTATCTGTTTTCCTTTTGAATTTATTACTCCATCATACACATCAATATTGGTTTCTTTTTCCAACATTTCTTCTAATTTTTTTATCAAAGACTTTTCTTCACTCCAGCTTAAAAATAATGTTGTATAATAATTTTCTGTAAACGTTTCTCCATCGTTATTCGTTGTGTTTTTTGTTATTATATTTCTCGGAAGAAGTAGAAAGTTTTTCTCTGGGAAATAATAATCTAATATTTGTCCTTGATTTGTTATTCCTTCTATATTTTTAAAATACAATAAACTATAACAAAAATTTTGTTTTTGTGTAAAATTGTCAATGAAAATACTTTGTGAAGTCATATTACTACTATTATTTAACATATTTTACTTTCTCCTTTCTTCTAACATATTTCAAATATCATTGTATTCATATTTTTTCGTGTCTCTATAAAACCTTTTGTTGTTTTATCTTTTATCTTATCTAATTGTTCGTATAGCTCATCAGCATTCGGATGTTCTTTTGTGTATAAAACTTGAACAGGATATCTTTTTACAAATTCTTCAATATCCATAATATCATATAGATAAACGGGATATTCGTCTTTTCGTGTCCCAGGTCCAAACAAAACATACGTGTTATCACTAGTTTTTAACAAAATCATTTGTTTGTATGGAGAGAACCAATGTTTTTTTCCTAATATCCCTATAACACTATCTGTGTTTTCTGCTCTCCATTCTATCTGATTAAGTGAAAGACTTGGAATATTACTTTTCCATATTTTTTTAGAACTTTCTAATAATTCTGTTAGATATTTATTATTTCTTAATCTCATCATCTGCATCTCCCCCTAAAGCATATTCCGCTACACCTCTTAAAGAAACTACTTGAATAAGATTTTCTTCTTCTAATATATCCTTTTTATCAATTCCATATTCCACTACATCTTCTAACATTTGTTCAAAACTAATAACTGTTCCATTATCTTTATCATCTTTAGATACTTTAATATCATCTAATGTTGCCAGATATTCTTGCCAGATAATTGGGACTTCGTCTACTTTTCTTAGTGTATCTAGACTTATTAGTGAATTATTGTCCCATTGAACCATAATATCTTTTGCGGTTGAATGTCTATAAGGTTCACACCAATATAAATAATTTACTAATATTTTATATTTTTCATATCCTGTTAAGAACATACTTAATATTTCTACTTCATCTTCATTACACAATTCAACAAAACCTTTTGCCAAACCTTTGTTATTTGCCATTATATAAGAACTATCTTCTTCTCTAACAATAAACAAAGGAAATGCCTTACACAAAGTTGAAATTAAGGTTTTTTTAGATTCACCATCATCCCCAAAGATAAAAGATGCTTGAACAACATATTCATCAATATCTGATTTAATGTCTAAACCTTTTGTTAGTTTTTGTCCACTTGCGGTTTGTAAAAACTTTGATATTGGGCCTTCTTGTCCAACCAATGACATAAATTCTATACTGGCATCTAATGTTTCAAAACTTTTCTTTATTGTTTCATAGTCAGCAGATGTAATAAACCTTAATACAAAAGTACCAATTTGTTCTTCATTCTTATCTATTAAGTCAGATTTCGTATCATTCATATTTTTCCCCTTCCCTTCTTGATTACCATAATGTCTTTTCATATATTCTATATACATGTCGTCTTTTTCATAATCATAATTATCCCAATCTGAACTTCCCCAGGGATAATCTTCTCCATAGTCATAATCATCCATGTCTATAAATCCTCCACAATCCATACATATGCAATCATATTTATAAAGCGTATATCTGTCTTGTGGCGTTCCACAAAAGGGACATATAATATAATCATCACCTATATTTTTTTTCATTTTTATCACCTTTTTCTTTATAATATAATTATAAATCTTTTTTCTATAAAAAATCAAGATTAAAAAATAAAAAAAGCTAGCAATCTTTTTCTGTTTTGCTAGCTAACCTGTTCTAGTATAGAACTCCTTATTCTCTATTTCTTTTATTGTATTAAAGGTCTTAACCATTATACTCATTTCGCCAAGGTCTCCATCATACCATTGTTCTATGATATTATCATCTACTTTATTCTCATGAGAAAAATGATAGATTAGTTCATCTTCATAATATAATAAACTACGAATGGCTTCATTATAAGATTTTTCATTAGTTGTCAAAAAAACACTAGTCCCAGAATGCCCATCAGTTTCTATGCTTGCTATAATTAATCTTTTCATTTGTATACCACCTTAACCATATTTTTCCCTTTATATCCTCTATCAATGACTGAGTTTTTATCTCTTACGAACAAATCAAGTCTATTTTCTTGAACATAGGAGCATGCCCCACAGCTGTCCAAAATTATACCCTCATATTGAATTCCATCAATTTCTACAAGCACGTTGTCATAATAACGGAAATAATGTTTGCCAATCTTTTCTCCATAACGACTTTTTAGATATACAGTAGCTCCGGCTAACACTAGTTTTCCTTTGTAAGTATACCATCCTTTTTCATTGACTTGAAAATCTTTCGTTTCTAAACCACTTCCTGTATGATTTGAAGTTTCTGCAGGGTAATAACTTGTTAATCGATAACTAGATATCTTATCTAGTTTTTTTTTAAGTTTTCTTGGCAGGTATTTAGTTCTTGCTCCTTCTCTTCAAGGGAAGCTGTAGTGTCTATCAGAATAATACTTTGCTCATCTAACACAACGTCCTGTTCTTTTAATAAAACTTCTTGTGTCTTAACTGTTTTTTCTAATTCAGATATTCTATCTTTTTGTTTCTTGCTAGTAATTCCATAAGAAATTGAAGTAATAAGCATAATAAGTACAATGACGGTCATTCCTATTATAACTTTCTTAGTGTTTTTGTCCATGTATTATTCTCCTAGATTGATATAATGAGGTTTCTTATCAAAAATACTAATTTGCTGAGCAACTAAATATGTTTTAATCCAACCCATTTTAATAAAACCAGATATGCTTATTGTATACCCAACTTCTATTTGATCAATGTCGTCCATTTCATCTAGTAATACTTTTATTTTACCTAATCCATAGTCAATATAGAGAGTATTTTTCTTCTTTTTATAAACGACTCCATAAAGAAGTGTAAAGTTAATTTGCTTAGTTTTTACTTTTGCCACTTAAATAACCTCCTTTAATTTCCTTTTATAGAATAACTTAAAGATTAGGTTATCCTATAAAAAGAAACTAATAATTAGTTTTCTTTCTTAGTTTCTTTTGTTGGTTTTTTCTTATTAGATAATCCACTTAAAATTTGCATTTTAGCAAAATCACTTAGATCATTTTTTCCGTTTTCATTACTCATCAATGCCATTAACATAATAGGATTTTCACTGAAATCAGCGATACCTTTTCCTTGTCCTGATAAAGCTTGGAACATCATAATTTTAGATAGATCAAAATCTTTTCCACCCATTAACGCATAAGCCATCATAGGATTTGAAGCGATATCAGTACCTAAAATATTATTTGTTCCTAAGCAATTAAATACCTTAGTGTAATATTTCATTCCGAATACATTTGTTTTTGGTACTAAAGTACTTTCAATTGCGTCCTCAAAATCGATACCTTTTACTACATTATCTTTTGATACTGTAATGTAATAAGGTTTGTTTTGATGAAGAATAATATCTCCAACTTCTAATTCAGTTGTTGGCATTAAGAATAATAAATCTTTCATATCATCAAAGAAACCTGTTGTAACTTCTACTAACTCTCTAGTTTCTGGATTGAATGTAACATATTTGCCATCCTTTCCTTTTACTGCTAATCCGTTAATAGATAATCTGAATTGGTCTGAACCAATTTTCCCAAAACTAGAACCTAGATTTGAAAACATATTTGTTTCCTCCTTTACTTTTTCCTCTTCTTTATTCTCTTCTGCTACTGCACACTTTCTTTCAGTGTCGCAACATTTCTCACAAGTCATATCGTTTTCAGTATCACCAAGTAGACCTTTTAAAAGTTCTTCTATCGAAGGCTCTTGATCTATGCTTTCACCAATTAGATATTGACTTTCTTCTGACGGAGCTACAATAATATATTCTCCATTAGCTGCTTTTACCTCAACGATAGTATTATCTAAATAGATATTACGTTCATTATCCCAGATGTAAACAATTCTTCCATCTTTTTTTGCCACAAATTCCAATAAACTTTTTACATCATCAGAATTCGGAGTGAATAGTTGATTGCTTACTCTTGCAAATTCAGTATTTAAGCAGTAATGTTCTTTTACAGAATCATATTCTAGCTCAACGTGTTCCCCAATGTTTAAATTAACTGTGTTCTTAGGCACTCTAAAAACTAATACAATCATTCTATCTTTCATCGGAAACCTCCTTTTCCTTTTTTACAATATAATTATATAATAGATATGCGGTTCTTGTTTAGTCTTTTTTCTTATTTTTTTCTAAAAAATTATCTAAATACTCATGCTTTAGTATGATGTTTCTTTTTATGCCATTTTCTGTATAAGCTTTTGCCATATAAAAGAATATCTTTAATCTTGATAATAAATCATTACTTTGTTGAAGATGAATTGTTTCAATTTTTAACTCATTTTCTATGATACAATCAAGTACATCTAAAGCATCATCTGTAGCAGGAATACTTAATAATTTAATTTTATTGAACTTAATAAAATCTAACAACTCGTCCATAGAGGATATTGTTATAAATTTTTCTATTTCAATATTTTGCCCTGGTAAATAAACTACTTGAAGCATTTTTCTCACCTCTTGTATTTATTATACCAAAAAATTATAATTTTGTAAAAAAACAGTACCTGTTATCGTAAGGTACTATCTGGTGACGAATTGCACGTCCTACGAGAATAGAACTAACTATTATACCAGAACGCTATAATTACTCGACCGTCGGTTTCGCACCAAAGGGGATTATAGAGCTCCCTACTATGTTTTTTCTGGACTCCATAGTTGAGTTTTCAGTATTCTTAAATAAGAAAATACTGTCGTGTATTTTAACGAGCAAACACGCCTAAGCTCCATTACGTTGGGTACTGCCCCCTTCGAGTTGAAAGGCTCGTGATCTATATCTTGTAATCATTTAACTGATAATATATAACATATTTAGACAAATAAAGAAACGAAATTGGATTGACTACCAATATACGAAGAGTTTGCATTAACTTATTCCACATCATATTGCGTTTTCCTAGGATTCTGCAGCTCAGCTGGATGCCCAAGAAATCAACTATATAATCCATATAGTCTTAGCCAGATGTCATCTACGAGTGTTCGGCGGACCTACTTACGCATAAGAAATCTCTTTATTTATCTAAATATATTATATATTATCAAAGAACTTTTTGTTAAGATAAAATCTTAATTTTCTTCATTTTCATATAATACTTTCATTAGCTCATTTGCTAACTTCTGTATTTCTTCTCCATAGACTGCTATGAATTCACAAATAAATTCTTCATCTCTGAATTGCTTATTGCTTATAGCATATGTCATAATAAATGCGTGAACTAATTCATGAACCAATGTTTCTCTCATTTCCTCATAATCATCTAATAATCCATCATCAAAATAAATAATTCTTAATTGTTTATAAAGTTGAGCTATACATGGCTCCCCATTCATTATTAAGTGTTCATCGCCTTGATGTGCAGACTTAATTGTCCATCTCTTGTTTTTTATACGAAAAGTATATGTCATGCACTCAGTCCTTTCTTCTTTTTTAATAAAACATAGGAGAATGAGCGGACGAGATTCACATACTCGACATCCGAATAAATCGTGTCTTGCATTAAACGACAAGAATCTATAAACGAAATCCCCTTAATCAAAAAAGATTTACTATGCCTTAGCTTCTATTCTCATTCTCCAATAACCTTATTTCCAGTAGTTTAACTGGTTTGGTTTACTAACCGACTAATAGTTAAGTTATTTCATTCGTACAGACCCGCCAAAACGCAGGCACCTTTATAGTCGTTTATTACTTTAACAAAAACTATTTTGGCTGAAAATATATAACAAATAGAAATTTATTATTTATTTGTTAAATAATAACTTCTAATGTTTCTCATTTCATTTCCTACTTTAACTCCATTAACTCCAGTCTTTTTTACATACCCCTTACGAACTAATGATGCCAATGTAGTAGATACACTTTTTTGTGTCATTTCACAAGCAATGCAATCTAATTCATAATCTTCCTCGTTTGGAAGGATTTCCTTTAAATCAACTTCTTCTAATTTATCTAAGATCTCATAAATATGAGCTTTATGTTCTTCATCATTTGCATTTAATCGTTTTAAAATGTCTAAAATAATTATTGCTTTTTTAGATAAGTCATTCATTCTATCATTCTCCTTTTTTCTTATAAATATATTATAAATCTTTTTACAAGAAAAAATCAAGTTTTTTTGATAATTTTTTCTCATAAAAAGAACTATAAGACATTATAGTCCTAAAGCTTCTTCATTTTTTCTACGATTTATCTCCATTAGATGAGCTGTTTCAGCGTCTATATCATCGTTTTCATCATAATCATCATCATAATCATCATCATACTCATCGTCATCATACTCATCATCGTAGTCGTCATCTTCATAGTCTTCTTCTTCACCGAATTGTCTATCAAGATTTGCTAATGTATTTTCAATAGAAAGTAAAACATCATCATCATCTTCAGTAATATAATTCGCAACATCAGCAAGATCATCCTCTTCAGCTTCTACTCCATATACCTGTTCTGCATACCAAGCTGCGATCACCTTTATTAAATCGTCCTTATCTAATCCTGTAGCAATTTGTTTTAAATCAACATAAACATCTACCATAACAAAATTCCTCCTTTTCTTATTTACATTTATATTTTATTATGTTTATCTATAAAAAGTCAAGTATTTATTGTATTTTTTCTAAGATATTTTTTACAAATTCTGGAGAAGCAGTATAAGTTTTGCTGGAATTGGCGTCTTTAAATACAAATTTAGTTCTATTAAATTTGATAAAACTATATTCCTTATCATCTATTCCAATGAAATGTTGATTCTTTTTCATTTTTCTAACTTTACGCTCATTCATAAAGTCTTGTATTGCTTTTTCTTCTAATTTATCAACAACTTCCTGATCTATTTCATTGGTTATCTCCACGACACCTTTTAAAATATATCTCTTATGGCTTTTTTTATCCTCAACAACTGCTCGAGTTCGTTTCGGCTCTATAAAGATAAATTCTCTTCCATCCTGAGATTTTATAACTTGACCAATTTTTAATTCATTCATTATTGAAGTCAGATTTTCTTTCATATTATCACTTCTTTTCATAAAAATTATAAAATAAAAAGCTAGTAAAAAACAAGTATTTTTTGTAAATTTTACCAGCTGTTTTTTAATGATGAATTAGCATATTCCAGCTGAACGCATCATTTCTTCTAATGATTGTTTTGGTTTTTCTTGATTTTGAATTTTAGCTCCATCTTGAGTTTGCATTTTACGAGCCTTTCTACAATCAGCACATCTCTTTGGTAATGCTAATTCTTTACTTTCGTAAAATTCTTGCTCTGATGCAGTGATAGTAAATTCTTTACCACAATCTTTACAAGTTTGAACAAGATCTTGTTTTTCCATTTATTTCCTCCTATTTATATAAAAACCATAAGGTTTTTTTCTCTTTAGTGCCACAGACTATATTGCGGATAGTAAGTGGACTTTTTTGACTACCTTCAATCAGATTCGAACTGATACCACGATGATTTCGTTCATCAATGAGCTTACCACAGGCTCTATATTCTTGTCTGGAGAAACTTTTTATATAAGCCAAAGAATCCCCTACCGATTATATAAAACCAACCACAAACTAGTCTGTAATACTAATCTTTCTGACTACCTCTCTTTATATAATCTTTCTTTTTAACAATATAATTATATAATTTAAAAATAGTTTTTGTAATCTCTTTTTAATAAAAATAAGAGAGCGATTTTTTAAATACTATATCGTTCTCTTACTTCTTTGAGATTGGTATTTCTTTTACAGGTTCTGTTTTATAAAAAACATCTACATATAAAAGACCGTCTTTACATTCGTATTTAATTTCTTTTACTTTTAATCTATTTAAGGTAAAACGATTTGAAATACTGTATTTAGTTCCAGTTATTTCATTATCGGTTTCTCCTGTAATATACAAATAATTAGTTCTGTCGTCATAAGTACTTTGCTTTACTTCAACTTTTATATCTTCTTCGGCAACTCCAAGAGCATTAAGGACAATGACATCTTTTCCATCATCTTTTAAAATTTGATAAGGATGACTATCTCTAATTGTTCTATTTACCTTAGCAAAGTCTTTGTCAAAAAATAAATCATAAAACATATAAATCACTCCTGCCTACTTGGGCAAATAAATAATAATTTTTTCGCTCTCTTATTATTCAAGTGAGATAAGGTCGCCAGTCCTTATTTTCATAAAATGAGTTTTATTATAGGCTATAAACTACTCGCTCTTTTTTCTGTATGTTCCTTTTGTTTTTGAATCCCAAAATACTTTTGGGCTTATTTTTTTACTTAACTCTAATAATTTGAAACTCAACTGTTTCTTTTTATAATGTCCTTCTGGAAGCTCATCTAATTCTTTTTTTATTTTATCAAATTTTTCTTTTCTTCTTTGGCTTATAGGTTTATATCGATCCAACACATCTATTAACTTTGAAACATTTTCAGCAGCTACTTTAGCTTCTTCTTCTGTCAAATCAACTTTAGGTTTCTCTTTTTGTGCTTCTTCATATTGATCTGCTTCATCTAATGAAACCTCAATTTCAGTATCCATAGGTGCTGTTGTATATTTTTCTTCTTCCATATTTTTATTTCCTCCATTCTTTTTATATAAATTAAGTATAACACTTAAAATTATTTCTGTAAACATTTTACATTTATATTATATAAAAAAAGACTACTTTTTGTGTAGTCTTTTTGTTATTTTATGTTTATAAACGGAATACTGTCACCAATAACAGTAGAAGGAGTTTTTCCATCCCACTTTTCAATAGCTTTTAGTTGAGCCTCAATTCTTCTTAGCTCCAATAATTGATCTGTTATTTCTTGCTTTTGCAATTTTAAAGACTCAGCTTCAGCTTTTGCTTCTGTTATTTTTTTCTCTGCTTCAACTTTTGTCTTTTCTAATTCTTGTTGAGCTTTTTTAACTTCTTGCTCTGCTATTTGTTTTGCCTCTATTGCATTATTGTATGCTTCACTAAAATTTAAGTTAATAATATTTAGTTCTGAAATTACGATTCCGTATTTTTCAACCTTAGCGTTCAAGTCTTCGATTATTTGTTTAGATACTTCACTTCGTCTTGTTACTAATTCTTCTGCTGTATAAGCACTTGTAGCATTTTTTAATGCCTCTTGTACAGCTGGATTTAAAATTGTTTCGGCATAATTCGCTCCAACTTTTTTATATAATTCCACAACATTTTCTGGATTTAAACGATAGTTTATAGCAAAACGCATAGACACATCCTGTAAATCTTTCGTTGCCGCAGTGCTATCTATTTCAGCTTTTTGAACCTTCATATTTACTTTTGTAATTTTTTCTATGTAGGGAATTTTAAATACAATTCCTTCTGCGGTTGTTTGTCCTGTAATTTTACCAAATCTACTTTTTACTCCTATTTCTCCAGAACGTATAGTAGTAAAACTACAAAGTAATGTAATAAAAACTATTAACGAAACAACTCCAATAATAACTCTTTTAATGATTTTTTTCGTTTCATTCTCATCATGTTTGTACGACATGTTTTCCTCTCTCCTTTTCTCAATGTTTTTTCAACTTTTTCTAATTCGTGAGGAAAGAAATTATGGTCATCTACACCAATGTCAAAATGCCTTGGACTAAACTGGGCTTCACTTGGAAGCTTATGTCTGTGACCATGAATATTATAGAATTTTCCAAGATCTCCTTGAATTGGATGATGACTAAGAATAAAGTCACTATCTACTATGATTGGACTTTTTGTTACTGTTTCAAACCCAGCTTCATAATAAGCGTTTTTGGTTAAATTGTCGTGATTTCCACAAATCAAAATTTTCCTACCTTTAAGATTTGAAACAATTTCTTTCAACATTGTTTTGTTACCAAAGCAAAAATCACCAAGTACATATACAATATCATCTTCATTTATTACTTTGTTCCAATTATTTATAATAACCTCATTCATTTGTTCTACATTATCAAAAGGTCTTTGACAATATTCAAGAATTCTTGAGTGATTAAAATGGGTATCAGAAATTACATATCTTTTCATCTCTTTCCTCCTTTCTTATTTATAAATTATCTTTACTAATATAAATTGTAACATATTTGCCAGTTCTATCTTCTATTATCTCTGCTTTTTGTGCGGGATTATCAAAATTTCCATCGCCCTCCCATATACAAGAAACAGATTCTTCCTCTCCTGTATTATATTTAAGATAAAAATGAGTGATGTCTCTGATTGGTTTCTTTTTATCTAACCCCAGCCTCTGGATTAAGCTTTCTTCTTCTCCAAAACCAAAGACTTTTTGTTTTCTATTTGCTATTTCATAAGGTAGTACAAGCCATATATCTTGTGCTTCATTGTCATCAATTACAGCATTAGCACAAATACTAATATGTCTAACAATATTATGTAAAAATATATTACTAATTTCTTCTCTTGTAAAAGTATAGCATTCACAATTCTCAAATTGAATGGTTACTTCTACAATATCTTTACACTCGCCTTTTTTTAACTTACGAATTTTAGCCATGCCTTCACTCTCCAATCTGTTTTACTTTTTTGCATATCTAACTTTCTAATAAATTTAATAGTTCTTGTCCTGTCATATCATTATTAACATAATCTAAATACCAATTGCAAACGTTCCATATTGCATCTAAATCTTCTACATACTCTATATCATTATACATAAAAGTATAATCTCCAAAGTGGTTTTTCATTACTTGCTTCATATCTTCTTCTGTTAAGTTATGTTTAGTCCTATAGGCTTCTTGTATCTTATCAAATGCTATTCTACAATCATCAAGTAAATCTTCTGCACCTTGTACGCCGTTTCTTAGGGCTGTACTGATGAAGTTGTCGATAAGATCCACATTACCACCATAACACTTATAATAAGCATACCAGAAGTCATGCAAGGTACTATACATTTTGCCACAAACTTGGTCTTTAACCGTACGCTCTATTTTAGCCACAACTTTCACTCTCCAATCTATTTTACTTTTTCTTTATAAAAAAATTATATAATTTTTTTCTATAAAAAGTCAAGTCTTTTTTAATCATTAAGTTCTTTTTCTTTACACACTACTCTGTCCTTATTTTTATTTATCGGAATTAAATTAGTTGTTTTGTCAATATAATAAAGAGTAGGATCTCCGACTTCCACTTGATTTACTTCTTTCATGCACTTATAGCAATAAAGTTTTTTTAAGTGCCCGATTTTTTTCTTTAAAGATTTTTTTCTATTTATATATGTTATGGTTCCACATTCTGGACATTGAATTGCCGTTTGTACAAAATTACTCATTATTTATTATTTTCCAAAAATATTATATCGGTATAGTCATTTATGTAAACATCTTTTTCACAGCCCTTTTTTACCGCTTCTTGAAGGATTTTTGTAATTTCTTCCTTTGTTAAATTGCTCGTATCTCCAACTGAAGATAAAAATCCAGAAGCCTTATCATCACCACAACCTATCGCATAATAATAATCATCTATTTCTAAAACAGAAAAATCTTGTCCTATTTCAAACATCTTATCTTTGGTGCAATATAACATTACACTATCCATACTCTCCGTTCCGTTCGTCACAGTTATTCTTTTGTTTTGTTGTAAAGAATGATATATTACAGGTATAATCGTTCTTATTACATATAAATCATTTATTAAAACCTTATCTAAGATATCTTTATAAGGTAATATTTCTTCTATTGTCCTCATTATATTACAATCTCTCAAATATCCAACAACTCCAATAGCAGAATTTGAATATTTAAAATATTGTATTTTATTTCCATTATTTGATTTTGTTGTTCCACAAGTTACTTGCTTATCAGCTATGACTGCTATGCCATCTTTATATTTAGCACTAATTACAACACTCATTCTTTATCATTCTCCTTTTCTTATAAAATTATACAATAAAAAAAGAGTTTTTGATAACTCTATTTTTTAATATTTTCTATTACTTCTTTTAGTCTAAGTGCGTGAGTTTCATTTGCCACATTCAATATCAAAATGTTTTCTGTTGTTTTTACATGAAGCTCATTACCGATCACTTCAACTACAAAATTTTTATTATTCATATTTAAGAAAGTTTGTGCTTTTCTTAAATCAGCAGCCGTTTTAAAAGCGACTGTTCGTTCTGTGTCTTTGTCATATTCAAATATAAGACAGGCTTCTCCCAAACAAAAACTTTCCTTAATCTCTTTTATTTTTTTTCCTTCTATTGTTCCCCACATCTTTGCTCATCTCCCGTTTCTTCTAAATAGGAGCTTATGATAGGAATCTTTATTAAACTACTAGCAAAATAAAAACCATCATCATCTTCTACTGAAGAAAAATTAGAATATCTTATAAGATTTGAAACTTCATCTTTATTTCTTATTACTTTTTCTAAATTCATTATTCTTGGGCGAAAATCTTCTCTAAGCCAAGAATGTCTTTCATTAAGATTATAGTCTGGATAGACAGAACAAGCAAATTTTGCAGCTTCTTCTTTAAAATTGTTTGTTTCTTCAAATAATAGTGCAATAAGACTTTTAGATACAGTTCTAATAGTATCTGATATCTCATCTCTGCAATCCGTTTCATAGGAAGGTATTGTAGTATATCTAATCGCCCATAAATAATCTTTTACTTTGAATGTACTTTCTATTCTATTTGAACCATGACCAAGGCATTTATTACCAATTCTATTATCTTTTCGTAATCCTGCAAATACATTTAGTTCAGAACCATCATCTTTTATATTTAAAGGCGTTATTTCTATTATTTGATATAGAAAACTATCATAATTATTTTCATTGCTTACCTGACATTGTTTTATCACTTTTAAATTATTTTTATTAAAATAATAGATATCTTCATTTCGCCAGCGATTTTGTTGCTCGGCATTCTCGTTAAAAACTAAATTATCTGTATCGAACCAATTACCATAAGTTTGGAAATGTTCTTTTGCGATATCTTCAAATGCTTTTATTAATTTTTGTCTTGTGTGTGTTTTTCTTGGATCAAATGCAACTGGGGATCTAAACATATTATTTGTTTCCTCATCAGTATAAGAAAAAATATTTAAAAACATTACATTATAATTCATATAATCACTCCTTTTGATAAAATTATAAGATATATTACTTGAAAAAGTCAAGTCTTTTAGAAAACTTTACAGAAATAAAAAATGCAATATAATTATATTATAATAAATAATGGAGCGAAATGGAATGAGCGACATTATTTATACATTTAATATACATTATATTATATAATATATTCTTTTTTTTGCATACTTTCTTTTTCTTTTTTCTTTTCATTATTATAATAATAATTTTTTTAAAAACAAAAATACAAGTCTTTACAGAAATAATTTGTTATTATATAATATATGTGAAACTTAAAGTTTCTAAGCTCGTAGAAAGACGTGCGGTCATTTAGAATAAAATCTCTATGGCACTACGAGTGATGGGCACGGTACTAAAAGGGGTTTCGGAATCGCTATCCGATATGTTAGTTTTAGTCACCAGAGTTCTAACAGAATAAAATAAAAACTGGGTGTCATTTTAATTTTAAAAGGACTTGACTTTTGAGTCCTTTTTATTATAAAATATTTTTAGAAAAGTGAGAAAGGAGAAAAAGTTATGAAAAAGTATTTTTTATGTTCTGATATTCATAGCGATTATACTGCGTTAATTAATGCTATTAATGACAATGGCTTTGATGAGAAAAATGATGATCATATTCTGGTAGTCGCTGGAGATATCTTTGATAGAGGACAAGAATCTATTGCTCTATATAATTATTTAAAAGAATTAACTGACAAGAAAAAAGCCATTGTTCTTACAGGGAATCATCATTTTATGTTAATAGATTTCTTAGAATGTAATAACCCATACTTATGTTTTTTCAATTATCGCAGAAATGGATTAAGTGCTACTATAGATGATTTTTCACATCGCACAATGGGTTGGGATACAATGATTAATCTAAAGTATAGTTCAGATGAACAAAGAAAGATGAGCGATCAAGATTGGAGTAAAGAATGGGAATTATTTATTAAAGACACCTCAAAAGAAATAAACGAAGAATTTCCAGACTTGCTGCCTTGGCTTAAGTCTTTACCAGACTTTTTAGAATTAAAAAATTCTATTATTACTCACGGTATGATAGATTGTACTCATGGTAATTGGAGAACTCCATTACAAGGATGGGAAGACTGTCATTGGGCAAAACCTAAAGACGCAGCTTTCTTAAAAAATGATACGGGAAAACATATTTATCTTGGTCATATTGATGCAGATACTATCCGTGAATGTTATCATTTAGATCCAGATAATGAAACACTATTTACACGTCCTGGCGGTGATGTAACTTATTTAGATTCTTGTACTATTTTAACACATAAACTGAATATGGTTGTATTAGATGATGAACCAATTAATGACTAAAAATACTTGACTTTTGACGGTAAAAAGTTTTATAATAATATTATAATAATGAAAGGAGAGAAGATTATGATTAAAAAGAGTATATATCCAAAAACAGAGAGAATTAGTGAAAGAGGAGACCGTATTTATCTAACAGAAAAAATTGATGGTTCAAATTTAGTTTTCTTTAAAAAAGACGGGGAACTATGGTTTGCACAAAGAAAGACACTAATTCCTCTTTCTGAAATTGATGAATATAAAGATGTAATGTATAAAGGATTATATCAGTTTCTAAAAGATAATGGGGATCAATTAAAAGAGAATCTTCATGATAGTTCTGCTCTATGTGGCGAGTGGATGGGAATGGGATCTACTAAATATCCAGAAGGAGCATTTGACAAGAAATGGTATATGTTTGCAAAAGCAAATATAAATGAGAACTTCGAGTTGTTTAATTTTAAATACAACCACGACTTGTTTATGTACCCTTTTATTGATCAGATCTTTCCTTCATTTCTTGGAATAGTTCCAACCATTTGCGAAATACAAACTTTACCAGATAAAGAAATGCTTGACAATATCTATAAGAAATATACAGAAAAAGTTAATAGACCTGTAGAAGGATTTGTAATAAATTATAGAGATATAATTTCTAAGTATGTTCGCTTAAAGAACGGTAAATTGGTAGAATATTCACAAGAAGACCATAAGAGTTCTGCCTCATAAGGAGGTGAGCAGAAATGCTAAGATTGATTAGAAAAATATTTGGAGATAAGTACGATAGACATATGAAAAAACCAAATTATTTTTATGCCAATCCTGTGAGTGAAGAGTGTTGGAATTTAGACTTATCTTTTATTGAATTTATAATTCCTCGCTTAAAAATGTTTAAAGAAGAAGCAAGTAAAATGATTGTCTATGACTTTACCATCGTAGATAAAATCATAGAAGGCTTTGAACTTTACCGTCATATATTTGATTGGGACACTACTGATGTAGAAATAATCAAAGATAATTATAAAAAAGTTCAAGAATCTATGGACTTGTTTAGTAAGCATTGGATGGAATTCGGATGGTGAGTTTTTATCTTTAATTTATCCTACAAGGAGGATAGATTTTTATGAGAAAAGAAAGAATGAAAAGAAAAGATGATAAGTATCCCTCCTCTAATCGAGGAAAAATAAATATAAGTATTGAAAAATCAATGCTAATTAGGGTTATTATCTTAATATTGACACTTTTTCTAATATTAGGGTGTACCATGGGTTATGATACACCTAGGAAAAAAGTTTTTTGTTATGACGGTTATCATAGCTCCAGCGGCTGGGTAAGTGCTGAGAGCTCTTACAAATACTGGGTAGTTGGAGAAAATGGTAAAGTAATAGAGTATAGTAAAAGTAAATGCTCTACAAGGGGATAAAAAATTAAAGATAAAAACATCAAAAGAACTTGACAGTTGTCAGGTTCTTTTTTTATAATAATAGTAGATAAAATAAAAAAAAGAAAAGGGTGATACTATGAATAATACGCTTACAATAATGGTCGGTTTGCCAGCTTCGGGCAAAGATTTTTTCATAAAGAACAACATTGACAATGCTTTAATATTAAGTAGTGATGATTTACGAGTAGAGTTGTATGGGTATGAAGATCAAACCCACAATAAAGAAGTTTTTGAAGAAATGAATAGGAGAACAAGAGATGCTGGGAAAGAGAATAAAAATGTTATTTATAATGCAACAAATATTAACAGGGGTAGACGTGTAGCATTAGCACAAGAAATGCAAAAATATTTTAAGTACATTAAGGTTACAGTATGTATTTGTTCTATTAAAACTCTTTTTCATAGAAATAAGACAAGAAAAGAAAGACATCTTCCAGAAGATAAATTAATGCAAATGATAAGATCTTTTCAAATTCCCACTTTATATGAGTATCATTATGATGATATAAAATATGTATGGACTGAATCAAAAAGGCGAGGATTTGAAAGAGATAAAATTGCTCTTTTAATGGACTATGACCAGCATAATAGACATCATTCAGAAAACTTAGGAAAGCATATATTAAGAACAGCTGATTATTGTAAAGAAAACGACAAAGCTTGTAAAGCGGCTATATATCATGATTTGGGAAAACCATTCTGTAAGACAACGGATGAGGAAGGTTTTAATCACTTTATTGGGCATCCTAATGTAAGTACATATTTATATTTGACAGATACTATTGGCAGGGATTTTGATGCAGATGTTGCATTGTTGATAGAATTTCACGATTATATATTTAATTTTCAGGATTTTGAAAGTATGAAAAAGAAGTTAAAAAATAAATATCCTTCTTTAAAAGATGACTTTTTTGAAGCTCTTAAGCTTTTAACAGAGGGAGACAGATTAAGACCGAAAGGAGATGTATAATATGTTTAATATATATTCTATTTATGCGGGTTGGATGACAGTTTCTTTTGGAGAAAGGAAAGATGAAGGATATTCCTACACTGATAAAAACGGAGAAGTGTTTCATTTTTCTTATTTAGATGACGTGAAAGAACAACTAGACAACTTATTTAATTTAGATTATAGTGATACCAAAAACAAAAAGGATGAGGAGTTTGATTTAGAAGGAGAAGATGTATGGATTCATACTGCTTTATGGGGAGATAAAATTCATATCTTTTGTTCCTATATGTATGTAGATGAACCAAGAGACTTTCATTATATTTTTGACTATAAAGACTTTTTAAAAGAGTATGTGGAAACAATGAAAGAATATAAAGAACAATATCTTAAAGATTTTTCCTATCACGAACCGTATTATAATTGGGACAATAGAAATTGGGAAGAAATTATTGAAAAAATAAAATAAAGACTTGACTTGTGTTAGGTCTTTATTTTATAATATTTATAGATAAAAAGAAAGGAATGGTGAAAAAAAATGAAAAGTGTTATGGAAACCTTATTAAAATACAAACAAGCATTAGAAAAAGACGGATATGATGTACTTTACATTGCACTCTATGGTTCACAAAACTATGGAGTTTCAGATGAGTGTTCCGATGTAGATGCTAAGGCGATCGTCTTACCAAAGATAGACGACATAGTCTTTAAAAGAAATATAAGTTTTGTAAGAGAATTTGATAATGGTGCCTGTGATGTTAAAGATTTAATTACTTTTTATAATGTAGTCAAAAAGGGAAACTTTTCTTTCCTTGAACCTTTTCATACTCCGTATTTTATCGGAGATGTTTATCTAAAATGTTTATTTTCTTCTATACCAACTAATCAAATGTCATTATTAGGAGGTATGTATGAAAAACAAAAAGCATTTTTACACGAATATCCAAGCAAAAAGGAAGAATTTAGTAAATTTGGGTGCGATCCTAAACAATATCATCATATAGTTAGATTATATGATATTATAAAATATGCAGAAAATAAGAATACTTTGAACTTCCCTTTTTTGAGATATTGTGGAGAAGGGGCAGAATATATGAAGAAGATAAAAAGAGGCCTAAATGGATTAACTGTGGAACAAATACAAAAAGATATAGAAATGCGAATAGAAGAGGCAAAGGCTATTCTTGATAATAAACAATATAAGTTTCAAGAGGTAAACTTAGAAGAAGAAGTAGGATTTTATTTAAAACAAAAGATAAGGGAGGCGTTATTAAATGAACAAATATGATATGGGACTAGTAAGAATAGAAAAATTGGAAATGTGTAAAACAAGACTAAAAGAATTAAATGAGTATGTGGAACAAGTTGATAAAGAGATGAGAAAGTTAGGGGGAACTTTTTCTGTTAAAGTAATGCAAGACTTATTAGATAGAATAATAAAGAGTTTCGCAGAAGTAGAGTTTTTAGATAAAGAAAGTTATTGTGGTTTTATCAACGAAATAAAGGAAATAGAAAAGATTTGTGATAAAATAGATGTTTTATATAGAAAAATTGGTAGTGATTTTGGTAATTTCAGCTTATTTGAATATATAGTATTAGCGACAGATTTATTAGAATATGCTACATATGATAGTATAATTTGTCCAGATTATCCTTGTACATCAGAAATTATGTATAATGGTAAGTTTAGCTATTATTTGACTTCTGATTCAACAAACGAAATAGTAATAGATTCACCAGAAAAATGTTGGGACTATCTAAAAGAAAACTATGACGCAATAGAAGATTAAATTAACTAAAATAGTTGATTTTTTCTTGCATTTTGTTATATAATATAAATATAAAGAAAGGAGATTGAGAATTATGGAGCTAATAAAGTTTTTAAAGGAAAACGACAACTGGAGAGAGTTGCTAACTCAATCTCCTTATTGTTTATCTATAAAAGAAAAAGATAATTACGCAATTTTTAAGTATAATCAATTAGAGAGCGATATGTCATTAAAAATAGTTCAGGAAAGTCGAGGAGTAATTATAGACCTTAATGATTATACTGTTGCCTGTCGTGCTTTTGATAAGTTTTTTAATGTACAAGAATCTCATGCCGCTAAACTAACAAAAAACATAAGAGCATTAGAAAAGGTTGATGGATCAATTGTAAAAGTATGGTCTGACAGAAACGGCAATGTGAGAGTTTCTACCAATGGAATGATAGATGCAGCTGATGCAGATATTCTATTACCTGTTAATAAAATTAAGACTTATCAAGATTTGTTTAATGAAGCACTGAATAAAACTGATATGAAACTTGAAGATTTTAAAAAGTATAGAGATTTTACTCTTATCTTTGAATTAGTATCTCCTTTAAACAGAATAGTTGTTCCTTATCAAAACACTGAATTATTCTTTTTAGGGGTTAGAGATAATCAATCTGGACAAGAATGGACTCCGTATGATTTTAATGATGAGAACTTAAATAATAACTTCTCTCGTCCAAAATTATACGACATTCAAACAATAGAACAAGCAATTGATGTAGCAAAAACACTTGGAGCAGATAAGGAAGGTTTTGTTTTAGTAGATGAAAACTTCAATAGAGTGAAAGTGAAGGGTTCTGAATATTTAGCAATGCATTTGTTGAGAAACAACACTTTATCTCAAAGAAGTTTTTTAGAAGCTGTCCTTGAAAATAAACAGGATGATTTAGTAGCTTTTTTCCCTGAATATGAGCCTTTCATACATAATATAGAGGGAAAGATAGCAGAATATATAAATGATGCTGAGAACGCCTTAAGAATGGCTAATTATGACCTCAGTAAAAAAGATTTTGCTTTAGAGGTTTTAAGCAATGAATGTATGAAGAAATTTTCTAGTATATTATTTAAGGTGTATGGAGATCGTTCCTATGACTGGAAGAATAATATTTTTAATATTGCTAATATAAATAAAGTAATGACAATATTAGATCTT